CAACTGTTACCGCTGCTGAATCCTCACTTGCGCTGCCTATTGCATTTGTAGCTGTCTCTCTGTAGAAGATAAAGCTATCGTCATCTGCTGCTGTGACAGTGTACGTGCTGCCTATCTCTCCTGTTGCAACGTTATTGCGATACCACTCGCCTGCAAGGGTAGGTGTAGGATTGCCTGACCAAGTGCCTTCTACCCGCGTCAGTACATCGTCAATCGTTGCAGGGTCATTACCTGTGATGCTAGGTGCGACTGTGTTGACTGGTGCTGTAAAGTCAGCAATTTGTACTGCATCAGATGTGGCAGTATTACTTCCTACAGCGTTTGAAGCTGTCTCAACATAAGTAATTTCAGCGTTATCGTCTGCCAGTGTAATTAAATATGTAGTACCTGTTTCTCCAGTAAATACTCCATTTCTAAACCACTGACCTCCAGTAACAGTTGGAGTAGGATTACCTACCCATGTACCTTCTGCTACAGTTAATGTGTCACCTAATTGAACTGTTCCACTAATAACAGGTAACTGGCTATTTGTAGGTGCTGTAAATGTCTGAGCTGTAATATCGTTAGAGTCAGAAGTTGTGCTTCCTTCTACGTTAACAGCAGTCTCAAGATAATCTATATCTGCACCAGAATCAGCCAGAGTAATATCGTAAGTTGTACCAGTAGCTCCCGGTATTGGTGTGCCATTTCTTCTCCACTGTCCACCTGTAATTGTAGCTGCTGGGACAGCATCGTAAACACCTTGGCTGGTACGTGTAAGCGTGCTTCCAAGGCTGGTGCTGCCAGAAATAACTGGTGCTGTATCTACTGTAGGTGCGAGGCCAGCAATAGCGGCTGTCTGTGGAGCAGTAGCTGGTGTAGAACCTAAGCTATTTGTTGCAGTTACAATACAATCAATATTGCTGTCGTAATCAGCATCAAGTAATGTATATGTGCTGTTTGTTGCGCCAGATATGTTTACGCCATCTTTTCTCCATTGATATGTAAAGGTAATTGTAGCAACGCCTTGCCATGTGCCATTGCTTACAGTAAGTGTTTCCCTTACCGTGGTTGTACCAGTAATAGAAGGCAGAGTAAGGTTTAATGGATCGCCAAGGACTGGCCCAACTACATTTGAGCTTCTTGATCTGGAGCCTTCGTTGTCTGTTGCAGTAACTACGCAGTTGATATCTGCATCATCATCTGCTGCTACAAGTGTATAAGTAGATGATGTAGCTCCTGTAATATTGGCTCCGTTTCTTCTCCACTTATATGCATAAGTTATTGTGCCTACACCTGTCCAAGTACCAGTAGTACAAGACAGTACTTCACCTCTTTCCGTTACTCCTGTTACAACTGGAGCTACGGTATTGACTGGCCCTGCACCTCCTACAGTGCGGAGCTTTGTTAATCCTATGCCAAGTCCTAGTGCCATCAGTTGTAATTGTTTATTAAGATTTGCTCAATACCAGACCGAGATGATGATTTATCTTCATTGTATACCAAGAAGCATTCAAATTTCATATCAGCATGATTAGAGTTTACATTACTTGCGCCTAAAACTAATCTTTCCCAATTATTATTACCAGAAGTCGTAACTCTTAAAAGGGTGTTAATATAAGCTTCTACTGTTTCTGGACTACCATATCTAAGAAGTGAAAAAACAATATCAGGTACGCCCGGACTAACACCAGTAGAAGCAAAAGTATTTCCTGTAAAAACGCTATATTGTTGAGAACCAGTTGATAGTTTTACTAAAGTTATTCTGTCAGGAGTTCTTCCATCAAACACGCTATTTGTTTGACCATTTTCAAACTGAAGCTTAAAGATGGTAAACAATGCCATATCTCCTGTGATACCCATTTCAAATGCGCCGCCTAAGCTTTCCATATAGTCATCTACACCATCAAACTTTGCATATATTTTAAAATCCGTATCACTGTCTTTTAAAACTAATCCATCAGCATCAGTAAAAGCAGGTTGCCTTGAAGAATTAGTTTGTTCCAAATGAGAGCCATTTCCTGACTGATCCCATATTCTGTATACAAAAGAATTTTTAGCAGCAGCACTTGCATTAGCCCAAGTCTCTACAACTGTTTCTTCCAGTACTTCATCATAAGTAAAAGACCTCAAAACACCATCGCCTCTTCTTAATGTGACAGTCCAAGGACGTGCTGTTATCCCATCATTGGTAGTAGATGAAGGCACGTTGTCAGTAGGTGGGCTATCCGCGTAAGAATCAAAAAAGAGTTCGTCTAATGCATAGGCAGCAGTTATACCTGTTTCATGCGCATTTAGGATAGCGTCTGTTTCATTCAACGCCGAGCGCAAAAACATCCCTAGCTGACTATAAGCAGCCAGCGGAAGGAAAAGTAATATGTAGATTAAGTGCCTCATTATTTGCAATAGAATCTAGAGTTCGTAGATGAGTAGTAGCAAGTAAAAAAATCAGAAGCTGTAAGTGACATTGGACTGGCAGCTTGTGGCATCTGTGTCTCATTTGCATAATAAAAATTGCTGGGCCATCCAATCTCTTCCCCGTCTGCACCGATAAAGTGGAAAGTGTACACACCTCCGTTCTTTGGGTTCGTTACAGTTAAGTCTATTTGATCGTTTGTATCAGTAGAAGTTAGGCTTATTAGTTCAATGTGGTTTTGCTTGTTGCCTAAATTTACAGAATGCGTAGTTGCAGTTGGGCTTAATGTAGTGTCGTTAGGAGTTACAGCAATATCGTCTATAGCGTCTTGAACAGTAGTACTTGAAAGGCCACTGCTTGTTGTACTATAAGAGCTTTCTGCTGCTGTTACAGTGCCGTCTGATAAATCAGATGGGATGTTTAATAAATCATCCCAATCATTAACTACTCTGGTTGTACCATTAGCTTGATACTGCAATTGGTTGTTATCATAAAAAACCTCTCCATTAGAAGAAGGGCTATAAGTACCTGTAGCTTCAGGAAGGACTAATGCACCTCCGTCTGTCATACTTATGCCGGGAGTAGTCAATCCGTTTTTAATAATCTGGTCGTTAAGTATTAAAGGCTGAGTAAGTGTACTGGTTAAGAATTGATTGAAAGCTGCAATATTAGCTATGTTAGATATGTCAATACTAAAATCAGCAGCCCCATTTACTGTAATGTCAATCTCTTCATTTCCAGTATCTAACGTACCTGCTGTAGCTACACCATCTGGGTTACTTGAGCTAATAAAACGATCAAGCTTAACAGGAGCAACTTCATCAGTAGATGAATCAAAGCCTATTAAATAATCATACTCAGCTTGTGTTAAGCTATCGGCTACTTCAAAATCCATAAAAATCAAATCTCCTTCAATTTCTAAAGAATCAGTTGTATTGCCAATTTTAATCATATCAGTTTCATTCCAAGTAAGTAAGGAACTACCTATAGCTGGAAGTCTTAAATCAGGGACAATCATATAACCGCTCCTATTCCCATCATCCAAACCAAAGCCATACACTTGGCCACTGCCATCAATCCAACGAAATATCAAACTATCCCCCGGAGCATTCGTACCATCTATTTCAAAAACGTGGTCAGTTAAATCCAATGTTGTTCTTTGAGTTAGTGTCCCTCCGAGATCAAAACTACTGGAATTGTTTGTAATACCATTACCCGCTGTTATTGAATTTGCTGTTACATCGGAGTCAAGCTCATCAAGTGCATCTTTTACATTAGTTGCTGAAAGACCAGAATCTGCGTTGTCGTAGCTTACTTCTGCTGCTGTCTGATCGTCTGTACCAGTACCATCACCAAGACCTGCAAGGCTGATTGTATTTCCACTTGAAATAGATAAATTAGTTCCAGCAAGGCTTAAAGTCTGTAATTCATTTGAAGCATCTGCATCTGCATCATTGACTGCATCTGTAAAACTACCACCTCCATTAGATAGAGTTACAGTAGAACCTACCTTGCTAATAGTTTGTAATTCATTAGTTTCACTTTGGTCTACATTTGATAAATTTACAGTAAGCTCATTTATAGCACTACCTACATTAGTAGCAGATAAGCCTGATATGGAATTATCATAACTCACTTCAGATGCAGTTTGATCGTCTGTCCCCTCATTATCTATACCATCAGATAGACCAGTTGTACCTGTGAAATCTAAGCTTGTATAATTTCCATCAAAATCATCGCTTACATCAGTATCCCATCCTGAGAAACTAGGCATTAAATCTATGGAAGATAAATCAACATTAAAAGAACTTCCAGGAGAAGCTACATTTATTGTTAACAATTCAGTTCCTGAAGTAAAAGTACCTGACTCTGCTACTCCGTCAGAAGCACCTGATGCAATAGCTTGTAAATCAACTACTACCTCGTCAAGAGCTGTTTTTACATTTGTGGCATCTAGCCCTGATGCAGTATTATCGTAAGTTATATCAGCAGCAGTTTGACTTTCAATAATATCTAAAGTTATAATGTTTCCTGACTCATTTATTGTCATGTTAGAACCAACCTGAAGTGTTACATCAGTTGATCCAGAAGTGTTTGACCTAATAACTGATGTGTTCGATGCTCCCACGAGCACAGATAAACTTCCTTCATTGCTGATAGAGCCATCTACCTCAGATGTCAAATATGTAGAAGGGTCTGTCCCATTTATCGTGTTGACATTTGAAATGTCCTGAGTGTTGTTGATTTGAACACCTCCTATTGTAATATTATCAGTAAGAGTTACTACAGTATTACTCGGTGTTGTTCCATTCCCATCGTAGATGCCATCTCCATCTGATCCTCCTTCTACGAGAGATTGCATATCAGAACCTATTTCCTGAAGTGCGCCTTCTATATTCCCACTTGTATAATAGCCAGATGCATCTTCTACTGGAATAATCCCTGCTTCAAGAAGTACGTTCTCCCATAAGCTATTTTGGTATCTTAGGAATTGGCCTACTTCAAGGTTAGCTGTATCTATGTTTACGCCTGATACATCTTCAATCGCCGCAAACAAAGTAGGCCTTACAAACATAGTACCATTGTTTCCAGCAGATATAATAGCTGCAAATGGTATCTTTTGATTAGCTCCGGTAGGTTTAACCTTAGTATAACAGCCGGGGGTTGAAGCGTCCAGATATAAGATAATAGAGTCTCCCCATACTTCCGAATTACAGTTTAAGTCTGTATTATCATCGTCAAGCTCAATCCCTCTTACCTTGCCAAAAGGAGTGGCATATCCAACTTCATCATTTAGTATCTCCTGAGTAGCTGCGCCAAAGTTGTAATACGAAGAATAGCTCCCGTCTGCAATTGCCGGAGCTACAAGTATTCTTCCTGAGTTACCTTCAGTGCCAACAAACCTAAGAGGTGTTCCATCTGGTATAGTAGAGCCTGTTTTGTTCTTAACAAGCACTGGCTGCTCTTGGCCAATTTGTAATACAGAGCCATTAAGTAAGCCTAAGTCAAGTGTGCCTTCTTGGTCATTCCACGCTACTTCGCCTGGATTCTGTACTTCCTCTGTAGTGGAAGTATTAAAATATGCAATGTCTATGTCTGGAGTTAAGTCAATTTGTAGTTTCTGTAAGTAACTATTTGCATTTACAAACCAATAATCTCCTGTAGAATTATCCAATATAAGTCTTGAAACGTTTTTAACTAAAGAGTTTGAATCAGCAATAGTTGTTATGGTATCTATGGTATTTTCTTTAACCCATAATTTATGGGGTATATTTAAATCTCCAAAACCTGTTCTGGATGTGTAGTCATCTATATACTGAATACCACCGCCAAGTTGGTCAAAAAGTACCCCTTCTCTTGGGCTGGAGACTCCTACAGGTCCATACAGAGTTATTCCAAGAATATCATCTATAATAAACAAGCCTTGATCTGTAGTACTTTGTATCGCAAATCTATCAAAACCTGTAAGTGCCAACTGATTATCATTTGCATTTATAAGTTTATTACCAGCGTTTACTTGTTGCTCAAAGTTCCTCATACCTGAAAAATAGTTGGTATTAGAAATTCTGATAAACAAACTATCATTGCTTAGTACAGTAGAAGGGCTAATACCTGATGCAGTATTAATACCTGTAAAGAACTCCATACCGTCTGCTAAAACAATAAACACACTGTCATTTCTAATAACATTAGAAGCGACTCCTGTAAGTGATAAACTGTCTAGTTGAAGCATATTGTGAGTTACAATGCACGCTTGTAAATCTTCAGGTAATTGATTAATATAAGGTATAAGCTTTAAAGTATCTGTTAAATCTACAAATGCAGCAACTCCTGTTGGTATAGTAGATAACTCTCCTGATAAATCTACTGCTGTACCCTGAATAACTGTATTTCTTGCAAGTGGTTGCTGTATTTCTGTAATATTAGTAACAGGTAATTGATAGCATTTACCATCTGTAGCTACTATAATATTCAAGTTAGTATTTGTAGTATCAAAGCCTGTACCAATAGTGTTGTTTCTAAAGATACCCTTAAAGTTAAAGTTAGGGCTTGAGCCACCAGTACGTGTAATAGGGCTTAGATAACCATTAAGTATGGTATCTAGCTGTTGAGCTTCAATAGATGTAAAACTCAATAATGCAATCAGTATGTATAAATATCTTTTCATCTACTTCCAATCAAATTGAAGAATATGGTTTGAAAAGTTCAAATTACCAAATCTAAGTGATATACTAGGGTTTGTACTATTACCTATACCTACGATGTCTACAGATGGGTTATTATCCTGATCTACTGAATAAGGATTACTAATACTTGGATTACCAAAATCTGCTAGTGTAGAACTAATCTTAGTTATAACCGGAGTAACAATATGTGAACTGGATGTATTACCTGGAATACCTGCTCCTCTAAAAGTAATAGTTCTATATCCATCTACTACATTACTGTCAGTACCATGTACAATAAAACTCAAAGGCCTTTGTAAACAAGTAATAGTAACTTGTTCGTCACTGGCTCCACTCAGGTTTATAGTAGGTTTTTTATCAAAGTACTTAACATAAACTTTTGTAGTGCCTTCTGTAAGCAATAACTCATAATCTGTTTCCTGATAAGTAATAATGTCGCTCTGGTCAATTCCATCCTGTACCATAGAGTATAGGCTTTTTACAGGTGGGTTAGGGCCAGCTATAGCTTCATTATTATTTTCTTCAAGAATAACAAACTTCTTTATGTAATATTGCTTACTCATTGTTTCCTTTAAAGTAGAAAGGAGAGGTTTTATACCTCCCCTCTCTTTTATTAAAACAGTTGCTTATGAAACTCTTATGCAAAGTAAGTAGAGCTGGTAGCATCACCGAGCAATTCTACACCTACATTTGAGCTTAACCAAGGTTTCAGGATTGCTTCAAGATCAGTAGTAGTGTTAGAAGCATTAGTAGATGCTGTAATACCAGATGCTACAGTAGCAGTTGCACTGTCATCTGTAGCTGGTACAAGAATCCATACTCTCTTCTGAACCTCCTGATCTACAGTCAATGTACGCTCATCATCAGTGTAATCAATGACGTATGCAGTGTAATTAGTAGCTGCATTAATATAATTTGGTGCAGTAATTACTTCATCTGCATGACCAGTCTGCTGGAGTGTACCAGTAAATCCGAATGCCCGTCTGTCATATCTAACCTTAAGCAGTGTGCCTTGTCCATAGCCTTCAAAGCTATTAGAACCAGTAGTCAGTGTAGGCTTAGGGCTAATTTGGAACTGCTCTCCAAACTGTACATCTACACGCATCAGTGTTTCAGCAATACCGTCGAATCCAACAGCACGTCTTTGTGGAAGACCTACAATTACAAAAGCATCCTTGTTGGTGTTAGTAGCACCTGCGAGTGTACCAGAGGCTGGAGCTAGTTCAAATTCGCCTCCAGCATCAGTATCTTCAGTAAATACAATAGAGTTACCAGCAGTACCTGCATTAGCTTGCTTAGCAGTAACTACAACAGTAGTAGCAGTAGCTACAGCAGTAACGTCAGCATTAGCAACAGTATTTGTACCATAAGTAGTACCAGGAGTGCCAGTACCATTAATAGCAGCAGCAAGATTGCTAAGACTTGTAGCAAGGTCTACACCAAGATCTACATTGTTTGCAGTAGTGCCTGGAGCTGCTACAAAAGTATAAGTTTCATCACCAATAGTTACTGCATCGTTAGCAGTAAAGTTACCAGTAGCAGTAAGTGTACCAGTAGCAAGTGTACCGTCTCCAGCTGTGTCCAGATCAACTACTTCAAGAGTAGATGTAGCTGTAACAGTAGAGTTAGCAATCAGCTGATTAAATGCTTCAAGCATTGCCTTAGTAACAGTTGCAGAGTAAGTAGTACCACCTACTTTCAGGAATGGAACTGTGTCTCCTACCTCAATAGTACCAAGAGTAACACCACCTGTATTGCTACCTGTAGTATTAATGGCAAAGCTAACGAAGTCTTTGTTACCTCTGCGCTCAGCATTATTGAAGAGTTTAGAGTTCAAATTCAGGCTTTGTACCATATTGGTAATCAGCCAGTCCAGCTTAGAGTCTACAGTAGTTACTGTAAAGTCAGGAGTAGTAATTACTACAGGAAGCTGTTCTACATTAGAACCATAGTCTCTGTCATTACGACGGCTACGGAACTCAAGGAATGCAGCATAGTCTTTGGAGCTAAGTACACCAGCATCAGTCATTCCAGAAAACAACTTAGAGCTAAGTACAGGAGTAGCTGCTACCTGTGCAGTAAAGCTCTTAACTGTATTTCTACGAATAATACCAGACTTTACATAGGAAGGGTCTTCATTGAACCAACCATAAAGCTCAGAAGTATCAGCAGAACTGGGAGTTCCCTGTACAATACGAATAGCAGGTACATCAGAGCTATCGTTAGCAGCTGAGCCAGCAGGATCATTAGTAGAGCTTAGGAAGTCACCTGGGTTCAAGTGTGGTTGAGCAGCAGTGGCTGCAATTACTCCAAGCTGACCATTAGCAATATTTACTGATTGTCCTGCGCTTGAAATATTACCAGATTTAGCAAGAGCCTGATCGCCAGAAGCTACCAAAAACACTTCACTAAATTTTTGATTAGTACGTTTCATTTAATTTGAAATTTAAGTTATGTCATTAAGTTTATCCTTTCCAAGTTGGTATCTATTTGTATTTAGATAAATCCGACTTGTTTCCTGTACTGCAATATCTACAAGAATATCGTGATAATCTACAGGTAGGTCACATTCTTGTTTAGGCTTTGTTGGTGGATTAGGATTTTCTGCTGTAGGAATTTCCGTATACGTACCAATACAAATCTTAGCTGGGTCTTTAATATAAGTCAGTTTGACTGACTGAATATCGAAGACTCCATTATGATACATATAGAGTTTATTAGCTCTAATAGTACCAGGAATGTTTCTAAACTTTCTATTAGCTTTTCTATGGAAGTTCTTAAGTACAGATGATAAATCACCATGCTGCTCTATAGTAATACCTACATCTCCACAGATAGGGTCTACTGCAAAAGCTGATACAAAATATCTATAGTCATTAGGTAGATTAGCATAATCAATATTGCTATCTACATCTATACTATTTATTGTACCAGTTTCAGGATAGCTAACAACCAGAGTCTGAAGCATATCAATCATCTGTTGATTTACTTCAAACCCTACATCGTAGTTCTTAGGATTTCTTCCTGTGCCAAATATGTACATATACTCATTGACAGCAGAATTTAGTGTCTGATCTATTTCTACATCAGTAAATCCTTTACGATGGTTGTTAGCTTGTTTATCCCAACGTCTTTTAAATTCAAAGTGCAGTTCTTCAACCTTCAACTTTAATGTCTTTTATTCTAAGTTCGTTAATCAACTTACCATAAATATTGTCATCATCAATCTCAGGATTATACTTAATGTATTCCTGTGAAAGCATATTCCAGATCATTTCTTCTTTACGTCCAAGATTATACAAGTTTGGAATATTCTTCTGTGAGTGCCAGATAAAGCTGCCACCACTAATAGTAATAGTGTGTGTATTCATAGCCTGCTTGACAAGATAACGCATATTCAATTCTCTGATACCTGTGTCATCATCAAGTAAGCTTGCAATACTCATAAATCTATCCAGCTTATCTGTAAAGTCTTTGGATTGAGTCCAGATATAATCTTCAAGACGATCAATAACTACACGTTCACTAATACGAGTACCTTTTACAATACCAAGTACAATAGCTACTTTATACAGTGCAAAGCCATCGTAGTTTTCTTTCAGATGCTGAAGCTTAGCTACTGCTCTACCTGCTTTTTCACGCTTATTAGATTTTTCAATCAAAGCCTGATGTTCTTGCCCAATATAGAAATCATGCAAACTTGAGTTGCATGTATCTTTACTATTAGCAATCTTTGGATTTTGATACATAAGCATCATAGCTAATGCACCTTCTGGATCATCTGAAGTAAAGATGTTTGTATCATCTACAAGACTGACAGAGAAACGCTCAAAGAAATTATTCTCTTTGGCTTCAATATCAAATGCTTCTTTGACCTTTTTTTCATCTGTATAAGTACCAGCAGGACGATTGTGTACTACTTCAAGGAAAGTCTGTTTACTAATATAATCTTTTGATTGTAGCTCTTCAGCTTTGTCTGTCCATTGATTACCAATATACTTATCAGCAAACTCTTTATTCTTAAATGGATTTTCAATTTGTTCTGACAGACCTGTAGAAATCTTAGTATTATCTGGTGTACTTGGAAACATGTAGCTTTTAGTAGCTTTCTTAGCAAATGTACGACCAGCAGGAATTTGTGTACCATCTGTAGTTACGTAGCTGTAATTACCTCTGCCCTGTGCTGATTGACGAGGAGCTGGATACACAAACATTCTTTTAGGTAAAAAAATCATAAGTTTCTTATTATAGTTTAGTTAAATAAAATTTGTTCAAATTTAGTCTTTTTTCTTGACATATATACTGTAGCGTCTTTGTAAAGATAATTGTAGATTTTTTCTACATTAGCAAACCCACCATATCTTATATCTCCAGAGTTTTTCTTTCTGGTAGTAATTTTAGTAAAATTAAGGCCTATTTGCTCTACCATTATCTTTTGAATATTAGCCAAAAAAGGTCTATGACCAGATATAGATGTATGTGGTCTATTGGTAGAAAACCATATAGAACCATTACCATCAAAATAACCTCTAATAAAATGAGACATGTATTTATCTTCTATATTAGGAAGTTCTTCTAATTGCGCTGTCTTATTAGGAATACATCCCCACTCTATTAAATCACTATGTAGCTGCTTACTAAATATACGTAACGTGTATAAATTTTTATGACCTTTGGTTTTACGATTAGTAACAGCAATCTTTTTAGTATGTGCTTCAATAGCATTCCTAAAATCTTCAATTACATCTTCATCTGCCAGACTCAAAGTAATTGAATTATCTGTGCTACTAACATTACCATCGGCAAACATCATTCCTAACCAATAAGCTTTCTCATTAGTATCTATGCTACTAAAATAGTAGCCGTTATGAGGAGTAGCAACTACTTTACTAGCTCTTGGGTTTTCAATATATCTTAATACTGTATCCTTTGATACACCTACTCTTTCTGCTACTTCTCTGGAACTATAGCCTTTACTATACAATTCTTGAATTAGCTCTTCTTGCTCCTCACTTATAGTTTTTCTTGCACCTGGTCTATAAATACCAGCTTCTTTAATAACCTGATAAACTGTTTTATAAGAAATACCAGTCCTTTCATCAATGTGCCTTACAGGTACATGTTCTTGATACAGTTTGATAATTTCTTGTTTTTGCTCATCAGTAATACCCATACCAGTACTTTTAATACCAGCATCGTTGAGAACTGTTTTTACTAGCTCTTTGGGTAAATTTAATTTTCTTGAAACATGAGCATAAGTCTTTTTTTTGCTTGTTTCAAAAGCTTCAATGATGTCTTTAACTAAATCCTGTGGAAGTTGCATATTTACTGTTTTTAATTAATGAATAACTTCAACAGCACAAATATACAACTTCCGTTTGGATTTAGCAAGTATTGTGGCGTATTAATTTACAACCCATTCCACTCTTCCCACTCTCGAAACGTCCCAAATGCACAATGCACCAGCACAAGTACGGTAGATACCTACTTTCTTAGAGTTAGTAGGTCTGACAGAACCATCAGTTGGAGCACCAGTACGAATATCGTAAACACCACCTACCTGATAGTATTCTTCAACACCATCCTGCATTACCATAGTAATGTTTTCAACAGGAGCACCTTCTGGTCTGTTTTCTGTATGTCCAAAGTCAAAGATATCCATCTGGAAGCTTTCCAGTGGCAGATTGCTACCAGGAGCTTTAGTTTTAAACAACTGATCGTTGTCTTTAATTGGATCATACATGATTTCCACTTCAATTCCCATTGGGAATTTGATCTTAGTGAACTGAGCACCATACTCAAATTCATTAGAGTGGTAACCTTTAGGATCATTACGCTTGTTAATGAATACACCTGGTTCCAGTGTCTGGAATTGGCTGGCTTCCTGCTTAATCAATTCAGACAGGAATGCAATACCACCTTCACCAGAATAAATCATAATCTTACGATTCTTGAAGTTATGGCGGCGGAAGTAAATGCTACGTACATACTCATACAGTTGCTTGAGTGTTAGTGAGCCATTGTGGGTAAAGTAGTTACCATCTTTTACAATCTCTCTCCAACCTGGAGCAATCTTAATAGGTCTGTCTGTATCACGGTCTTTAGTAATCTGTAGACGACCAAATTCCATCATAAGCTCTCTGTCCATTTCACAACGCTCAAGCAATCGTGCTTCAGCTTTGCTAATAAAGACACCTTTCTCAATAATATCATTCTTGCCAGACTGCTTCAGTTTAGCCTGATAGATATATTGGTCAGTGAAAGCATCAGAATACTTTTTGCCAGCAAAGTCATAGCTCTCTTTGTTCTGAGAACCACGCTTAGCTGCGGCAATTTCCATACGTACAAACTTATCAGTGAACTCAATCTTGTTACTAAACTGTCCTGTTACAGAACGCAGTTTCATCATTGAGCTATACTGATCTGGGCCATACTTCTGGTTCAATTCATCTGCTGTAGCAGTAGATGTACGTACAAGAATACGACCTGGTTGCAGATAATCTACAGGAATCCAGCTGTTAGGATTACCATCCTGTACTTCTACGGTATAAGCCCAAGACTGATTACCAAGAGGACGTGGTTGTCCAATAATACGAAGCTGTGGAAGATTAGGATTTTCAGTCAACAGAATAGCAGGCTCATGTAGCCAGTCTTTGTCAAGAGCAATTTCAAATTCTTGTCCATCCTTACCTGGCTGGCTGTCTGCTGCCACAAGGAGTTCTGTAATACGAAAATCAACATCAGCATCGCCAATAACAGACCACTGATATTCATCTTTACCACCTGGAATCACATAGTAATTACCAGAAGCATAAGTGTGATATGTGAACTTCTTGTTCACAATGTCAGAATCCAACTCTGCTGAATACAGCATAGAGGTTTTTACGCCAAAGTCATATGGCTGTTCATCACGAAACATAGCTGCATGAGCAACGGAGTCGTGAAAACTACCACCAAAACCTTTACGAGACGTAACGGGGATTGCAGTTTTACGAATCATTATTTATTATAAATTTTAGTCAACAAATTCAAATTTTGCATTTTTATCTGATCTGGTCTTAGTACTAGACTTACCTGATCTGTGTGCGTCACTCTTTCTAAAATGACGTTCTATACTACTTTTAACTTTAGCAGCAGCTTTACTAAAAGTACTGTTTGCAAATGCCTGCTCATCAATCTCTCCTTTTTCAGGATCATAATACTGCATATAGTTTGCAAACTGTATCAAAGCTTTAGGATGTTGTACAATAGCTTGTGTCTTAGCTCTAAGATTACCAGAGAATACTTCATTAAATACTCTCTTACGTATACTATCATCCCACTCTGTACCTTTAAGCTGTTCAGCAACTGTCTGTTGAAACTCTTGCTGCTTCTGCTTTCTAAGTTCTTTATTCTTTTTAGCTTCCTCAATCTTCTGCTTTTCAAGTTCAGATTGCTGTTGCTTAAGTTGTTCAGTAATATCTTTAGCTGAATCTACAAGTTTACCATCATCTTCCAGCGTATCTACAAAGCGTTCTGCATTAGCTTTATTTCCAAGTTTATCTGTATAATGATTAATTAGAAAGCTACGTGCAGAATCTTCATTAAACTCTGTAGGTACTACTGTATCTCTGTTAGATAGAAACTCATTCAATTTATCTACTGAAAACCCATCTCCTTCTGACAAGATATATTCCATTACAGATTTACCTTCATCTGGTACAGCATCAATTAGCTCTTGCTCTACCTGATTATAATAGGACGCAATGTTCTCTTGCAGAATATTCTCAAACTCTTCAGCAGTACCATTAAAGTCACCTTCATGGTTAAGTAAGCCCTTATCTTTATAGAAACTATACAAGCTCTTAAGATACTCAGAATCTTCTGACTCTGGTTCTGCGCCATCTTCAGTTTCTACTTCAAAAGGATCACCTTGTTGTATAACAGGTTCTTCTGTAATCTGCTCAGGTTCTTCAATAGTTTCTTTAATCTCCTCTTTTGGAGTTTCTTGAGTGTCTTGTCCTGGAATTACTTCTTCCATGCCAAATTCAAATTCTGGCAGTTTGTTCTCTTCCATTATTTTAGTTTAGTTTAATCAAAAGTATGTGAATAAATATTATTAAAGTCATTAATAGCTCTTATTTTAATCTGTACTACTTTTAGATTCAGATACAGCTTGTTGCTCTATATCTAACTTTCTATCCTTTTGAGCTAATTCTCTAAGTACCTTAGTTGCTTCAAGCTCTTTAGGTATTTCATCAGCATCAGTTTTAAGCTGATTCTGAAGAATAATTTTATCAATCTCATGTGATTGCTCATCCTCAACCTGCTGTCTTTTAGCTTGCTGTAATCTAGCAGCATTTTCTCCTCTCATTTTTTCCATCTGCTGTCTACGCTGCTCTTGTTCCCGTGCAGCTATCATAATCATCTTATGTACTTCAGATGGAGCTTTCTTACTGGTAATAGCTCTAATCAATGTACTGAGTGTTTCTACACCTTCACCAGCATTTTGAGCAATAGCTTGTGCTTGTCCAAGCATAATTTGTCTGTAATCATCATCAGACTGATTACTAGTCAAGAACAATCCTATATCACCATACCCAAGATATTCAGGCATTACTCTGAGTACCTGCTTGGTATTGTCTGGAGTAACATAGTGCAGCATAGTAAACTCAGTATCATCATTTTCTTCAAAGAAATTCTGATAATACATTCTAAATTGAGCAAGATATTCAGCTGAAATAGATCTCCATAGTTCTGAGTGTTCTATCATATACCACTCAATCATAGTAAAACCTTGCTGAAGAGCACGTTGATTATCAGATGCATTTGAGTTAGCACTAAATTGACCTTCTGCCTGTAATGGTACAAGCATAGAGAAACCAATCTCTCTATCAATCAGGTCAAGCAGTTGTTGCATATTAATAATCTCACCCATAGCTCCAGCTACTTCTGGTCTTACAGCAGCAGTACGTTGTGGATTGGGTAAACCCATAGAGTTCTGTGAGCCAGAATAATAACTGTCTCCAAGCACTCGTCTGTAATATCTCCAAATAGCAAGCTTATCTACACCAATACTTTCTCCATTCTCATCCAGTTCAAGATAATCTGGTATTTGATCTATGTCAATATTCTTAATGTAACCTTCATACTTAGCTATCTCTTTGCTTTGTAGGTTCTTAATCAGATTGTACTGAAACTGAGCAGGAATAGCTCTACCTACAAGACTAATAGACTCAGAGTTAACATTAGTATATATTCTACCTTTATAACTTAGCTCAAAGCTACCGTAAGGATCATCTAAATTGATAGGCTGATTAGGTACTTCACGATAGTTTAAATATACATCTTGTCCAAGACGAGTAATTTCATACCTTCTTGGTATCCATATTTGTTCAGCCACATATGGTACACTATTCTCTACCCATTCAAACTTAGTAGCTTTTCTACCATATCTGTTTGTGTATTTAACTTTTGTAGCTTCTTCTGGTATTTCATAGCCTTTAGGATGTACTTCAGTTTGTAGCTCTCCATACTCATTAGGATAGCTCAGGAATATAAGTTCTCTAAATGCCTTGAACTCAAAATGAGTCTTGAATACAAGACGCTCATTATTATACCTTCTATTTGTACCAGAACCCTGTGCTTGCCCAACTGTTTTATGCTGAGTATCTTGCAGATGCAAGCCAAGCTCAAAACTGGTTGGGTCATAAGTAACCTTTGGATTGCTTCCTCCAATAACATTATGCCTGTCATTAACAGCCAGGCTTGAACTATATGTGTACGTGCCAAGACGTTCTATCTGTTCTTGCGTAAGCTCATCACCATAGAGATTCATAATCTCAGCCATAGTCAAAGCTACTCTAGTCCAGGCATAATCTCCTTTCTCTATTCTGTATTCATCCGGGCTTTTATGAAAGCCAAAATGTAAAGGATTGATAACAGTAATACCGGGTTTTCCATAGTGCTCTCCTACATAGCATATTTCTCTGTCAGAAGTAATTGCATGTTTCCAACCTAAGCTCATTTTACGTACAACTTCTTCTGAGTAGTTAAAATACTCTAATACCTGATTAGCAAATATTTCAAGGCTGGATTTAAAATCTTGTGCTATTTCAGCTGGGTCAGGTGTAGACTGCATTTCCTGCACATAATCATTAGCTTCTATCTGACTTGCACCAGCCATAGCCATATCTGTCTGTTCAAACTTCAGCAGCATTCTTTCAATGACAGCCTTTCTGATTTCTTTAGATAGTTCTTCATTAAACTTTCTAACTGCTTCCTGACTGATAAAACTTGCATGGTAGTTGTCTCTACGCTTAAGCATTTCACCATTCAAGTAACTATATTTAGAGAATATTCTATTATAGTGTATAATCTCTTCGTCAATATCTATTTCCTGGCTAAGCTCATTTGGTATATTGACTCTACAGAACTCTTTGAGAGCTTCTCTAAAACCGTCGATGCGATCATTGATGACATCATACCATAGCTTCATCTGTTTGTAGTTATGCACTACAGTAGTATCATAAGGCACAATATAGTCCAGATAATCTCTGAACCACTCACCATCTTTTTTGTATTTCTCAATCTCAGATACTCTAAGTCTGTATATAGGTTCAAAATAACTCATTGTCCTATTCGTTGTTTAAGGAATTTTGACATTTTACTGAAAGGATTATTCTGTCTGGATAAGCCCTCTTTGATATTGTGCTCAATCTCTCCAAGTGCCAGTGGTAACCCCATCATACTAGATACTGCGTCATAGTTCCCTTTAAGTGTATAATCTCTTATTTGACGTATTGTAAATATACAAGGTATCCTAAATATATTTTTTTCAACCTCGTCATTAATATCTGTCTCTTCAAGCAACCAATCATTAAGCCTGTCAAGCATTGATATCTTACTGACTTGGCTACCTACAACAAATCCAGTCTTTGTTGTATTCTTCAGATATATATGCTGTCCTTGTTCAAACTGAGGCTGAAGACATAACAGATATGCTTTATTCTTTTTAATAAAGTGTGATCTAAGCCTATCCCCTCTGTTTGATTCATACCATAATTGCCTCATAGGATTACCATAAAAAGCAAGCATTTTTTCAAGTACCTGATTATAACCATCAAGACCATTTTTATTCTTGCCTATATAGGTAGCTGCAAGGCAATTACCCTTAGCACCGTAAGGTATATATTTAGGATTAATCCATACGTGAGTTACACCAAGAGATCCACCTTCGTCAAAAGCATCAGATACATAAGGGTCATGTGTAAAGATATGAGCATCAATAGGTATCTTACCATTTATCCTAAAAGGCTGCTCATACATCATTACAGCTCCTTCAAGAGATTCCTTATCTTGTAAGTTATCGTCATAGATTGGATAAGCTGTAGGGTCAACCTCATAATTAACTCCGTCTGGATGATTGTTATCCCAAAATAGACTAATAGGCGTACCTATAGACTCATACAAGTTGTTTTTTAATAGTTGTTTTTCTCGTAGTTCAGCTTCTTTACCAGGAAGTAGTTGGCCTTCTGAAGCTATCCACATATGCTCTATCTCTGTAGGATAGTTCATTTTCCAGTTATTAATAATAGCTGGATCGTTAGTGCGTAGCTTCTCTTCCAGTTTGTCATCGTAATACTTCTTAGCTTTAGCCAGATTAGTATTACCATTCTTGTCTTTAAATCTTTTATCTACTATATATGCAGGCAAAAAGAAACAATGCTTTTCACCATCTTTACCTTTATATCCTATACAGTTATAGTCATCAGGATGAGTAAATATCTTTTGTGCAGCTTTAATAGTGTGTATATTACCAGATGTACCTACACCTATTCTGGGAGCAAACTGTACACCATCTACACTTACAACAGCTTCGTCAGAACCCCATGCATTTAATAAATCTTCAAACAGACCTATCTCCTCATACATTATTAAAGAACGTCTACCACCTGCACCTGATTCAGCACCTGTACGTTTGTTAGCAGAATAACTTACATGGTATACTGTACTGCCTGTACCTCTTTCTTCCCATGCACTACCTACTTTAACAGAAAATTTATTAGTCCATCCTCTTTCATCATCTGTATCAAAGCTTCCCGTCATCTCCTTATAGAAAGGACAAGGTTCCCAATCATCATCTCCAATCTTACCCCATGTACCTGCTTCTGGGCTAGTTTTAAGGAAGTTAGAACTAATCTTCATAAAAGCCAGCGTCTTTGCAGATTTACCTTTAATACCTGCACCTACATTTATAAGTATCTGGTTTGGGTTACGTATAATTTGCTCATTGTAAACTTTAGCTCCATCAAATGTTATATCGTAGAATACTTCTGCCAGTATATGGTACAGCGATTTCCCGCCACCTCTGCAATTATGTACTACAGTATAGTCTTTTAGCAAATATAAATTATCTTGATCTACTTCTATTCCATAATATGTATCATAAGAATACTTTTCTATATTTATAACATTTTTATTAGAACCTTTACTGTTTTTGTAAACTCTAACAGGAGCTTTCTTTCTTTTTATCTTACAAGGTATTCTACCTATTTCTCCATAAATTCTAAGATTGTAATTAGCATTATTTTTAATACTTACTCTTCTGGAATTTATAGTAGTTCTGTAACCTAATGACCAGCAAAGTTCTTCAACCTGCTTAATTAGATTAAAATCAGAATTACAAAAAGTATACCTATGCATCTTTTTAGAATAATTCCCGTCAGAGTCTAGTAATCCTGCTAATAGTTCTAATCTTTGGTCTATAGAAGACTGTAGATATTCTATTGGAATATGTTTGTTATTCCTAAAAGTTTTTGACCAATAATTATTTTTATAGAGCATAGTTTTGTCTATAAGCCTAAACCTATAGACATTCATATCCCCAAAAGAACCTTGATTAGAAGCTAGCTTTATGTTATAAGAAAACCTTTCAGGATCAGACTTAGCATATCCAATTAGCCATCTTTTTATTTCTATTTCGTTTTCTGCAAAGCATATTAATTTTTCTCTTTTAAAACCATCTCCTAACCAAAGGCCTATAAAATAAGGATGAAGTTTTAAATCTTTTTTATCATACTCTATCGGTACTGCTGTTACTCCTCTATATTTAGCGTTACAATTTTTATAGCTCGTTTTAAATTTATTATATAGTTTTTCTGTTTCTATATTTATTCTTTTTAAACTACCTTTTCTTCTAACAGTGGAAACTTTATCTAAATGAAGTAAATGCTTAGAGTTTACAATATAAGGTTCTCTTTTTGCTTGAGTTACTTTATAAAGTTGATCTTCTCCTGTAAATAAGTTTTTAACTATTCTAGGAGTAGAATCAGGCCCCATTAATCTGTCTCCTATTTCTACATCCTCTATATTTTTAAGACTTCCGTCATACATACGTACCTGTGTGCCTTTACCGTGGCAACCCAAAATTGTTACGTTCTTAGCATCATTATTATACAATGGAATACCTACAGGATTATCATGTCTTTTAGCTATATTCTCTAGAGGCTCTATAAATTCTTTGAATGTTCCATCAGACTTATACAGGCATAACTCATTATCTTCAGGAAACTTAGTCTTATTTATATTAAATACTCTAAAATCTGATGTGTATTTATCATCTTCACTAAATCCAGAGAAACCTCTGGCTACTCCTACATTATAACTATAGTGCCACTCCAAGTCTCTAATAAGAGGCTTAATCAGCTTACCATGTGTCTTATTAACTTTATCTACATCAGGTATTCTACAATAATGATGATAGAATCCAAGGTTACCTCTGCCATATCTCCATCCTCCAAAGTCTTCAAACCATGTACCTTCAATACATCTGCGTTTCATTTCACGCCAAAACTTTAACCAGCGTGGGTCATCTGGATGTATAAGTTGTGGTTTAAACTGATCTGTAAACCTAGATAAATCCTCTGTTTTAATCCAATTCACAGTTCCCTCTTTTCAGATTTAGTAAGTCGTCTACCACCTCTGGCTGTAGCTGAAGATTTGCCTTTGATAAACTTATCTTCTATCTTTTCATATTGCTTATATATACTATCTGTATTCTTGCGCATTTGCTCTAACTGACTGGCTGTGCCTTTAATATTTATAGCATATTTCTTACCTGTACTAGCATCTGTTTCTACTTCAGTCCTATCCAGTGTAATAGCTGTATCTTTAAGAAACCTAGCCCTCTGTTTGAGTTGCTCTTTTTCTTCTTTGAATGCTCTCTCTATAGAGTCCATACAATCAAATGGATAGCTTTCAAGGCATTCTTTAATCAAAGTATCATTCCAGTCTATCTCTACATACTCATTTTCAATAACTGATTTTCTATACTCTTCATCCATTCTAAAGAAAGGGTTCATTTCTTCATCTGGGTCACACATTAAAAAAATAGCCAGCATGTACTTAGATGATAACTCATTTCCATATTCAGTAAGCAGTTTACTGTATGGTGGATGAATCTTTAACCAGGGATTAAGTTCCCAAAAGTTATCATCAGGATTTACTGGCTTATTTATTTTAGCGAATGCCATCTATTTTAGTTCAAGTAAATAAAGAGTAGTATTAATCAAATTCTTTATATCAATCATTAAATCCTGACAGTCTGGACTAGCTTGTTGAATATATACATCCATGTAGTCACCAAGCTCTTTCAGATAAGTTTTTGCATCAGGCTTGTCCAGCATAATTATCTTAGGTATTTCTGGTTTAGTACCATACTTACCAATAAGTGCTTCAGCCAGGCTATCTATCATATCCACAAGCTCTTCATAAAACTTATTAAGTGCTTTATGTTCTGCATAACTACTAGTCCTTAGATGCCAGTAATGCGTAAGCACTTGTGCCTGAAAGAGTTTTCCTAATATATCTGTTACCATTTTCCTAATGGGCATTTTGAACTCATGCTCAAGGTTTTTGCAGACAACTTACATCCACATCCTTTTTTGCTTTCGAGTGTTTTAACATTAATTCCTTTTTTGCTTCTTGCGCAAGTATTACCTTCTCTCATACTACAAGTAGTACAATGAGCAAGCCTATACTCTGCTATTTCCTTAGTTTCCTGGTCAAGCTTACCTAGTCTATCCAGTGTCAGGTTAGCCCAACCTTCAATTATTTCTTTTACCATGCTACGGGTATTTTAATATCTAATGACCATCTATCGAGTGTAGTCAAGTCTTTACCTACTGTATAAAGCCTATGCCTGTTATCAGCAACAGCTACACTAATACCAGCTTGCTGTGGAATATATGTATCAAAAGTACTGTATAAACCTACGTATACTCTAGGCATGTCTGCATTTCTGACTACAATATTGTCTCTGGTATGAAAGACAGTTTTTGTTTTTGGAATAAATTGAATCTGCTCTTTGTTCTGTACAAACATCTGATCGTGACGTACTATAGTACCTTCATAAAATATATTACCATATACACTATAGCTACTATCTACATAATGTTCTTCGTAGGTCATAAGAGACTCATCGACAGTCTGACTTGTATCTATATAAACTACACGTTCTACTGTATCTTTAATATGCTTAATCTTGACAACATTAAAAGTATCTACTATACTGACAGTATCTACTGTACATTCTACAATAGTCTCAGTCTGCCTGATAACTTCTGTATTACTACAACCTCTAACGAATAAAAGAGTAGCCACTACAGCGACAGCAGCTACTCCTATATGACTCAAAATATTCTTCATTAGTTTCCCACTCTTAGTCCAAGCCATCCAAGAAGAAGCTTAACTACTTCACTCTTAGCATCTGGTACAATATCTGTATCAAAGCATTTCTCAGCAATATCTTGTGCTCTCTGAAGTACATATCGTACAATAGGCAGCCATTTATCTACCTCAGCAATTTTGATATTCTGGAAAGTACCATCTGCATCTACGTAGTTCTCATTGGCATATCGTAGAGTTTGTGCAAGTTCTTCAAGAAAGCAAGCACCACTTTCAAGAAAGTCATCAGCTTTACCAGGAGTAGTTTTATTGTAACTCTCAAGTACAGCCATTGCTTCTTCCATTTTTCTTTTGTTCATTTCTAGTTTGATTTAATTTGTCCAAGAATATCATGGTCATTCAATAGCAAATAACCATAATGTTTGTTATTCATATTAGTAGGTGGTTCAAGACCCTTCCATTCAGGCAACATAAAACTGTTAGGCATATGGAAAGGTACTTCAGTATTCTCTTTAGTAGCTATTGTATTACGTTTAGGAATAATTACATTATTACCTTTAGCATATTTATCATAGCCTTCAGGTACAGAAATAACTACAGCTTCTACTGAATAAGGATAAGGATTTTCTTCCAAACCTTTAATACCATATCCATTCTGAGTTCTTACAGCTACAAGATTATCAGGTTTAGTAACAATACCTGTCTTAGATACATGATACTCAAGTACTTTACATCTAACAAGAATCTTACGATTGTTAGGAATAAATCTGGCATAGTCTTCATCAATATTAACTATAGCTTTATTATAGTTCTCTCTTGTAAGCTTGTCTTTATCAAAATTACTATCTGTCTTAACATCTACAAGTTTTGGTTCCTCTGGCATAAATAGTCCTGATTTACGTTTAGTTGATTTGTAATCCCCAGCAAATTCTTCAAGGCTGGTTCTGTTCTTTGGTTTGTCCTTCATGTCTTTTAAAGAAATATTTGTAATAATTAAACTGTTTTAGTTGTTCCCATACCATCTCAAGATATGCTATTCTGGTCTTCTTTTGCTCAATATACTTTTCATTCTTAGAATATCCAAGCCTCCATTTGCTATCCTTTATATCTTTATCTATCCTATTAGGCATAAACCTAACTGTAAAACTATTAGTAATCTGTATTTTCTCTCCTACCATTAAAGGATTGCGTAGATAATAAATAAGCGTACTGTACATGTTCTCTATAACAAATTTAACATGATTTACTGGCATGTCCAATTCCTCTGCTGTACGTTTATATATATCTTCCTGCGTCATACTCCAATAGTCAAAGGAAATGTAAACTCTACTTTACCTTTAGTCTTAATAAACTTTTGCAAGTTTACAAGTGACCTTGTAGGTACATTAGTATCTCTTTCAATTAAGCCTTTAGACTTTAAACTCTGTTTGAGCCTTGTAACTTCTGAGTTAGATATTTTTACAGTCTGCTTAAGATGTTTACTATTAGGGCTTGAGAAATAATCAATCTCAGGTACTCCTGCAAGTATAAAACTAAGCACATCTTCCTCTCTTGGATTAAGTTTAACTCCTACTGCATATATCAGTCTAAGATATATTCTCCAGAAATCTCTTTCTGTTTCCAGGTTATACGGCTCTTTAGCAGCATTTCCTGTTTTACTAGTCATTATGTTTAAGACCATAGTTTAAATTGATTTATAAATTAGAGGCAGGTTATAAATTAGATTCGTAAAACTTCATCCTGCCTCTGACATAACTTATACATGTTTACAAATATACAGACTATTAAATAAAATACAAGTACGCACAATAAAAAAGAGAGACAGTATGTGCCTCTCTTATAATAATTACAGCTAGTTTCAGATAGTTATAAAACATTAAAACCTAATCTTCGTTTTGCATAACCATCTGCGTCATCTTCATCTAATACAAAACTATCTTTAATCTGCTCTGGTGTATAAACCACTTCGATTTTCTTATAGTTCTTATTGTAAAAATCAGGATTATATCTAAGATGTATTTCTATAATCTTATCGCCAATATATTCCACATTAACATAATACTTCTTCTTAACAAAGTAATCTACTATAGGATGTCTTTCTGGTTCAAAATTATCTCTCTCCCATAGTTTAAACTCACCATCCTTCTTGAAAGCCTTAACTGTAAAAGCATACTTATGGGCCATATAATCTACTGACCTATGTGTACCTTCAAAGAACTCTGTCCAAAATGTACCAGGTGGTATGTTAGATTTAGCTGGAGTTAAGAACATTCTTTTGCTACCAGCACCAAGCCCTCTCAAGTTAGTAATAGGCTTAACCATATACCAACCAGCTTTATTTACAGGTACACCAGCTGGATTACAATTATAACCTAGTTTCTTAGATAATATAAGTTTATCATAAACCCATAAATCTTCCACATCTAGTTTACTGTAGATATCTATATCAGTCATTTTAATTATTATATATTTTAGCAAATAGCGTATTTTGAAATAATCTAGCCAAATCAGATAAAATTACATTACCATTAAAAGACAAATAAGGATTGAATATCCAATACTCCTTTATCTCAGTTAAACTTTTATGCTCGACTAATTCTCCAACAGAAAACATACCAATAACTCCCAACTCATGTAAAACATCAATATCTTTTTTAATTAAACTTTTATTTACACTTAATATTTCTTCAAGTTCTCTAGTAGATGAATTAGGATTAAGAGGTCTAAGACTATTTGTAAAAGCATGTGCCATTTGAGCCAATTCAAAAGCAACCATATACTGTCTCTTAGTAGTCATCTTTTTTAGTAAAGCCCATGACTTAGGATATATCTTTTTAAAAGTCATGTTTTTATCATGCTTCACCATATGCCCAGCCGGACGACTTTTTATTTCTTTGAACTCACCTGTTTCTTTATTAAGGACGCCTGCTGTTTCTTTGTGAGTAAGCTTCAAAGTAGCTTCGTAATCGTATGATTTCATAGTGGTTTTTACTTTGGTTTAATGCAAATATAAGCTTTACTGTCCACTTTATGGACGATATTGTCCACTTTCTGGACAGTAAATGTAGGATTTATAGGGGTTACAGAGTTGTGCTTCTTATTTCTTTATAGACAGTTATTCTCTATTTTAAAATAAAAAAATGACAACTACTATTTTTAGTAGAAATAATTTGAAATTTTGATTACCCCTCCCTATGCTATTTTAGCTATACTCATGCCCTTATGAGACTGTCTGGAACCATACAAACACTTATTGACACCGGTTAAAGAAAACTCATTGTAAGTGTCTAGCATTTCAGGTATAGTAAAAAACAGAGTACACTTATTTTCCTCTTCTACAAAGTATTTGAACTTTGTAGTCTTTTTAGCTCTGGTACGAGATTTAATCTTTTGTTCAAGTTCTTCTTTAGTATAAGCTAGAACATATCCATATACACGCTTACCATTTACAAGAGTATCTGTAGAACGAGGGTTTTTCTTATTAACTGAAGAAAGGAACTCCCTCTTACTTGAAAAATATTTGATAGCCCCCGTCTTTTTATTGTAGCCATAAAACCCCTTGGTCTTGTTTTCTACGTAAAAACCAGAGTTAACTTTTAGAGTATGCAAATAAACTTTAAAGGGCTTCTTTCCTTCATGTACAAATATGATATCATTATGAGCTATTCTATTAAGCTTACTTTCTATAGTAGACCTATCAAGCTCTAATGCGTTAGCAGCTTCTTGTATAGAGTCAAATTTATACATCTTTCTAGAACCTATCTTATAAACGTCTATAGCTCTTAGATGAGGAGCGCCTTTAGTCTTGAGTGTTTGTCTGAGGCTTCTGGAGATTTTCTTTTTAATAGCATCTGTATAGACATATGAGCCATTCTCATTTACTTCTACAATATTATATCCGTATTTGTCATTATACGACTCGAATATACTTTGCCAATATTTCTCTCTTGTAAATAAATCTTCTACATTTTCTACGTACTCTAATTTTTCAAATATAAAAGCTTCTTTCTTATACTTATTGTATGCATTTTGTAAATGATAAGAATGATGCTTGTTGTTTTTTAAAGCGTTAAAGTGCTGGTATTTTCTTTTACGAATAACTTTAGAACTGCCAATGTACACTTTGTTATTGACGGTGTTTTTAATCATGTAAATACCTTGATCTTTGTTCATGTCTAGTTGATTTTGATGTATACAAAAATACAACTAATTATCTGAAAAACAAAGAAATATGTAGAAAATGTCCCGATCTATTCCACAACCCCTACTATAACTTGGCGCAGCGAATACCCCCCGTTGCGTATTTTTTCACTCTTAAACTTAATGTTATGGAAAACGCACAAGCAACAGCGTTATTTAGAGGTCGTACCTTCCATCCTGATACAGGTGCTGAGGTCATTGCTATTTGGGCACGTAACAGTGCTGGCGCACCTCTTAAGGTAATCAACTCTGAGCAAGAGTTGAAAGCTTATGGTAGCCCTGCTGATGTACTCAAGGCACTCAAGCCTGTGAAAACTCAGTACGGCAACTGGATGTTCCGTCTGCCTAACGTGGAAGCAGTAGAGGAGCTGACCTGGTAAACCTCAAGCCCTGCACAGCCTTCGGGTTGTGTGGGGTTTCTAAAGGGTGAGACTCAAATACGATAGAGTTTTCACCTAATTGTTAAGACTTAAATACGAACAATGGAAAAGTATAAATTCACAATTGCTATCATTATAGTATGTCTGTTCGCAGCCATACTGGTGCTATTTCCAGTAGGTTACATTACGCAGGACAGTATTATGCTGGCTGCAGGAGCTGTTTTGGCTCTTATTACAGTACTATCTTGTATCGCATTGATAGCAATAACTAATTGATTAACAAACAGGCTGTGAGGTAAAGTGGAGTAAACCACATTTAAAATCTATAGTTTTATACTATAAAAGTAGTAAACTCCAGCTTGTTTTTTACTTATACTCTAAAACAATAAGACTATGAATATCTTATCCAACAGAAACCTAGATCTAGCCAGAACAGGGTTTGAAAATCCTCAAGGGATTTACTCCGCAGAAGAAGTAAGTGCAGTTCTCACTTTCTTGGCAGATGAAGATAATGGGGCTGAAGCTCAGTTTCCTATTGCCTTGGACGTCCGTCACTCAGACGGAAAGACTAAGGATTGGTTCAAGTCCTACTATTTGACAAAGGATCAAATGCTGAACTTAAACTTCCCACATTTCCCTACATGGGCAACGTATGCAGTTAGTCCAGGATCAGCTACTGTAGCTGCTAAAGCACAGGCTGTAGCTGCCATTGTAAGAGAGCTAATGAGTTGATAATCAAGAGGTTAGGATTACTTGCAAAATGCAAGTGATAGGGTTAGTGTGGTTTCTACAACCACTTTCCCCAAATCCTAACCTTTTCTCCACTTCAATTTTAACCTATACAATCTAAGCCATACATAAAGGCATTGGATTGTTAAACTATAAAAACAATCTTACAAGTATGTGTAGTGAGCATACTTCCTTAACAGGTAAATAAAACTCTATGGGTTTGAGCATATTAAGTTATGCAACCTCGATGGAGAGTTAATACACTAACTTAATAGTCTAGTAGGGAGACTCGGCACTGCTGCATGATTGCACCCGAGTAATAGGAGACTGAAATTAGCATAGTGATATGCAATGCTCTGATGAGATTTAGCTAGTCAAATCAAAGTAGTCTTAAGACCATCAGTAATCATGCCTACTAGACTTCTTTTTTTAATCTATTAAACTAGAATAAAATGACAAACGGAAATATGTGGCTTGAATTCCACGAAGAAAATGAAATTCCTGAAGAAGAGGCTGTAACCTGTCAGTGTGAAGGTGGGCCTAATCTTCCTGATGAAAACACCACATTTTGCGAAAACTGTGGATGTCCAGCATAATAAACTTTTAAACTAAAACACAGCCCCTGCGATAACATCAAAGGGGCTTACTGCTATTCCTAACAGCAGTATAATAGAGACACTCATACATATATGAGGGTTAGGATATGGTACACTAATAGCTGAAGGTGTACCTGAATAAGGAGACTTTATCTTTTTATACTTGCTTAATTGTAGGTAATAATGACAAGTGCTCGTTAAAGATAAAGGTTGCCGATACAGACAGAAGGATGAAACTTCCCTGTTCGCTCCGAGTAACTAGGTTAGTCACCTAGGGTTTAGACATTAAGTGTCTAAACAAAAATAATATCAGCTTTTTTATCATCAACATCCTGAACGTAGTAGGGATGATTGTGAAAGCCCATTCAATTGGGATAAGTATAGAGATGTACTGAGGAGTACTCTATATGATGGCAGCTTACCAGCTCCTTTGACCAAAGGTAAGCGTTCTACAGTAGGAAATGACTGTAGTCCTAAGAGAATATCTACCACTATTCTCTATTGTGCAGACTAACCATGTGGTAGTGGTTAGTATCATTTATTAACAATTGTTAGAGTTACAGGCTGGCTCTTTCAATTCCTAACCCACAGTCCGTATAGGTGAAATGCCTAGTAAAATTATGCGTACTACTAGTATAGAATCCAAGAATCTTGATGTGATCTTTAACGTGCTAAAAGAAGAAGCTTCCAAGCTTCGTTGCGAAGGCTATCACTATGGCAGTCTCGTGTACACAACTCCATTAAAACCTTGCGTAATTCCATTTACACAGTGGGAAGACGCAGAAGAAGGTGATTTTGGCACTTACCGAGACACCAATTCACTTGTAGTATGGTTTGAAAAAGCCATACAGTGGCTGATCGGTGGATTTTCCATCAAGGTAGCCGAATTAAATGAAGATGGTGGTGGAAACTACCACTTCGCAAGTGAAGAACTATGGATTTCCAGTACTCAGACAACAGCAGGTAACATGCTGTTGGAGATTTGGAAATTTGCATTTGACCCTAACGAAGAGGGTCAAGCGTTCCAGACACCTTCTAAAAAGGTAGCGTTGAAAACTTATTTGTTGGAGTTTGAGCCAACATTTAAGTAAAGACCAAACCACAGCCTACTTGTGGATTACTAACATACTATCTACAATAGTAGGTCACAGCCTAAACAGCATGTGATGTAGATAGTATAACCTCTAAAACTCTAAATACAATGAAGGAATATATGGAATACGTAAGAACAGAATTGCATATAAATGGTAAATGCACAGACATTTTATCGCCCTCAGACACAATCCCTGAAGTAGGTGATGAGTTTGTCTACAATTACACCCAGCAAGGTGTGTTGTACACAGATACCGTAAAGGTAGACTATGCCCACACAACCAGTACAGTAAGCCCTGCCTCCAAGTTTCTCCCTGAGATTAGGACAAGCGTTAGACGGCTACACTGTGTAGTACTAAAACGGCACTACAAGCAAAGATTTTCAAGCTACTAATTGAACTACTACTGTAGTACAGCATAATAAATAACAAGTGATAACAATGCTACAATACCGCAGAGTTATCTTAATATCTTGCTATTTCTATTGATTGAAAGTATATGGTAGGACGTAAGAGCCTTTACAATATGGGTAAAGCCATACATATACAAGTAATGTGAAATAGTGCTGGTAGATCACAGTAGTAGTTTTTAACATCTGACATCGTAACTATCCTGGAGTAACGGTGTACAATGTAAATCCTATAAGACTGAGCGTCAGTTCTTTTAGGAGGCGGCAGCAATAACAAAGTATAAGAGTTAACCAAGTATGATACTAATACTGTATCAAGTTAGCAAGGGTTAAACTTACCTGTTAGCCAGAGACTGTTATTGCCTCAAGTAAAACCTTAATGCAAAATCCTCAACATGCAGGTGAGCAGATGTATTCTTTTAGACTATGGTTACTTCCATAACTTAGGAAGTAGGAATACATTATGGTGGTTAATAGCCACTTGAGTAAGGTTATATCACATTTGATGATAAACCTATTGTGCGAGCTATTCTTGGTTAAGCTAGTAGAAATACTATGCGTAGGATAGCGACATTACTTCACTCTTAAACAACAAGAAAAATGGAATATCCAACAGAAGCTTATGCTTGGCGTATTCTTCGTCAAGATAATAACGAAGAACTGATGTCTGGTATTGTAGCAGAACTAGATGACAACATTTACCCTGCTCAGGAAGAGTACTATCTGACTGAAGAATTTCCATCTTTGCCTTATGAAGTAGAGATGTGCAAGTTCAAAGTGGAAGGTCTTAAACTTGAAAGCTTTGAGTTTCAAATGACTTGGAGCCAACTTTTACAGTTTAAGGTTAAATGACAAAATTACTTCACTCTAAAACTTTAAGGTATGATTGAGATTAATGAATCAACGTTAGAAGAAACTCTTGAAAGAGTAAATTTCTGGCTCACTAAAAAGCCAGAGAAAAAAGCGTTGAACATCAACATTACTGAGACAGCAAGTGGCTACAAAGCCATTATCTTGTGGAAGTAGTAAACTGAAAGCCAGAGTAGATTAAACCCTGCTCTGGCACATTACTTAACAGAATAAGATTTACACTCTAAAACATTAACAATTATGCGTCCATTTATCATTATCGTTTTTGTACTGATTACTATATCAGTACAAGGACAAGTTGGTTTACAACTGACCAACCAAGATGTCAAACTCTTGGTAGGATGGGACGAGCCTGCTGAAGTAGGTGTACAAGCTGTGGCTACTTTAAGCTACAACTTGAACAATCAAGTCCATGTAGGATTTAAGACAGGTTTGTACATTCAGTATGACCATTTGATAAGCTTAGATTTGAAGTTCTTTGGTCAACATGTTAGAGGCCAGATGGCCACGTTGGAATACCACTACAACATAGTGGATAACCTTCTCATAGGTGTTCAGTTGAATACACAGAGAGTGGGTGTGTCTGCTATCTATATGCTACCTACGGGTAGTGTAGGTAGTGGTTGCTATTAAGAATTAAGGTTGAAATTCCTGTAAGACACATACGAACCATCTAGCTGTACCAGAGTAAACTGGGGAATGCAAATCAATTCTGGTTCTTTTACTGATGTGTCTTACAAAATCTCCTATATAGTACAAGCCTTTACGTGGCATAGGAGACTTAATACTAATATGTACTAATTAACTAACTCTTAAAAGCTAAAACCATGCTTAAAAGACACAAAGTAGCTATGCTTGCTACTAATCAAAAAGCAAATGTTGGTGATTATATTATTATTAGATATAATAATGTAATTCATCTTGTCAGCTATTCTAAAGGACTAGCAACTAACAATCAACAACATCTCTACATTCTATCTGATGATCCAATCCAAGATGGAGATTGGTTTGTTAAGATGAGAAGTTTTAACAATAAACCTTCTTTATACAAAGAAGACAAAAAAGCGTTTATGAACTCAGAATGGCTTAATTCTGGAGATGTAAATGACTGTTTTAAAGTCATTGCCTCTACTGATACACAGCTAGGTTTACCACAACCTAGTAAAGCATTTATCCAGAAGTATGTTGAACTTTATAATAAAGGCCAGCAGATTACTGAAATAGATGTAGAATATGAGTATGTCGAGCAAGAGTGTAACAGTAGTACCAATTGGATAGATTGTGACAGCAACGGAACTGACTTTTATAAATGTACAGTTTGTGGTAATGTTGGAGCTTCTGACATTTGTATAGAAACTGTAAGAGAAGGGTATTTACCTAAAGTAGACAACAACAATACTATAACTATTCGTAAAGTAAAAGATAGCTATAGTAGAGAAGAAGTTGTAAACTTTGCAATTAAAGCTTTCTACGCAGGCTATAATCACCATTTAGGTGCTCAATACTTGGAGGGCAAAGAATGGGTTAACGAGAATCTTTAAACTTTTCAAAAATATATTATTATGAGTAAAATTATTGGTGCTATTGGAGCAATTATCGCAGTAGTTGTATTGTTAACTCTTTTACTACAGTATCTGTGGGCATGGCTTATTCCAGAGCTATTTCCTATGGTAGTAGAAAAAAATTACATTACATCAGAGATTGAATTTTGGGAAGCTTTTTGGATTGCAACTTTAGTAAGTTTACTAGGATTTAATAAATCTTCTTAAACTTTTAACGGACTATCAATTTATTAATCATTTGGCAAATTGGGAATATTCGTCAGGCAGTGTTTGTCCGTGCTGCTTTTTCTAATCTTTTTAAAAATTAACAAATGAAGAAAATACTAGACTTAAGTCATATTGACCCACGCAAACCATATCAAAGAGCAATTGATGATATGGCAGTTACAGACATTCTTGATGAGTATATCTTAATTCAGGATAAAAACTCTCAGATGTCTAGAATGCAGCGTGACTATATCATAACTGTATTTAAAAAGATACAGTATGATTACAATAATCCAGAACAGCAAACAGAGAAGGGTAAAGCCTTCTTTGAAGAACTGGATAAAAAATACATCAATTTGTTAACACAATAAAATAATTAACTATGAAGCTTACAAGTGGAGTTAAGCATAAAATTCGTCAAGAGCAAGCTCTGGCTCGACGTAAACAAAATATTGAGCAGTACACAGATTTTATTGGTAACTTTGGAAAACAGACTACAAAGTTCTGTACATTTCTAAATGAACACTTGACTATCAAGCAAGCTAAGCACAAGCTCAATCTTGCTGAACGTGAAGTAGCTATCTTAAAACAAAAACTGGGAGCATGGTAAACATACCAGATAATGAGGGACTATTTATGAATGTAGTCCTACCTGGTAAGTGGAGGCTTGAAAAAATAGCTAACAGTCAAGGGCATCCTTTTAGACTGTATGCTAATAGTGTTTTGACTGAGCTTTACCAGATGCAGAATCTTTATGTTAATCAGCCAGAGGATGAGTTTAAGCTCAGACTAGAGGCTGGATTGTTAATTGCTAAATTAGAGAACTAATGGAGATCAATTTTAAGCGTGTATTTCAGACGCTGACTCAGGTTCTGGATGGTACACTGGTACTTAGCCCAGAAGATAAAGCAGAACGCCTTAAAGAAGTAGCTCAGGCTGCTCAGGGTTTTGCTAATCCAAAGTCTGACAGCTTTGGTATGGCATTTCTTAAGACTTGTCAAGACCAAGTTACACGTATCAGACTGAGCAAGTTCAACGCAATGAAGGCTCACGTTGATATGCTTATCAACGAAGGTCTGGACGCAACTTCTGCATGGCTTGATGTTTATGCACAGTATTATCCTTATAAGAGCGTTCAGTTTATGAACAAATGTGAGGATAACTGTAATGAGCTTGAAGAGTTGTTTGATTTTGCTTGCTACCCAGATGTGGCGTTTATTGCAAAGTCACTCTATTGCTAAGATATGACGACTGTTAAGATTGGCAAGAGTAGGTACTTAATCGTACTTGCTCTTGTTTTTTCTTTATAGTTATGTATATTTGTACGGTTCAATTATTTTCTTTATATTTGAACTATGAAAAGAATAGAAAAAATTGCGATCGAAAGAGGTTATTTTGTAACAGAAGAAGGGTTATGTTACAGCAAAAGAGGCAATCAAGTGGGTTATATAAACAATGGATATTACAAAGTTGCTATAAAAATTAAAGGTCGTAATAAAAAATTTAGTATTCACAGAATACAAGCTTATCAAAAATACGGTGATAAAATCTTTGAAGCAGGTATTCAAGTTAGACATCTAAATGGAAACCCTTTAGATAATTCTTGGGAAAATATTGCTATAGGTAATCAGTCTGAAAATCAAATGGATATCCCTGAGCAAATAAGAATAAAAAGAGCATTAATTGCTACATCTAAAGTACGTAAACACAAACACAAAGAGATTATAGACTATTATAATAAAGTAAAAAGTTATAATAAAACCATGAAAAAATTTAATATTTCTAGTAAAGGAACTTTGCATTTTATTATTAATAAGTCTTACTCATTAAAAAACTAGCTTAAATAAGGGGTATGAGACTCTACGTGGTCTTCTAAGCCATTGACGTTAAACTAAGGGTCGGATGTCTAGTGGTTCAAATCCACCATACCTCTCTATTGTTTTTAGAGTGAATTTGTGCCTCAGCTACAGAATATATTGTAGTTGGGGCTTTTTTATTTAGTAACAAATTAAAGTCAACAATTATGAAGATCATCAGAACCAAAAAAGACAAGACTGTCTACATGAATAAGACAGCATTTGAGATTAAGAAAAAAGAAGCCAAGCAAGATAATTTGCTTGGTCATGTGCTTGATCTCAAAAGAGGAGAAAACGCAAAAATTAGGTCACGATTTTAATTTAAATGAGACTATGGGTATTATACCTGTAGTCTCCTTTTCATTCAATTATTTTTAATCATTAATTTACATTAAATCATTTAATTATGAACAATTTTCAGAAAGTTTGGAACGACCACACTAAGCAGTATGATCTTCAAAGCCAGGTAGAACTGGTATCAGTAGCAGAAGCTCCCATGCCTAACAGTAATGGTAAGCTTTACTACCCATGTACTGTGAAGTATACTGACCCTAATGGGCAAGTCGTAAATTCACAAGCTATTATTCATGCTAAGAACTACGATAAAGGCATGACAGTAGGTACATCCTATCTGGCTACTTTTATCCAGACAGACCAAGGTGTACTGATTACAGTAAGTGCTTTGACTCAGGCAGCACGTCCTGATGCAAATGCATTTAAGTCACTGTTTGCTCAGGCAAATGCAAAGACTGAAGCAGAAGCTCGTCAAGCAGGTGCTGTAATCTAAGAGTTCTCATAGGGTGTTTGTAAAGACTGCCTCATGGAATTATCTGTGGGGCAGTTCTTTTTCTTTAAACTGAAATAAATTATGTTAGTAACATCGCGTCCAGAAAATCATTATAAACGTTGGACTTCTAAAGAAGAACAGGCTGTAGTGAATGCTTATATAGCTAAAGAAGAAACTGCTAAAATAGCAAGACTTGTTAAGCGTACTGAACACGCAGTAGTTGGTAAGATTGTACAAATCAGGTGTGAGCCTGATGAAAACCAACTTGAACTACACAATCTTCTTGTCAATACAGAAGAGCCTCAAGAAGAAAATGAAACACATCCTCTTCTTGGTCAACATGCTATTTATGGCATGAGGCTTAGAAAGATTACAAAAGTGTACACCACACTCAATGGTACTACTTATGTACTGTTTGAAGGTGGTTCACTCTTGAGTAACATTGAAGAGATAAGAGGTAGTATTGTAGACAAAGTTTATTCTTTGTAACTTTACCCAAGAATAAAAGGTGAATGGGAAACTGTTCACCTTATTTTTTCACAATACCAATTGAACATGTATGCTAGATTTATTGTATTTCTACTGATATTTATACCATTAACCATTCAGTCAGCTCATACTTATGAGCATATTCTTATTCCTACCATAACGCTCCCTGAAATCACAGTGAGACCAGTCAATCAGACTGATAAAGAACTTATTGCAAGACTTATCAGATCGGAAGATTGCAACCAAGGTCTATTGTCCAATATGATAATAGCTCAGACTGTGTTACACAAAACCAAAAAATATAATACGGATGTGTATGGAGCCATTTTTAAGACCTACAGCAGAGGCAAGGCTTATTATGGAGCGTATACAGACAACTTCAATAAAAAGCCCCTAGAAGTCCACTATGAGGCTGCAGAGATGGTTCTTAAGGGTTACAGGCCAGCACCTGAAGGAATTGCATACTTTATAGGTGCAAATGACAATCCTAATACAAGTTGGTATAAATACATTGAAAAATACGCATGGAAGCAGGTAGGCTACCATGTATATTGCTTCGATCCAAAATACAAATAAACAAAAGAGCAATTCTTAATTGAGTTGCTCTTTTTTAATCTAACAGCCTATGATGAATGTAAAAACATTAATTGTTTTAGGTAATTATTCAAACAGGGATAAACATTATTATCCTCATGCTATAAAGGCATGGAATTTATTAGTTCACTGGCCTGTAAACACAGGAGATACTGAATCAATTAGAATAATATGCATGCTGTAATAGGATTGATAAGAACATTAGGCACATGTTCATGGAAATATGAACATGAAAGAGATGATATAGAGCTTAGAGCTTGGTTTATAATAAGTACATCTTCTTTACGTACAGATGATGTAGAAACAATAAGATCGATATGCGTAATATAACATTAATGTATAAGCTTACTTCAGGTTTTTCATGGTTTTCAAATTCTATAGAAATTGATGCTTTGGAGTTTGGCCTTAGTGGAGATTCTAGCCCGCTTGATATCATGCTTAACGATGAAACAATCAGAATAATATGCAACTTATAGTATATATAGGTGTCGAAGGAAGATTTACTTATGGGCGTGTAGGAGACAGACCTTTACAATGGATACTTGAAAATGATAATAATATATTTTTTGATAGAGTAGAAACAATTAGAATACTATGTTACGTATAAATAGAATATGCAGAAAAGAAAATTATAGCTATAATTCAGGAGATATAGATTTCAATGGCTTTTCTTGGTTTTTTGAGCCTAATTGGCCTATTACTATGTCAATGACAACTAGAATAATATGCTACGTATAAAACATTATAGACTATTAGAGAATATTACTTACATGTCAACATTTGATAAACCTTGGAATAATTTTGATTGGTCTATTTTACGAATGAATCTTCCCTCAACAGTTGAAAATAGAATAGTATGCGTTATGTAGATAATTTAGTTTTAATAGGTTCAGAGAGATATGTAGAAAGGTTGTTTAAGCATAAGTCTACGTTTCATTGGAATTTAATAGATATGGTCTTTCCAAGAGGTACTACAATTAGAATAATATGTTATATATAGATAAATATAGACTTTCTGGTTTTTCTTATTTCTTTAGAGATGAAAGTGTATTTCTTTTTAAGTGGTTTCTAATGGGTTGGATACTCCCTGAATCTTATACAATAAGAATAATATGCTACATATAAAATACTTTAAAGATGTTGGTAAAACAGCGTATACAGACTTTTGGGTTTGGTCATGGCAATCTAGACCTGACTACTTTACAATAAGAATAATATGTAAATTATGATGTATGGACATGACATAGAAGTATATCCTAACTTTTTTTGTACTACTATAGAAAACTATAATACAGGTGAGAAAGAAATACTAGAAATTAGTGAGTGGCAAGATGATTTAGATAAAATAGTATGGACATATAATACTGCCTTGCATAATGCAGAACTAGTTAGTTTTAATGGTATACACTATGATAGTCCTGTTATCAAATTTATAATAGTACAATACGATAGTCTCAAACAATTACCTGTACATGAAATATGTGCAGAGATTGATAAATTTAGTCAGTATATTATACGTACTGATATGTGGTGGAGACAACAGAATCTTAAAAAGTACAAATACAATCATCCCTGGATTGATATAGATGTATATCTACACTGGTCTAGAATGCTCAGACTGAGTAAAAAGATTAGTTTGAAATCTTTAGGTATACAACTTGGATATCCTATAGTGCAAGAGCTGCCATATCCACCTGGTATGCATTTAAGTCGTAGTCAGGCTGAAGAAGTCAAACACTACAATTATGAGCATGATATGGGTATTATGCGTAAAATACTGTTTGATACCATCAGATGGCAAGGTAAACCTACTACAGTAGCAGAACAGATAGAACTTAGACGCAATATTCAAAGAACATATAACCTTGATTGCTTGTCTTGGGATGCTCCTAAGATTGCATCTGAGATTATGCTTGATGAATATTGTAAACAAACAGGTGCAGACAAATACGAAACTCGTAAAAGCACATACAATAGCAATGAATGTCTTGAACTACATAATCCAGAGTTTAAGCTTCATATTTTCAAGACATTATACACATCTATGCAATGTGCAGGTAGAGAATTTCATACAGAATTAAACTTTATACATAGAAATACTGCTATTAAATTGAGCTATGGTGTAGGTGGTATACATTCAGTAAACAATAATGAAATATATACATCTGATAAGCACAATATTGTGTATACATCAGACGTAGGTTCACTATATCCAAATCTTATCATTAACTATGGTTTGATTAGACAGTCTGAAGTACTTAATAGTTACATACGTATCAAAGATGAACGTATGGAAGCTAAGCGTACAGGTGATGGAGCAAAGAATGTTACTCTAAAGCTTGTACTTAATAGTCTGTCGGGTTTACTTGATAGTCCTTACTCATGGTTGTATTATCCAGAAGGAGCTATGAAGATGAGACTGCAAGGACAACTTGTACTCACTAAAACTCTTGAAGATTTAGCTATTGCTGGTTTTCAGGTAGTCAGCTTGAATACAGACGGTCTTGAGTGTATAGTACCTGTCGATAGAGAACAAGAATACCTATCTATAGTAGATAATGTAGGAAAAACATTTAATCTTGAATTTGAGCATGAGCAATATTCTAAAATATGCTATGCTAATGTAAATAACTATATTGCCATTAAACCTAATGGTAAATACAAGACTAAAGGTTCAAGCTTTATAGAAAATCCTAATCTTGGTGATAGCTGTAATATGCTAATTGTACCAAAAGCTATAGTAAACTATTTTAGAACAGGACAATCTGTAGACAGCTACATTAAAGGTGACCATCATATATTCAATTACTGTTTGTCTAAAAAAGTAGATAAAAGCTTTAAAGTTGTATATGGAGATGAGGTTCTTCCTCAAAGATTAAATAGGTACTATGTAAGTAAGAAAGGAAAATACTTGTACAAGCTAAAGAACAATAAAAAGACCCATATGCTAAAAGGCTATGGTGTTAAACTGTATAACACTCATACTGATGAAGCTATATCTGACATAGATTACAGCTTTTATATTCATCAGGCTAACAGTATTATACAAACAATTGAAAGAAATAATCAACTAACAATCTTCTAAACAATCAAGTTATGGAATTTACATTTGGAGCACAGCCTGTTGTCACACAGACTGACCATGAGTTGCCACCATTTGTGGAACTTACTAATGAGTATATTGAAGTACTTAAGCCAGAGAACTTTAACAGTAGGTTCTTTGCTGCAATCTATCCTACTAGCCATAATCAATGGGCTAAGTTCTGTATTGCTACAGGACGTACACTCCCGTCAGATTCAGGCTTTGGTAGGGGAAATCTACCAGTAGCTAATATCAGAGATATTGACGTGTGTCACTATCTAAACTGGCTTACTGAAGTTACTAAAGTAGGTGAGATGGATGCTAATCACGAACATGCAGACAAAACATTTGCTGAATATAATGTTTTTCTTGGATTACCTGAATTACCATATGTCATTAATGATGATGGGGTATTTCTATCAGATATTAATGTGAAAGGCTTTAGACTTCCCTCAGTAGATGAGTGGGAGTTCCTTAAAGCAGATGCAGAAGACCAGATTAAAGAGCATGGTCTTGATGCAGTAGCTGTCCATCCTGGTAATAGTGGGCAAAAACCTGCACTGCCTGGAACCAAGATGCCAAATAAATATGGTCTGTATGACATGATTGGTAACTTTCTTGAAGTATGTGTAGAGTATGTAACTAAAAAAGATTAAGTCTATGAATCCTAGCAAACTGAGTTTTACAATCGACAATGTGCCTATCAAGTTTGATATGTTCTGTAGCATTATGAAAGCCAGATATGATACTACAGCTGAAATGTACAGAGAAGAAACAGACATCTTTGAGCCTAAGAAGATCAAAGGTACGAATCTTAACATGGAGCATATTAATGCTTACAATAAGGCACTGGAGGAGCTAAAGAGCTTCTTAGATGATATTTGGGCTTCAGTAGAAGCTATTGACTTTAAGGCAGCCAGTCATATTGAGAATATAGACCTGCGCCGTATTGCTTTCTTCTATATTGGGCCTGCTCAAATGTTCAATAATATAGAGAACAAAAAGAAAGTAGATACTTTCAACTTTGAGCCTGATAACAGGGAGTCTAACATAGGTGATACATATCATTTATGGTCTATCAGCCCAAAAGAACTAGGCTTTGAAGACAGGCGTAGAGATGTGTTTGCTATTCAGTTCTGGTGTCCTTCTACTCACAGAGAGTATTGGGCAACTGTAGATGACAGAGAAAACTTTTGCCAGCAGGGTAGCTATTCTGTCAAAGACGCAGTAGCTTGGCTGTGTGAAATCACACACGACAAAAAGCAGATTAAAGAGATCAATCGTCAAGGTGAGGTCTATACAGTTACTTACGATGTTAAAGATAGTTCTGAGCTAAAACCTGTCACACCTTACTATTTGTCTGGAGATGAGTTCTTTAAGCTCATTAATCAGCAGACTTAAGATTATTTTATTATATTTGTAAATCATTAAAACTAGTTTAACAATGAATCACAAATTAGTTCTTGCTGAAGGTACACATGCGCACGTACTGAAATCAGCACAGCCAGTAGTGAAGAAGAAAATCACTATCAAAGGCGATGCTCCATTGAGCAATTTCTTGTATCAGACTACTGTAGACAGCGTAATCAACCATGAAGTACCTGTAAAAGGTCACTCTCAAGTACGTGAACCTCATGGAGCTGTACAAGTTCCAGCAGGTGTACATGAGAATATCATTGCACGGGAATACAACCCATTTACTGAGCGTAACATGGAGATGTACGACTAATTATTTTTTTAACCAAGCTGGTTATTGGTAAACAAGACCCTGATGTCCTTAATTGGATGTCAGGGTTCTTTAATTTATGCTGAACTATGTTAAGAATTATTTTTTATGAGTCATTTATAAACAAACAGTTGATTAGCTTTAATGCACGTTTCTTTACCAATATAGATAAGAACAAGTATGTAAGCTTTCTTAGCAGCACAAATAGAGTTATATGCTACATATAAAGACTTTTTTAACCTATACAAGACTTTGGATAACATACTCTCATAAAGAGATTTTATTAGATCAAAAGTTTGGTGTATTTCTTCACTTTAGTTTAGATGAATCATTAAGAATATGCTGTCATTTATAGCAAAAGGTACTCGTCATTACTTACTCAATTTTAAATTCCAGTCTTTTGCACTTAAATACTTGAGACAAAGATACACAAACTATAGAATAATATGTCAACTATAATAAAATGTATAACAAAAGTATATGACTCATACAGTTATAAATGGTATGAAGATAATGTTTTTATAAATACTTCTTTAGAAATACGAGACAAATCAAACAGAATATTATGCTATGTATAAAACGGCTTATAAGCTATCCAAAATTTCCATCTTATAATTTTGAATACAGCAATAATCATTGGGTAATGGCAATGAGAATAGATGACCAATCAATAAGAATATTATGTCACTTATAATAGTAAACAAATGCTGGAAGACTTGAATGGTGCATATATTGCAGTTATACCTGCATATATGCTTGAGATTGAATTAGAAAGATTAGTTACAGATATGAAAGGTTACTATATAGTAGCTAAGAATGATGGATTCTATCACATACTAGTGTATGTGTGGAATAAAACGTTTGAAGTATGATAAAACTACTCAATTGTATTAAAGCATACACATGCTATTTGTCAATGGGTAATTTATTTAAATACTCTTTTGTTTATGGTGGAAACTTTGGATATACAGACACTACAATACGTACTATATGCATACTATAAATTGTTTTAGATTTATTCTGTTTGAAACTTTTGATAATTTGTTTGAGGGAATAGATGCAATACTAGAAAGTCGTAAGATTATACATGCTGTGCTTAACAGCAATACTACAATGAGAATGATATGTTACATGTAAATGAATGTTTATTTCTTTACTACAACCATGAAGATTTTGAAGCTGAATTAGCTGATTGGAACAAATGGCCTTACCATGATAATTTCTTAGAAAGGTCTTATTGGTTAACAAATAGAATAATCTGCATTACATAGACTCAAACTTAATATCTACATCTTTTTCTGTAGGTGTAAGCTTGAGTAGCCATGAACCTATATTCTTAGGTACAGCTATTCTTTCTACTCCAAAACCTTTAGTAGTCAAAAACTCATCTTTATAAGTACCACACTTAATGTGATGCTGTTTAGTAATACTTACTTCACCATTTTGTCGCAGATTTAATCTAGGTACAGGTACATAAAATTCAGAATGTGTGTGACCTGAGACAATAATATCTGCTTGTGGTACAGAAAGTCCATGTTTATTAACTGAACTGGTTATACTGCCCCATTTACCATGATGGAAATAGAGAAGACATGACCTTACTTTAGAACCATTGTTGTGAAAGATAAACTTTATAAATCCATGATAACCCATAGTATTTAGTCCTTTGAGACGTAATGCTAAGTTATGCAATGGATCAATTTCATTTCTTTCAATAACGCGGCTTTCGTGATTACCTAAGCTAATCATACCCAAAGTCTTTTTGTAAGGTTTGAGTTTATCCGCCGTATCGTCAAGTACAGCATCAAGATAATTGCTCTTGTTATGCTCTGGTCTGATCTTAGATTTATCACTACGCAGGTCGTATTTTCCCTGCATTAAACAGAGGAAATCACCAAAGATTAAGCTTTTACCATTAAGGCTTTTAATCTTGTCCAGATGGCTAAAGAAGAGCTTTTGGTCTGAGTCTGGATTATCGAAGTGAACATCTGAGCATAAATGAAAATAGGAAGAAGTCCTCATTGATCTGTATGGAATACGTATTTCCATGTATAGATCATTAATCTTATTGATCTGCATAAGTTATTCTGTTTACAACAAACATAGGTATTCAGAATAATATAAACAATATACGCACATGCGAAAACTAGGATTTAAACAATGCTTGAACTATAACTTTGAGTGTTCTTTTTCTAATAGATGGTTTCCAATTACTTTATTTATAAGAATAGACACAATTAGGCCAGTATGCTACGTATAATGATAGTTAGTCCTAAAGGAGTTAACTATATACATAAAACAAGGTTTTCTTTTAAATATAGGCTGATTCTTTGGTTTATTAGAAGATTAAACAGAGTACAAACATTCAAAACAGTATGCTACATATAAGTTACACAACATATGGATTTATAGTATTAGATCATTATTACTGGACTACGTATAGGTATGTAGCAATATTAAGTATAATGGAATATCACGATAACGGATTTACAAATAGAATAATATGTATATTTTAAATCACTCTGCTTTATATGGTGAGCACGTATATGACTGGTCATTTGAACCAGGATGGGATTTCCATGATTTTTATAGCCATGCAGGAGCTTGGTTTATTACAAATAGAATATTATGTGTAATATAGAAATAGTTACAGCAATAACTTTTTACTGTCATAGTAACTACAGATCTGTGTTTTACCATGAAGAACGGGAAGACCCTTACTACAGTAGATTCATACCACCTTCAGACAACACAATAAGAATAGTATGTTACTGTTAAATAAACTTTATGATAGTTATAATTTTAGATGGTCATCAGTTTATCTAGACCACACAATTACTTGTGTCAAACATTGGAGCCAAGTAAACTATCAGTTTGCATCAAATAGAATAGTATGTTTTGTATAAATATGATTTATGGTACTAGGTTAGTATGGGCTAACCGTTATAGGGAAGAACCAGAAGATTGGGTTAAAGTTTATGAGTGGGATATATCAGGTCTTGATGCTTTATCAAATAGAATACTATGCTACTTATAAAGACTAAACTTTACAAAAAAGCAAGCTATATAGATTTATTTCATTTTAATGCTGCTGGGTGGACAAGAGCTGGCTTTCGAGCCAGAAGAATTTCAAACAGAATACTATGTTATATCTAAAATATTACTGTTTCTTTTATCCTTTATTTAGATATGAATACAAGTATTACAATAGAACAGCATACTCTATTCCAGATAGAGCAATTGATTTAACTTTAAGCAACAGAATAATATGCAGACTATGAAAAGAAATATAGAAAGACTGAATTACCATCAAGACCAAGCTGTAGAAGCTTGGGTACAAAATAACTATGTAGGTACATGGATGCTGTTTCCTGGTGCTGGTAAAACTATAGCTTCCCTGAAGGCTGCATATAGATTGCTGGAAGATGGAAAGATCAATAAAGGAGATACTATTGTATTTCTGGCAGAGACTATAGTACGTGAAAAGACATTGTTTGAAGATGAAATACCTAAGTTTAAAAGCCTGTTTGATAAAGACCCTGTAGCTGATTTTAACATTCAGTTCAGATGCTATCAAGCTATGCCTGTGGAAGAGTTTAATAACTTTGAAAACATAGGTTTACTGGTAGCAGATGAAATTCAAGATGGCTTGTCAGCTAAGTATAGTGAGAATATAATAAACAACAAGTGTAAGCATGTTGTTGCATTGACTGGAGCTATGTCTTTAGACCAGCACGTATATCCTCAAGACATACAGGATAATGCTGACCTTCTTACAATTTATCAGACAGATGCAGAAACTAAAAGAGGAGAGATTACAGAGTTTATTAGTAAGGGGCAATTGCTATCTATGTATATTCCTGTAGTATACAAAGTAGAGACTAAACAGGCTATTGAAGAAGGTATGATTGCTAAGTATCAAACTTGGATAATCAATCACCATCTGGATACTCAAGACAGATCAATCAAGATATGGAAGAGCTATGATACATTAGGTACAGAGCAAGAGTATTATCTAAAGAAAGATAACTTCAGAAAGGATTTTCGTAAACCAAAGTATCTTAAGATGGCTATTGGTAGAGAATTAACTACCTTTCTGTACAATCTGAAGTCCAAAGTAGCTACAACAAAAGCTTTACTGAGTACACTATCTGGTAAGACACTCATATTTGGTGAACGTCTTGATATACTAGAGAATATATGCCCTGTAGTCAGATCAGATAATGCGCTAGAGTTGATTGAAAAATTCAATAGTGGAGAAGAACCTGTTATTGCTTCCAGTAAAATGCTTAAACAAGGTATTACATTGGAAGGAGTGCAGAATATTATCTTCTTCAGCTATAGCTCTAAGTGGCATAATATGGAACAACGTAGAGCTAGAATCAGATGGGTTGAAGGTGTAGCTAATCTGTACTTTATAGTCACCCAAGGTACTCTTGAAGAAAAATGGTTTGATAAGTTAAAGAAAGAAAAAGGCATGCGTGGAGAATTAATCCAAGAGCATGACTTGAATATTGTTGGACATTACGATAGCAGAGTATTGCTGTCTCAAAATTAGAATTATGAAATCTGAAAGAGGGTGTCTATTGTTTATCTTACCTGCACTAATACCAATATTTTTCATTATATCATTTATACAAGCATTGTTTACATATGGAAGCAAAGACAGAAAAGAAGAATGACATGTACTATGGAGTAGTTGAGAATGATGGAGAAATTATCCATAAAACAGCTACTCCATTCTATTTTCCAGAGTTTGCACTGAAAAGAGCAAAACAATGGATAGAACAGCTCAGAGAAGAAAAGAAACAAAAGAAAATCAAATCATCCAGAAGGGTGCTTAATCACTATTACAAAAACAAAGAATAATGTACATTGGTGCAGCAATCATTGAAATTGAATAAACTATGAATGATGAACAGAAATTTGTTATTGCATTGGTTGAATACGATTTGGATTACAAGACATGGGCACATCCAGATAAACATGAACTTATTCAAAGAGTAAGTTCTGAATTGTATGGAGAAGGATTATTAGTTCTTGACTATGATAAACAGTGCAGATTGAGATATGTGCCTGAAGGAGATATTATAGATATAGATAAGTTTAGAAAGTATTGGATGAAAGCTTATTCAGGTAGAACTGGGTATGCTTCAACTAAAGATGTAGTAGAAAAGTTACTTAGAGCTGTTATGAAAAGGTATAACATTACATTTGAGCAGTGTTGTCTAGCAGCAAAAGAATACGTAGATTCAACAGACAAACAATACCTTTTAAAGTGTGATAATTTCATTCTGGATAAGAATGATAAATCACATTTAGCAGCTATTGTAGAGGACAGTAGTGAACGTTCTAGTGTAAAATGGTTATGAGTATATACAAATCTTTTTATCAGCAGTCACTGGCTAATAAGCAGTCTATAGACTCAGGTAAACCAGTTATTATACCTTGGACATTTAGTAATAAACTATCTCAGTACATACCAGGTATAGTTAGAGGTGAACAAGTATTAGTTACTGCCAGTTCAGGTGTAGGTAAGTCCAGATTTACAAGAAAAGTATTTGTAAAAGATGTACTTAAATACGCTAATGAGCATAATATGCCTGTAAAGATTATACTAAATAGTTTAGAAGAACCAGCAGAGAAAGTAGCAAGTACACTTATTGCAGAGATATACTATAGAAAGTACAATACAAGTTTGGACTATTACACTCTCAATAATTACAGAGAAAAGTCTCTTGATGACTTAACAATGAAGAGAGTGTCAGAATGTGTAGAAATAGCTGAGTCTAAATACAGTGATTTAGAAGTAGTACAAATACCATCAGCTACAGGTTTCTATAAACATTGCAGAGATTATCTAGCTACAGTAGGCAAGTTTGTGCACGAAGGTAAAGAAGTAGATAGAGGAGAAATGTGGTCTACATATATACCTGATGATCCTACACGACTGGTTATATGTATTAGTGACACTATAGACAAATATCCAGGTGAACATATACAGGGACAAAGTATGTCTCAATATGAGACACTTAAAATGTTTAGCAATGTATATATGAGATCACGCCTTGGTCTTAAGTGTGGTACTATTAATGTACTTGTGCAGCAACAAGTTTCAGACAAAGAAAAAGTAGAGACTACTTATAAAGGCAGTACGATACTTGAAAAGATGAAGCCTAGTTTAGCCACTCTTGCTAAGTGTAAACTAACGCAAGAAGATGCTACTTTAGCATTTGGCTTATTTGATCCAAAACGTGTAGGTGAGAAAGAATATGGAGGTTTAATTCTTGATGAATTAGGCTTTAGTTTCAGATCACTGAGCGTACTTAAAACACGCGAAGGTGCAGTAGAGGATAGAGAGATACCTTTAGCTTGCAACTTCGTAATTGATGAATTTAAAGAAATTGAACTTTAACATGCCTTACAAAGCAATTGTAGTGGATACTCTAAACGGTATTCAAGACGCACAATACAGTGCAGAAAGCTCTAAACCTAATTTCGACAAATGGCGTAACTACGGGGTAGAGTTGTATAATTTTATTAAAAGCTTACAGAAACTTGGATTTACTGAGATAGCAGTTCTTGGTGATTTTGGTTCTGGTAAAAGTTTTGGTATTTCTACTCTAAAAGAAGGAGAATGTATGTGGTATAACTCAGATGCAAAAAATCCTACTTGGCGTGGAGGTAAACAAATATTTGGTACTAAGACTAAGCCAACTGCACACCAAATGATCCCTTCAAGTTATCAGCAAATACTAAACGACATTCAGTCTAAAGGTAGAGCAGCTTTTAGTGAAAATCCAGTAGCTTTTGTTATCGGTCATACAGAAGAGTATAAAGCTCCTAATGGTGAAGTAAGATATCGTCTGAAGATACTCGGTAACTTAGCACGTAATCTATCAGTAGAAGGCTTATTCGAGAATACTCTTTATACTCATGTGGTAAAAGATAAAACAGAAACCAAGTATTATTTTAGAACAAAGAACTCAGGTTCTGATACTTGTCGTACTATGGAAGGCTTATTTGAAGACGAGCTTATTCCTAATGATTTCAGCTTTATTTTGAAGAAGTTAGACGAGTATTAACTATCTTTGTAACCCACGGTTTTTAATCAACTAAATATATATTTAAACTATGGATTTGAATTTCTTTCCAGAGAAAGGACGAACTAGCTCAGTTCGGGAAAAGTACACTCAGCCTGCACTACGTGTACCTGAAGTACAAGGTTCAAGAGCAACCTTTGAATTTAATCAAGCACTTATTGACATTCTACAGCTTACTCCAGAGAACTATCTGGTATTTGCTATTGAGGATGACAGGCTGTTTGCTACAGTAGTACCTGAACTACCAGAAGGCACTAAGCCACGCGCACTGTCTATTGGTAAAACAGATCAGACTACAGAACTAGGTAGAGTACGTAAGGCTGCTTCCAAGCCAGTAGCTACATGGATTCACAATAGTCTGTCATGGCTCAATGGAGAGCAGGATTTATTCTTTACTGAGTATCAAGAAAATGTCTATGAGCTTGTCAATGCTCTTGAAGCAGAACGCTATGAAGCTCAGGCATATGACGCAGCAGAAGAAATTATTAACGAACAAAATGTATTTGCATAATGTACGGAAAAGTATTCACAGACAACACACCAGTATGGAAACCAGGTATCAATGATTTTGATAATGTCAAAACACTTGGCTTGGTAAATGTAGACTCTCCAAACTACACAGGTCAAGTTCTTGACTTGGTTATTGTAAAGAATGGTCAAGAGTATAGAGATCGTATGTTTCCTGTCAATCCTAACAGTATTCGTCCACGTAGCTTGCGTGATCGTAATACAGGAGAAACTCGTGAAGAGTCTATACAGGAAGCTACAGAGCGTACCTATGGTGAATTTAACAGCAGAGTAAAGCACATCTTTACTAACTTTATGTCAGAGGAAGAGTTTGAGTCTGTTACAGCAGATAGCTTTGAGGCATACATTAATGCTTTGACAGACAAGCTTCCTGAAGACTTTGACAGCAAGCCTGGACAAGTTATTCTTGGCTACAATAATGGAGGTTATCTTGAAATGCCACGCTATATGTGGATTACAGGACACTTCTTCTCCATTAATGGACAGAAAGACTTGACAGTTTCTGATAAAGTTAAAGTACACAAGGTTAATTCAGAAGCAACAGAAAAACCTACTAAGCCTGTAGAATGGTAGATTAGAGCTATTGTTTATTTAAAGGGAGTTACTATATTAGTAGCTCCCTTTTTTTTATATTCAGACTCTAAATCTATGTATGGTAAAATATTTGATAAGAAACGCAGGCATGTTGATTATAAGCAGATTATTCAGTATACAGACCAGTTTGATTTATGGAGTTGGTTTCTTGGTTTTAGGGTTAGTAGTGGACAACGCTTTTGTAATCCACTTCGGACTGATTCTCATCCTAATGTATGGTGTGATTTCAAGTGGTCGAATGACAACTTAGTTGTTCTTTATGACTTTGGAGATAGATTCTTTCATGGTATGTCTATATTTGATGCAATCATGTACAGAGAGTCTATAGAGTTCTATGATGCTTGTTTATATATACTAGATAACTTTCATAAAGGCGAGTTACCTAATGTTCGTATTGAACAAAGTAAAAAGCCAAAGTTTAACTTCTATCTGGATTATATACCTTGGACTGTAGGGAATAGAATAGCATATATTAAAGAAGACAAACTCTTTTGGTCACCATATGGTATATCTGAGCAAAATCTACGTGAAGACAGAGTAGCCAGTTGTAAAAGCATACTCTATAATACAAAGAACAATCCAGATGTCCTTAGCAGTTTACAGACTAGCCCAAGCTATGCTATACATGTAAACAATCATGTCAAAGTTTATAACCCTTACCATAAACTAAAATGGCTGTCTACCTGTACAGAAGAAGATATTGGTGGTATAGATGACCTTGGTTCGGATGACCAATTGCTTATTACTAAAAGCTACAAAGATTGGAGAGTACTCAAGAATGCTGGATATAATACTATATGGTTACAGAATGAAGGTTGCAGAATACCTTTTGACAGACTGATACAACTCCAACAATACAGAACAAAGTTCATCTTATTTGACAATGATGAAGCAGGTATTAAAGCCAGTAACAATCTGGCTGAATATGCTAATGGTTTTGACAATGGATACATACCTATATGGTATGATGATAAAAGCATCAAAGATTCAGCAGATGTAGTTAAAAATTATAGCTACAGTCATATGGTTAATGAATTACAAAACATGGGAGTAAAATGACAAGAGAAACTTATAATAAATACAAAGATGTAATTGAAGCTTGGGCTAATGGAGCTGAAGTTCAATACTTTGAAAATGACAGATGGTATACTATAAAAGACAACAATAAACTATGGCTGGATCACTATATTTACAGAGTAAAGCCTGAATATTTTAAAGGAGACTTACGTAAAGACAGACTGTATAAACTTGATTTTGGTAGTGGATCTTTTTGTCATATAGCTACTACTGTAGAAGAAGTAAGAAGAAGTTATTTAAAAGATAAGCTTTTTTGGTTTGTAGGACGTATTATAACAGAGCCTGGAGAAAGAAATATTTTTTATACTAAAGACTGTTCTTGCTACGTAATGTTTGACAGTAAGGTAAAAGAGTACATTAAGGTAGAATATACTTTAGACAAAAAACTAATCAAAGGGTATGAAATTCAAAATTAGTGGTAAGTGCAGAGCACATAAGCTTCTTAACTGTCCTACCTGCAATCCAGATAATGGAGCTAACAAGATTATTCGAGATACAGAGTCTAAATTCAAAAGGCTTAAGCTCAAACGTATAAAGAAACCAGATGAGTCTACCAAAGATAGTTAACAAGGATTGGCATGAGTTAAATATATGGTCTGATATAGATAATATACGAGAGAAGCTAAGTACAGTTTCTTTTGTTCCAGAAGCCTCTGATATATTTAGGGGCTTTTCTATTAGTCCAAAGTCTATACGTGTAGTTATAGTAGGTCTGGCTCCATACAATACAGTGCTTGCAGATGGTAGAGCATTAGCTACAGGTATACCATTTGATGTACCTAAAGGCTACGATAGACCTAGTTTAGAGATAATCAGAGAATGTTTATGGAATGACTACAATGATATTAGATCAGAGTGTACCAGAATATCTGATTGGTTAGACCAAGGTGTATTCTTATTAAACAAGTCATTGACTTGTACTCCATTTGGAGAAGCCAGGTCACACATGCATATATGGAATACATTTACAGAGTCAGTTATAGTTGAATTAGATAGGTTGTTTAACAGTATAGTGTTTGTATTCTTAGGTAAAGATGCCCAAGAATTAAACAAGCATGTATCAGCTAGAAATTACATACTGAATTACTGCCATCCAGCAGCTACTGTATATGCTAAACAAAGAGGTAATGTACCTGCTCATTTAGATTTCACTAAGAGTGAGATGTTTAAGAGCATAGATGAGATTACCTATAACATAGATCAGACCACTATCAAGTGGTTTTAATATTTAATTAATTAAATTATTTACACAATGCGTACTATTAAAGTATTTTCCACTCGCAATGGATCAACTACTCCTATCCAGACAGATGTAACCACATTTGGAGAGTTGAAAGAAGTTCTGGATGCTAATGACATTGAGTTCAACAGCTCTCTGAAAGCTATTGAGTCTGTCAACAATACAAGCCTTGAGCTTAACAACTCAGCTCTACCTGAAGGAGATTTTATCTTGGGCTTGTTTCCAAAGAAAACTAAAGCAGGCAGCTTGCGTACAGATTTGTATACTCGTATTAAAGAGTTTATTCAGCGTGATGGAAAAGAGGCTGTCAATAACTTCTTTAATGAGCAGGCAGGGCGTCACTACACTAACATTAGTACTGAAGATTTGGAAAGCTATGTTGACCAGTATGATACTGAGCAAACAACTCCAGCTACTCTTGAAGAGAAACTTCGTGCATGTGGAGTAGATCCTACTATTATTGAGAAAGTTATTGGCATGTCTACAGATGAGCGTACAGAGGAAGAAGCTTGGGCAGAAGAGATTTGTTCAGCACATGATGAGCTTTCTTGCTAAGAATTTCTTATAAAATATTAGGCAGAGGTGTAACAGCCTCTGCTTATTTTAAATAAGTGAAAACATGATTGAAGAATTTTTTGGAGAAGATAATGTAGATGAAAATGGTAGTGAGTATACAATAGAACTGGATGATTTTTATGTACATAATAAAAGAGGAGATAAACATCTTATTAAAGGTATGTACTTACGGCTTAATTATTATACTCAAGAGGATAAGCATTATTTGAGAAATCTTCAAGGCATTAGGACTATTCAGTCTAATATAGAATGGTATACAAGTTTTACTCATCCACATTTACCTACTCGTAGAATTAATGCTATAGAGTTTGAAGATTTTTGTAAAGGCGATGGGGCATTTAGTATGCAGTACGCTCAGGTAAATTCAGGAGTTACAGAAGATGAAATGTATGCTTTTCTAATGCACTTGCGTTACTTTCTGACTTATCAGGATGACAGTAACCCATATACCAGAATAGAGAATGTTTTTCCTATTACTACTCCTCCTGAGTATTCTTATTTTCCACAGCTTAGAGACACTCTATACGACTATCCTCAAATACAAAAACTTATATTTGACAAGGATTATCAACTGGTAGATAATAAACATAACCATGATTTACTACTTGAAATCTATGAAGGTTCAGCCCCTACATGCCATTATATTAATGGAGAGTATGTAGCATTTAATTATGCTACTTCTAAAGTAGTACTTGACCCATTTGTAGTATTATGGTTTAAAGGAAAACCTGTACAAGGACAAATATATCAGCAGGAAACAAGTGTTAAGCCAGAGGAAGGCAGCCTACGTATTAATCCATCTATATTTAAAATAATCAGTAATGAACTCAGTAAAAAGCTTCGAGAGCAAATCTCAGAAGAAAGCATTAAAGCAAGTCAGCAAGAAGCAACGCTTTTCATTGACAGTATCAGACAAATGTCTGAACCAGATCAAGTATTTATGCTCAAGAATTTCTAAAGTAGAATGGTCTGGTATTTTATTCTATACAGTAGATAAAGGAGACATAGAATCAGAGAATCTGGAAATGACAGCTGAGTTTGTTTATCCTATGTCTAAAGATACTACAGCTGCTACAGGTTTTGAATACAACGAAGATGTTATGCAATTTATGATGCAACATCCAGAGTGTATGAACATGCGACAGGGTATGATACACAGCCATCACAGTATGAATTCCTATTTCAGTCAGACTGATATGTCAGAGCTTGCAGATAATTGCGAAAATCATCAATTTTATTTAAGCATGGTAGTTAACAATGCTACTGATATAGTAGCTAAAGTAGGTATACATGTAGAGCAAGAGTATAAAATTCATGGTAGTAGAAATTTAATGGGTATGAAAGGTAAATTAAGATTGCCTTTTACACAAACTATCAAAGAGACTGTACTGGAACATTATGATTGTGATATTTATACTTATGAACCTGAAGTAGAGAAATGGTTTAAAGATAGAACAGATAAGATTATAGAAGATGCTAAGCCTAAGAAGGTCGTTGGTTTTAATAGTCCAAAAGAGTTTGTTAGTTCAGCATGGACTTGGGATAACGTAGCATCTGACTTACGCCCTTACAATACTTCTAATGAAGCTATCTTTATTGCCAAATATCTTAAGGGTGATTTAGATTATGATGGTACTATTTATAAAGCACTTGAAGAAATTAATAAGTCTACTCAAGAAAAAGATAAGTTCATTCAGGCTATGGTAGAAGGCTTTGATTATTTCTATGATGAGTTTTTTGAGACTGATGGGCATCAACTGGATGTACTATCTAAACTAAGCTACTATCTGGATCAATGGCAACAGAAATTCAGAAAAGCACATGACATTATGTATTCAGTAATTACAGAATTAACAACAGGATATGAACCACGATAGTTTTAAAGGAGCAAGCTGGTACGATGATATTCGTAAACAACAAGTACTTGTAATAGGTGCAGGTGGAACAGGCTCATGGCTAACTCTATTATTAGCCAGAGCTGGAGTTACAAACCTGGCTGTATATGACGATGATTTGATAGAGTCCAGAAATAATAGTGGGCAATTTTTTAAACTTAATCAGGTTGGACAACCCAAAGTTGAAGCTTTGAAAACCAACGTGAAAGAGTTTACAGATGTAGAGATAATCACATTGCAAGAGAAGTATACAGCTAATTCTATGGTAGCACCTATTATGTGTAGTATGGTAGACAATATGGCTACACGAAAGATTGCATTTGATAAATGGAAGAGATATGAGAATAAGAGTTTGTTTATAGATGTCAGACTAGACTTTGAACAGTCAGATATATTTATTGTAGATGAATCGAGTATAGAAAAGTATGAGAGTACACTGTTTGATGATTCAGAAGTAACTGATCCAGTCTGTACTATGAAGCAGACTACTCATATTGCATTCCATGTAGCGCATGCTGTAGAAGGATTAATTAACTATGTAGCTGGCAGACCGTATAAATTTAGAACTACTAATGTAACATCGATGAGTTATGTGGAGTTTGAATGAAGTATATTATCGTAGAAGAAGCTATGATTACGAAAAAGCAGTAGCAGATTATTGTAATGTTACATCCAGATTATGGCATCCTGTATGGTTTGAGGCACTTGCTGACGCTAGTGTTTATAAGTTTCCTAATAGAGACATGATTTCAGACAGAATTGGATATAGTTATAATAATATTCAAGGAGTCTTTATTAGTAAATATAATAAGTTGTACAGAACTATAGACAGATTAGATAACAGGTTTTATATAGGTCGTGGATATATAGCTAATAACAATGGTACAGGTTTGCTTGTATGCAGGAATGCTATAAATAAATCTATACGTATCTATGTCAGTTATGAGTTTGTTAGTAAAGACTCAATGTATAAGAACTTATACAAGAGAGTTAATGATGAGTTTATCCTGCCACATGTAGCTCAGGGAGCACAGTTTCTTGTTGTAAAAAGTATAGAGGATATATTTATAGACAAAATACCATCTCCTGAGTTTAAAGACTTTGCAGAGATGCAGAACTATTATAGTAGTCTTGGTAAATTAATTTACAATGGCGAGCCGCAATAAAGCATATGGGAGGAGAGTAGAGTCTAAATTCATTAAATGGTTAGCTGATATATTTGGTCTTGTAATATACAGAAAGAACCGTGATGGTACTAGTAATGTACATGACTTTGACATAGCCAGATCAGAATTAATTAATCAACACCTGGATAATCTGGGTGTTGATATTTATTTCAATCCACGAACTGGTATTACAGATAAGTATCAGTGTAAAGGTACAACTACTTCAAGCACAAAGACTAAGCCAATAGATGTACAGCCACTATTTGATCTGGATATAGACTATCTACTTACAGAGATAAGAGTCAAGAAGAAACGCAATAAGATGTACTATGGAGATGTAGTGACTATGCGTCTTGACGCATTTGAGAACTTGATAAAACATAAATATGAATTACAGAGAAAGACCAGAGATTAGTCAATCAGAGTTGAAAAGATTGATTTCTGGCAGATTTGCTGAGCCAAAGGAAAGTTCAGCCATGCAGTTTGGAAGCTTGGTAGATTGTTTACTTACTACGCCTGATTTAGTAGATGAGCAATATGCTATTATAGATGATAAAATTGGAGACAAACCAAGAACTATTGTGGATGACATTATTGACAACTACTATAGCTCAGGAGTAGACAAGGTTGGTTTTAAAGAACTGGATAAAGATTATCTACAGCATTTGATGGATAAAAATGAATACAGGTCTACATACAAAGACCCAGCTGATGACAGACGTTTTGATTACCTGTATAGAGAATGTGTAACTTATTACAACAATCGTCTTGAACATATTGACAAGACTATTATAGACCAAGAGACATTTGATAATGCTATCAAAGTCAGAGATAGTATACTGCATGGTACATTTACATCTGCATTCCATGATCTACCAGATGGATGTGAAACTAAATTTCAATTAGAGATTTATTTTACAGCAGATGGATTTGATTTGAAAGGTATGCTGGACTATGTTATTATCAATCATAATGACAGTCCTATAATGGTCAATGATGGCTATATTATACCTGCTAAGTCTATTGTACCCATTGACTATAAAGTAATTACTACAAGTACCAGGTATTTTAATTTGCTTAAGTTCAGATATGATATTCAGGGAAGCTTTTACAGATATGGCTTGAAACAATGGATGCTCAATAACGCATTACATGAGTATGAACTATGCAACTTCCACTTTATAGTAGGAGGTATAGGACAAACTCCATATGTACATGTACTGAGTAACTACGACGAACAAGTTGGTGAATGGGGAGGTAGGCGTATTCCTACTGATAAAGGTTATGAAGTTATGCCTGCAACTACATTCAATGTAGATTTGAATACTCTGTCTTCCAGGCTTGATTTGGATGTACTTGGTTGGAGACAAGCTTTGTATCTGTACAGATGGTATCAGGAGTATCATGCAGAAATGCAATATGATAAAGAGGTTATTGAGAATGGTGGTATATTCCACACAAACGCATGGGCATTATGACATTAGAGAGTATCAGTAAAGATATAGAACTTGGTGTACGTGAGTACAATAATAAGACCAGAAAGTATCTTCTAGCTCCTGTCATTCTGTACTATGGTGAATTGTTTGTAGAACGCCTTAAGCATATGTATGTATATGCAGTAGGTATTAATGACTATGATAATCCACATGATTACAGTTTATTCTTGCTTGTAGATGTAGCTAAGAGCAATGACTTTGCAAGAGTACTTCCGCTATTACAGAGCAACAGTTATGTATCAGACTATCCATTTGGAGAACTTTTAGGTGGAAGACTGCACATGATTGTTATCAATGTGCCATCTGAATTTAGACAAGCCTATGATATGTTCATGCAGTCTAAGTATAGTAAGATGTTCAGTAAAGAGCAAGTGTATGAATATATTATTAAGCATATAGGTAATACACAAGCTACTGCAACTATGCTGCAAACTGAAGAAAGACGTATTGCATTTGAGGAAGAGCTAAATCACTATAGAAAGTATTATAATACAGAAGATGCTATAGAGAGAAAGGTCAATGACACTACATGGATTACACTGTTTGAAGACAGTGAATTAGACTACATGATTAGAGAGGTAGAAGAAATATTTAATTATAAATAACTATATTTGTAGGGGAGACATTGATCTCCTCTACATTTTTAAAAAGATTTTGAAAAACTAATACTAAATGATACACGAATTTGTTAAACTTACATTCAAGAAGTTTAAGCAAGAACCAGATGCTGAGCTATACAGAAACTTGATACAAGAAGAAGTAGATGAGTTCTTTGAAGCTAAAACTTTACCTGAACAAGTTAAAGAAGCAGTAGATATATTGTGGGTAGTTATTGGATGGTTGATAGCCAGTATAGGATATAACAATACTCTAAAAGCTTACAGAGAAGTATATCTATCCAATATGTCTAAAGTTTGTCTGACTCAGAAACAAGCTGAAGACTCTATTGAGAAGTATAAAGAAAAGAATGTAGACTGTATGTACGAAAAACATACTGATGAAGATGGAGAGTACTATGTTATCTATGACTCTAAATCTGGTAAGTACAAGAAAGGCATTAACTATACTAAAGCAGATATGTCATGGTTATTGGATTAATGGTACTTTTTATACTTGCAGTAAGTAAAAGAAAAGATTATGGTTTATAGAACTTTAAAGCTCATATCTGTTAACAGACAACAGTTTAGAAGATTTGTAAAAAATATAGCTAAGAAACTCAAGACTAGCAAAACTGTTACTTACGAAGGGCACGATAGAGCAAGTAGAGAATTATATTTGTCTTTTCCTGACGATGAAGTAGCTGATAAAATTATTGGTGATGTAGAACAAATTATAAAGCAGCATGGATACGACTCCTATAAAAGAAAAGCTCAAGAAAGTAATTGACAAAATCAATGCAGAAAATGACAGAATCAAAAAGCAAATTCAAAATAAGCCTGGAAGTACACGGCAAAAAGATAACAATAGAAAAAGACCATGATGATTTAACTATCTGGGAAATGGCTGAAATATTTAAGTCTCTGTTATTAAGTGCCAGTTGGAGCCAAGAGCTTATTGAGAGAATACTTCCTTTAGACGATGAAATAGACCAGACATGATAACTCGTATACTTAGGTGGTTGATAAATCTGTTTACTCCTACCAGAGATATAGTAGATGCGTCAGAGATAATACTTGCAACTGATACTATTACAGTAAAAGTTAATAAACCAGTTATAGAAGTTAAGCCGAAAACTGTACAAAAGATATTTCCTATTCTATTCTATGGGCATGGGCCAATGACTAAGGGTAAAAGATCACCTAAGTATAATGGGTTTCAGTTTATAGAGTATGAGTACAACAAACGTACTGTAGAAATTATTAAAAATAAACTTGATAATCTTGGATGGAAATATGCTATTGGTAATGATTACTTAGTGGAATGCTATGGTAACTGCATACCTGAAAGGGTGCAAATTATTAAGTACTTAATTTCTGTACCAGCAGGTCTTGAACCTATTATTATAGATCAACACGCAAATGCTCATACAGACTCTTGGAACAACGTCACAGGCTCTGAAACATGGATTGCTGATGTACTAGCCAATAGAGCAAAAAGATTGCTGTATGCTCAGATATTTCAGGATAACATGGTCAAACGTCATCAATCCAGAGACAGAGGTATTAAGATGAATAACAACAGACGTTTTCCTATGCTCTATGATACACCTTATCTGAGTTTTATACTTGAGCCTGAGTTCTATACAAACATAGAGAAAGCTAAGTACTTAGCTAATTCTGGTGATGAAATGCAGGCTGGAGCAGTTATTGATAGCTTGAGACAAATTAATGAACTATGAAATATATACTATTATTTTTACCATTTAGCCTGTTTGGACAATTGAGTAGTAGTATTAATGGTGGCGTGATGATCTACAATAATGGAGACAATACTGTTAATGTTGGATCATGGTCTAACAAAGAAGTTGTTTATCAATTTAATAAAATACCTAATGAAATAGCTACATACGTAGGTGCAAGAATAGGCTACCTGGAAGAGTATAATGAACAGGTTCTCAACAGAGCTAATACTATAGGTGTAAAGGCAGGTGTATCAGATGAGGTAGATTACTATGCTGGATTCTTTATGGATTATGCATGGCAAAGAAAGCATTTGATGTACGGTCTTGAGCTTCAGGCAGATTTAATTACTATTGTAAAGAAGCTGGATTTCAACATGGGTTGGAAACTAGGTATGATTGATAACACTGGATTTTTTAACTTTAATATTGGATTCAAATGGCAAATGGAAAAAAGAACGAAATCAAAGAACTACTAAAACCAGGCAGTTCTAAGAGAAAGACTAATAGAGATAATCGTAAACAAGCAAAAGAAAAACGTAAGCTCATTCGTAAGAAGAAGCAAGATGAATGGGAGAAAGGTCTTAACTGATGTTTTTCATAATTGATTGGTTTAGTGGCTGGTCTGGATTACAATCTGGATCAGCCTTTTTTAATGATTGCTTAATATAAAAGGTATAGCATAATAGCTTTATTATACCTATATTGGCAACTCATCAAATAAAAATATTATGACTGTTACAGAATTTTTGGCTCAAGACCCCGCACTGCTTGGTTTATTTGCAGAGGGAACCATTCGTCTTCAAGTAGAAGACAGTGATCTTCCGTATGCAGAAAAGCAAATCACTAAAGTGGAACTACGTACAGATGATCTGTCTTTCACTGAAGATGTCACTGCTCCTATGAAAGAAGCAGGTTTTACTGTTGAATCAGTAGACTCAGATGGTATTACACTGGAGGTAGTCTTTGGTTAAAATTAACTCCAAACTTATTTGAACCAGTTTATCTGTAATGGGTAAGCTGGTTTTTTAATTTAATAAACTTATGAATGAAGAAAAGAGAGATAGACTCAAAAAGTTTTATAAGCTAAATGACGTAGAACTTTCTAACAGAATAGGTTGGATTGAGAGTATTCTGAAAGACCAGGCTTATGATAAAACTGGCAAGTTACCATTTATTCCTGTAGGCTTAATAGATGAAATTATTAAAGATGCAGGTTTTGAACTTATAGAATCAGATATTAATGGTTTCCAAGTAGACTTTTGGAATACTTATAAAAAGAACAATCAAGTATTTGTATTATCAGGTTCTTTATACTATGGTGATTTTAAATTAACAAAGAAAGAAGATGAAATGTCCTAATTGTAATAAAGAAATAGATATAGACTTTGTAGTGTACAGGAATGCAGAAAGATATCACAATACAAACTTAGCTGTTTCTAATTGTTGTGGTACAGCTTTTATAGTCAAACCTGTTCTTACGCTTAAAGTTACTCCTTATACAGGAGATAAAACAGAAGATGATTGGGGTAATCCTATTAAAAAAACACAATGCCAACAATAACAACTCATAGCTACTGTGTAGTTAAAGACAATGACTTTGCAGTAGGTGATAAAATGGATGTAGTCAGTCATTTTGTAAGTTGGAGAATAGATGCAGATAGACAATTATGGTATAAAATAAAAGGTCGTATAGAAGTTAAAGGGTTTTTTTATGGAGAAGATTGGACTCACACTGATATGATAAAAGATGCTATAGACTTTTTGTTTAATAAGTTAAAAAAGACTCCAGGTTATAAAGTATTTAGAAACATTGGACTTTAAAATGTAATATAATGAATGAACAATTGATATCTTTTGATGTAGCTAAGTTAGCTAAAAAGATAGGGTTTAATTGGCTATGTCTTTATCACTATCATAAAGAAAAACTATATCCAAATTGGACAGAAAATGGTAGTAGTACTGATGTAGAATTTGAAGCTGATGTAGAAGATTTGTTAGAAGACTACAATGACAAAAACTTAATAGGAAACTATTGTTCTGTACCTACTCAGTCTATGTTACAAAAATGGCTCAGAGATAAGCATGGTATAGCAGTACATATTAGTACAGATATTACACTTAGTTGGGTTTACACCATTCAATCATTACATCCACAAGCTACATATACAGGCTCTACAATAGCTTCTGTAGAAGTCTTTAGTACTTATGAGGAAGCACTTGAGAAAGGTCTTTACAGAGCTTTAAAATTAATCAAAGATGAAAATTAAAACAACAGATCTTATAGGTAGATATAATCTATTTAATAGTGACTTGCAACGTCAACTCTATGTACGTATAGAAGATGGAGAGGACTTGTATACTTTTAGAGTGTATGTTGATCCTGAAATAGTCAATTACGATGATATTGAAGAAAGCTTAGATGATATTCTATATGACCATGTAAGCAGTATGAGTGCAGAGTTTGCACAGTATTTTATCAAGAATAGAAATAGAATATCTGAAACTCTTCAGACTAAAAAGATTGAAAGAATTGAACGTCAAATAGAAAGATTACAGAAAGAACTTGAAGATACTAAGAAAGTTCCTATGAACTTTGACATAGTTAAAGATCAATATAGAGATTATATTAAAGGTCAAACTGAGTACCACGAAAGACAGTATACAAAGTACAAAGAAACAGTTGAAGAATACTCTTACCACAAAGAGAAGTTTGATACATATACTTCTATCTTAAAGAGCATCAATGATAATCAAGAAACAGAGGACTAAAACATTAGCTATGAAGGCTAATAAACGTAGTGCAGATATTACTAGTCCTAACTTTCTGTATTTTTGTGGTGCATCGTGCAGATATTGTTATTGTAAGCGTAATCCAAGATTTAGGACACATGGTTACATTAATGAAAACATGCTGGATATTCTGGCTGTAATAGACAAGTGGGCTAATGAGCAACCATATCCTAAAATACCCAATCAAGTACATGAGACTATGTATGGTGTAGATATAGCTAATGCTACAGATATTAGTAGACACTATGCTGACTACAATTGGTCTTATGTATTTGATTGGTTCAAGGATAGACCTAAGATATTTCCTACTTTTGCAACAAAGTTTGTCAATAACAAACTACTCAAGCATACAGGTAGGATTAGATTTAGTTTAATGCCACAAGAGTATAGTTCTATATTAGAGCCTGGGACTACTCCCATACATATTAGAATAAAAGCTATAGATAGATTTATTGAGCATGGTTGGGACGTAAATATTAATCTAAGCCCTGTTATATATAGAGCCAGTGAGTCACATTTATACAGAGATTTGTTTGAACAAATAGCTAAGTCTAAGTACTTAGATAGAATACAGTCAGAAGTTATTTTCTTAACACATGACAAAGGTCTACACGAATACAATCTAGTAAACTACCCTGAAGCTGAAGAACTACTGTGGCAACCAGATATACAAGAGATTAAGAACAGTCAGCATAGACAATGCACACTAAGGTATGAGCATCGTATGAAAGCTCAATTAATTAATCAGTTTACTCAAATGTATAATGAGTATATACCTGAAGTAAACATTAGATACATATTCTAAACTATGATACTACAGTATTCAATTATTATTTTTATTACACAGCTTGTATTTATAGGTTGTAGGACATGGAATGTTAAAGCTATAGCAAAACAAGATATTCCACAAGTTCTTATTTCAGGTACATTTGTGCACTTGTCATGGCTTGTATCAATTTCTATTGGAGCAGTAAGTATGCATGAGATTATATCTAATTTTGAATTGCAATACATACCTATTGTTTTATGTTCACTATCTGGTGGATTAATAGGTAGTTACTTATCTATGAAAAGTAAAAGGTTTTAATATGAATAACTTAATTGGTGTCACAGGTCTTAAAGGTTCGGGCAAAGATACAGTAGCTAAGATTATAAATACTCTTCATCAAAAACAGTATAAGACTAAAAGATTTGCTAATCCACTTAAAAGATTTGTAGCAGATATACTAGGTGTACCTGTAGAACTACTAGAAGATAGAGCTTATAAAGAGACTGTTTTAAGTAAAGAGTGGGATAGGTGGTTTATTAAAAAAGGACAAAGATACTTCGTTCTTGCTGGTACTGCTAAAGTATTTACTTCTAAAAAGGAAGCTAATGACTTTATTATTAATAAGCTGCCTTTTATGGGTCGTACTGATGAGAGAGATTTTCATGTAGAAAAGGAATCTATAACACCGCGTTTACTTATGCAATTAATAGGTACAGAGGTAGGTAGACAAATACATAAAAATATCTGGGTTAATGCTTTGTTTGCTAATTATAATGAGAAAGTAATTGAAGATGAGAGTCATTATAAGAATTGTAAACATGGTCCTTACGGTGGTTGTGAAAGGTGTGTCGAAATAAAAGATTTTGACTTTAAGAAACAACGCTGGATTATACCAGATGTTAGGTATAATAACGAGGCTAAAGCTATTAAAGACAGAGGTGGAATAATTATCAAAGTGGAAAGAGATGTAGGTATTACAGATACTCATGCTTCAGAGAAAGGTATATCAGATGAATATATAGATATAGTTATTGATAATAATGGGAGCATGGAAGATTTAGTTGAAGAAGTAAAAACAATCTTATATGCCAGCTAAGATTAAGATTAAAGTACAATATCCTGATGGCAGCTTTACTATATATGAAAGTATTAGAGAGGCTGCTGAAGGAGAGGATATAAGCTACTTAACATTAAGAACCTTATTAGCAGCATCAAGTAAAATATGGTATAAGAAAAAACTATATATTTCAAAACTACAATGAACAGCTTTTTTAATTAATTATTAAACAATTAGGAATATGAAAAAGATAGATTGGTGGGAATTTATGTCTATGCTAGTATATTTTTTACTAGCTGTCATCTGTATTTTAGATGAATGTAGAGAATTATTTGCTTATTTTGTAGCTATCATTTTACTTTATCATGGGGTAAAAAAATCCACAATAACATTTCAAAATTTACTATGAAAGAAATCTGCAGGGTTAAAAACTGCACTAAAGTAGCTTTACCTGATAAAGTCTATTGTATTAAACACATTCAAGGACAGCGTCAAGAGCGTCCTATCAGACCAACAAATGATTCCTATGGGACAATTAAACAGAAAAGAAAGATTGCTAAATAACTTAACAATAGTATCTGGAATAGGTATGTTTGCACTAGCTGTAGTAGGTTGGAATTATTGTTATACAACTATGGATTTTATAATTTGTACGGCTTTTATTCCTACAGGTATTATGTTAATTGCTATTGGTAAAGCATTAAACAATGATGGCTAGAGATTATATGCTTGTACTTACTACCTTGAGTGGGTGGAAGATAGTGCCATACAATGCTATAAATAGATTACAGTATGGTACTAACCATTTTATAGGTAGCTATGAAGATTGTGAATTTGAGTTAAAGTTGAAACAACAATGATTAAATGGATTAAACGTTGGCTAAGCAGACGCTGGCCTTTTCATGTACCAAATAAATGGGTAAAAGATACTTTTAATTACGATATGAGAGCTAAAGGTATTGACCCTGAAGAGTACAAGAAAGATTTTCTCGAAAGAGTAAACAAGAAAATGAATGATAATTAAAATAATTTTAATTATAGGAATACTATACGTTCTCTATGATAAAAATGTAAACTATTAAATATGAAATATTTACTATTTGTTTTTACGCTACTGTCTACAGTAGCTAGTGCTCAAGTACAAAGTCTACACGGTAACTATGTAGATTGGGGTGGAGATATACAGTATAAATCTATGGATGTGCATATTACACAATCCAAAATTGTAGTTGTAGATAAAAATGTATTGTACATTCAGCCTATAGCTAGTGTAGATACACTGGATATGTCAGAGTTTTATACTAAAGTTAGATATGTGACAGACTATGGTAATCAGTTTATTGTAGAGTATAACCCTATTGGTATAGAGACAGTAGATTTTATTCTAGACAGTACAACAATTAAAATCAGAGAGATATTTTATGAACATAGTCAGAGTAATAGCAGCTATTAGTATCTTATTTGGATTATTCCTGCTATTTACTGCATTTGAATTTAGCCCTTATCTATTAGTTGGCTGCATAATTATAGGACAACCTATGTACAGATTGTTTAAAAAGATAATCTACATTGCAGCCAGACTAATAGATTCAGCTATTAATAATGTACTTTAATAATAGAGGAGAGACATTGGTTCTCTCCTTTACTCTTGCCATTCAAGTGCTTTGTTCTTAATAAACTGATTAACTGATCTAATACTTTCAGCAGACCTAGCCTGATAATATCCTTTACTACCAATACCTAGTTTAATAATTGCTCTTTCATCTTTAGTCATACCTTCGTAAGGCCCACGTTCAATCTCTTCAGAACTAAACAGGTACATAATATCTTGCAGATCTTGAAGCTGTCTTGTAGCTGCAATAGGGCTATTGAGTATTTCTACAATCTCATTAACAGCACCTACTACAGGTGGTCTTACTCTAACTCCTTCAGGGCCAACAGCTACAGCAGGGAATGGATTAAGTGCAGATACTTCAAGAAGTACTCTATTGCTCTGATATGCCAGATATTGCTTGAGCCAATTATCTTCATCATCATCAGCAAGACCATTGAGTATAAAAGCAATAGTAGCTATAGCATTAACAAATGCAAGTTCCCATAGTGTCTTTTTAACTGCATATCTTTCTGTATTATCCAGCTCATTCCATTTATTGATATAATGTTGAAGCTGTGCAAGCTTAGTTTTATCTGCAAATACAGTTCTTGCAAAATCAAAGAAAGCTGAGTAATAACCATATTCTTCTTGTCCAGTTACATAGTTAACTCCTTTTGGCTTAAACCTAAGCTGAATGTTTCTGACTAACCATCCTCTATGTGTCATTACAAGCTGTAGAATAGCATCTTGGTGAGCTGCTGCATAGTCTGATGAACTAAGTTCACCTTCTATATTGTTACCAATATATTCTATCATTCTAGTTAGTCTATTTTGAATACCTGGGTCATTATGTCTGGGTACAAGTTTGCCATTAACTACATCATGCATTTGCCAATAGTCTTTCATAGAGTCTATCTCAGCATCTGACTTACCTTTTTTCTTGAGTTCATTCGTTGTAAAAAATTTCTGTTCGGAAGTATCGTATTTAAGATCATGTGCAAATGCAAGAGCAAGCTTACCTCTGACTCTGATCTTAACCAGCTCATATTGAAAATACATACCTGAGTTTAGTGCAGCTCTACTCAATCTGGACATATCCAAGTTTTTGAATATAGCTTGACTGTCTCTGGTAATTGCATGTTCATCAAAGAATAATCCAAGCTTAGAAGTTTTGTTAGGCTTATTAAGCTCAAGCATCATACGATGGATATTCTTATCAAATGTTATTTCTGCTTTATTCTTAGCTTTCTGATTGCTGTACTGACCAATCAAATCTTCTATCTTACTGTATACACTGGATGTCATATATCCAGCTACAGTAGTGAACAAGTTACCAACCAGGTTGTTAGCAGTTACATATTGTTTAATCTTATCAAAGGTCTTTGTCAGATTGACTCCACCTACAATTAATTGGTTCTTACGCATACCATAAGTGTTCATGTCAATAAACTTCTGTGCAGCTCTGTATGCTTCTGACTGAAAACCTGCCTGATCTTTTACTTTACGATTACCTAGTTGCTCAAGTACTGTTCTGTGCATAGGTTCCAGACTGGCTTTTTGCTTAAAGTTCTCTGCCATTCTACCATACATAGTAACAGTAGTAAGTAAGTCTGAACTAATCAAGTCACTATTTTCAAGATCATGTACATAATATATAGGTACAAACTGAGCTTTTGTACCATCTGCATAAGTCAAAGTTTCTCCATACTCTGTATCATCTTCAGCTATTCTAAACTCTTCAGCAAGTTGTTCTTTAATATTTCTAAACTTCTTATCCTTTAGAGTATTTACCATAGTAGCCCTAACCTGTGGGAGCTTAAACTTATGTCTATATTTAGTATGCTTAGTATCTGCTTCTTCCAGCTTATTCAATAAGAAATCTCTCATTTCTATCTGAGCTTCAGACAGATTACTAAAGTCTGGATTAGTCCAATCTGTAGTACGTACATAATACTTACCTATACGTCTGTCAGACATTTGCCCTGTACTAGGCTCAACTAATTCATTTCTATATCCTATACCTCCATTATCAAGCTCTATAGTATTGCTTCTATACCATTGCTTGAATTTCTCTTCCGTCAATACCTTTTTCTTCTCGGCAATAATAGCTTCTACATTATCTACAGTTTTTGTATTTCTTGTAAACCATTCATACAATGCTTTATTGTAAGCTTTTCTCTTCTTATACATGTCTACAATATCAGAGTCCAGCTCACTTAACTTTTTACCCTCTGATAATGCTTTCTCTACATCTTTTTCAGCTAAAGCCCACTCATGCTTAATCTGTCTGGTCAATTCTCTATCTGAAAAGCTATCTCCTGTAGGCAAGCCATAGTCTTTATTCAGACTCTTAATCTTTTCAGTCCTTGCTTTTACCCATGCACCATGTCTAACTTTATCTATAGCATAGCCTGTGTCTTTACCATCTTGCTTCTCCATTAAGGGACGCATGTCTTTGACACCAAGCTCTTCAGACTTATCAAATATTTCTCTACCTAGTTTGTAACTAAAGTTTTCTACTTCTGTATCAGATTTAACTACACTATAATGTATAGAACGTACAATAGGATCTGAAGCATGTACTAAGCTACCTGCCCAATACATAGCTCTATTCAAATCCTGATCTGTCTCATTGATTGTTTTATTAATTAAATCAATCTCTTTCTGAGCCAAATCAGTATCACCTACTGCGTCTTTAACCTGAGCTATTGAAAATGCTCTGGTAAGTTCTTTAGATTGTATTCTGTAGAAAGCTTCAAGTGCATTAAGCCTGTTGATAATTTTTTTAGTTACAGATTTGAGCTTCTTTCTATCTGCTTTACTATAGTTTTCATTCTTACTAAATTCATTGTTTAAGAAGTAATTGATATTAGTTACAGATTCTTCATAGAACTTAATTGCATCATGTAACTCTATATTCTTTTTATAATTATGTGTTTCTTTACCAGCTTCAACTCTTTTCATATAACCATACATACCATTGGTATCTTCATCCATATAGCTTATAAATTTCAACATACCTTCTGTATATTCAGCTTCTCTGATTTCATCGTATGCATCTTGAAGACGTGTGTAGTCATAGTCTCTGCGTTGAGCAAATGTCAACTTAGACTTAAGACCTTTGACCAACTTCTCTTGCAACTTACGTATTTTATTAACATACGTTGTATCAGCATCATAGAATACACCTTCAAGACCAGATGTATCAATACCTGACTCTACAAATGTACTTGCGTATTTATCAAGTAGTACTCTAAGTTCAGCACTCTTACTGCCCAGCATAGATTTGACTTTATCAAACATACGCTTGATATATCGAACTAAAGGGCTATTTATACGTTCTTTAAGAATACGTGCTCCTACTTTCCCAAGTATTTCCATCCTGATCTTGCGATCATCTTTACCATATAGCTCTCTATAACTATCTGCATACTTATTCCACTCCTCAGTTCTATCTACTAAACGCATAGCTCTATTGAAGTTATACTCTCCTTCATTAGCAGCTACTATAAAGTGCATAGCTTCTTCAGCCAAAGTCAAATTTCCAGCCTTCTCATAATCTACCTGAATCAAACTATTAGTCAAGTCAGCTTTTGCAGCTACAGACAATGGCTCTCCATTACGTTTCTCATATCCTTCTGCATATACTTTCTGCTTACTTACAGTAATACCTGACGCATTCAACAAACCTTCAAGTTTTGCATCAAACTTTGTATCTGCCATTGTACCATCTGCGTCTAAATCATAGTAAATGTTTGACTCTGTTTGATCAAATTCTCCTGTATTATTTATAGACTTTATTTGTTCTGGTTCAAAAGCAATAAATACATCTGTTGCTTCAGGATCAAATGTATTTTTAAAGACAGCTCCGTCTTTATTTTCGTCTTTAGCACTTTTTAACAAATCAGCGTAAGTACCTATTTTTTTTCTACTTTTAAATTCAAAATCTTTTGTTAAAGGATTTTTAATATTTAAAAATAATGGATAGATCAGTTGATCTACAGCTTTTTGTTCTGTCTTTATATCTTTATTTAATTCCTCTAAAACTTCTTTATACATACTGTCAGACTCCATTTTATTTTTAAAACTTTTAATGATTTCATTTGGAGTCATATTAACTAAGCGAGTACCTGATATTCTATCATAATGAATTCCGTATTCATCAGTTGGAAACACGCTAAGAATAAAATCTTTGTATTTGTTTATTACGGTAAAGCTGTTTAGTTTTTTAAGATTATTTTCTTTTCTGTAAGGAGCTTCAAGTTTGTCAATTTCTTTTCTATATTCTAACTCTGATATTTTTTTACTTTTATGCAAATCGTCCAACATTACAGCTTTAAAAGCATCATTATACTTTCTTTTTTTGAGTTTTTTATACTCTTCTATTTCTATAATGTTTTCTATTTTTTCCATTGCGTAATCATCATCTGAATATACAATAGAATTTAATTGGTCAAAAAACTTCTTATATAAATCTTCAAATTGAGCAGAAATATATTTTCTACTTGCTTCTATATTAGAGGCAAAAAAGAATCCTTTTTTAGCAGATTGTGCTCCTGTTTTTTTACCAAGTTCTTCTTTTTCAAAAGATTCAAATCCGTAGTATTCACTTCCATGATATACAATAAGAGGCTCTCCGTTCTGGTCTACTACCTTACTAGCAGATTCAGGTTTGTTTATCCAATCACCGAACCAGTCTCTAAACATTTTACCATGTACTCGAACATAAGTATCAAATGCTTTTGTTTTATCACCATTATTCTGTTCTACAAGATCAGTAAACAACTTACTTGGTTCACCATTAGGTGCTTTCATATTATCCAAGTCTGGAATATAATCATCACCTCTAGCATCTTGAATAAAAGCAATATCCATTTCTAACTCAAAACTATCTTTACCTGTTTGAGCTAACAGACTTTTAAATTCCTGACTAGATATATTTATGCAACTCATGAGTAACACTCTTTTAGTTTGTTTTGAAAGAACTCTACTCCTTGATTTTTTATCATTTTTTCAGCAGTAGCTTTAAACTGTTCAAAGGTAGTTAATTCTAAATTAGCAGCTCTTCTTGCATCTTGAATACGCTTTGAATAATTCAACCATGCAGTTTCTATAATTTCTACTGTAGACTCTGTACCCATATCTTGTACATCAAGAGTATCCCATGTTTGTTCTTGAGTAGATTGTTCTTGTACAGGCTGAATAATCCAGTCGTACTTATTAATCAAATAGTCTAAAGCTGTAGCATGACTAGGTTGATTAAGTTCTTGATAGTACATAATAGTAATACCTTTCATCTTATCAAGATTGTTAAGTATTTCTTGTCTATAATCTTGAAGTTTGTCAGTATGTTTTTCTCCGATCATCCATGCTATAAATTCCTTAACACTTTGCTCTACACTATCAGTTTTATATAAACCATAACCTCTACTATTCCAAGGATTACCTATAGCATTATCTTTTTCTAATGCCTCTAAAAAATTATTACCTCTTGTTCTATATGCTATTATTGGTTTGGAAGATTGGTTCTCTAAATTAAAGTCTTCTTTTGTTATAAAATCAATATCTCCTGTTTGCATGTTTCTAACATCAAAACCAGCATCAGTTACTCTTTCAATTTGATATTGTTCAAGTTGAAACTCAAAAATATCCCCTCTTTTAAATGTTTTTTCAATAGCAGGTTTTCTACCATTTACTTTATCAATAACTACATTTTCAGATTGAGTTTTATCATTTAATTTAGAGTATATTTGATTAGTCATAGTAGTTAAATTTTTAAACTGCTCTTGTACTTCAGTATATCCTACTTGGCTATAGATACTATTTCTTGCATCTATACTCGCTTGAGCATCAGATGTCCATCTGCGATTACCATTAGCTAATGAATAAATATTACCGTTGTTAGTTACTATATAATCTGTACCATTATAGTTTGCTATAGGATAGTTACCATCTACTGTTAACTTATCCAGATTAGGTGTACCACTGAACTTAGTACCATCTGTCTGTATCAATTGAGCTTTATTAGCATTGTTGATATTCCACAGAATATACTTCTTGTTATTGTAAGTTACTACTGCACCTGGTTTTAATGTTTTATCAGAAGGATTAAACATACCTGTTTTCTTACTAACAGATGTTGTTTGTACAGGTTTCTGAATAGTTTGTTGTCCTTCTGAAGAACTTTGTACAGGAGTTTGATTGACAAATTCTTTAAATCCTTCTATATCTTTTTTAGAACCTAATATGTGAACTTGTTCTGGTTCAAATACTACAAAAACATTTTCTTTTTCAAAACCCATATCATTACCAATAAAACCATCTTTATTTTCAATAGTAGCTATTTTAGGATTTGTTCTAAATAAATCTTTTTGTTTTTTAGGATTAGTTAAATTTAAAACGGCGCTGATTATTCCAGATTCTTTTACATTAGTATATTTTTCAGTAAAACTTTTAGCATAATCTTTGTCTGTAGTAAAATAAAAACCTTTGGGGGCTTTTGATTTATCAAATTTTTCAATTTTCAAATCATCTTTTATTAACTTGTAACCATGATAAACAATATCTTTCACTTTACTATCAGGAAATATAGTATCTAAATATTGAGAATATTGTTCTTGTGTGCCTATACTAGATAGTTTAGGAGTTTGATTGAATACTTCAGAAACTCCTTCTTTAACTGTGGACTGTACAGGAGTAGATTGTGTTACAGGTTGTTGAGTAGGCTTTACTGTAGTAGTCTCTTGTACAGGTTGAGATTGTTGTGCTACTGGAATAATAGGTTTAATCTCAGGTTTGACCTTTTCAATAGGTACAGCTTTCTTATTGAATACACTTGTAGGTGCAGGTATTCTTGGATAATACTCTTTAAACAATTCAACTGGTTCTTTAGGTTTAGCTCCCATAACTATATCCATAGGATCAAGTGGAGCTTGATAGTATTGTCCAAGATCAGGTATAAACTTAACTGTTCTTTCTACATGATTAACTTTGTATAAACCTTTATTAGTCTTTATGTATTGTTTATGACCTGGGTCATACAGAGGTTCTTGACCTTGCTCTACTTCAACAAAAGGTACATAGCTCAGGTTTCTATAATTGTTTCTGATATACTGCTCTACAAATACATCATGTGCTGGATCATTACCATTATTGCTCTGTATTTGTTTAGTGATATACTGATTGAAGCTCTGCCCATTACTGTCTACAAGTGTAGCATAGTAACCAACAGGATGCAAGTGGCTAAAGCCTTTCTTACCAGCTAATCTAAAACCAGTTCTAAAGAAGCTGTACTTAATCAGGTTATTAGCTAAATCAGCTACAGTAAATCCATCTACAGACTCATTATTAGACAGCATCTCATACCATAGATTACGCAGGTATGTTTCTTCAGTAGATTCAACACCTATAATACCATTGAACTGAATAGCTCCATCTTTAAAACTCAATCTATCTATAAAGTCATTCTTCAGATTATTGTCTTTAAGATACTTCTTATACTTAAATAATTGATCTTTTACAGTCTCATTCAGATTTACAAGATTTGATGGATTGTAAGTCTCAAAGCCATAAGATAGATAATCCAAAAAGTGTGTAAGTAATCTGTTAATCTCATTTGCACTCAAGAAATCACCACTAATATTTTTGAGCTTATCCATTACTCTGTAGAAGCTTGAACCTCTTGTAAGTTTAGGAAATCCAAGACTCTTAAATACTTCCTGTACTTCAGGAAATGTAGACTCGTAAAAAGTATTCATAAAAGTATTAGCCCGCAAATAATCAGTAGCTCCATTAATCATAGCTATACTGTTAAGATCTGGATCAGGTATTTTAGCTTCATCATATTTAACTATGCTATCTACATTATCAGCCTGAGTTGGGCCTGTACCAGAATCAGGTATTTTAGTTCTGCCTACAAGCATACTTACTGGCTTAGCTATTTGCATATAATGCACAAAGTTCTCAATAACTTTAAGCTGCAACTCAGGTACTATAGCATCTGGATCATAAGGAGCATTAATATCCATTTCATCTAATCCTTTCTCAAGCTCTTCTGTAGTTAAAGGATGAGGTTGAAACTCCTCATCCACTTCAGACATAGTAGGCAGACCTGCTTCTTCCTGATCGTTATTGAAGTAGTAATTAGCATACTGCTTAACTATAGGCTGGCTCATAAACAGAGCTACAGTTTCTATAGACATACCAGTAGCAAGCATAGTCAGTGCTAAGTCAGCTGTATAAGTATTCAGGTTTATAAACTCAGCCAATGGATCTTTTCCATTATCTGCAGCAGCAGCCAAACTTTCTGCAATTGATCTGCCAGGTCTAATACCATTTCTAGTAACACTGGATAGATCAGTATACATTTGACCATCAAACATAAAGCCTGAATCCAAACTAATATCATGCCCTTGCCATAGTGCTCTTGCTACGTTATAGTTTGCAGCAATACCAATCAATGCGTTACCAGTATTCATACGTCTGATAACAGATATAATATCTGTCATCTTATTAATAGACAAGTCATCAGATATACCTTGTGCTTTCTTAACTACATCTGACACAGACCTAATTTGTTCAAAGCCACCTGGAGTCAATATATTTTCAATCATACTCTTATGGCTGAGTACCTGTCTCATTAGCTCAAGCTTTCTATTATCTGAATCAGCTTTAGCTTGCCACTGTTTTTGCCTTCTTTTTAGTTTCTCATACTTACCTTTACCTGCAATATCATCAGCAATAACCTGTCTAACTTCTGCTTCAAATTCAGCTCTATCTTCATACAGTTTATCAAATACATTATTCCAATCCTCATCAGTTAGGCTTGTAATATCTGTCTTGTCAAATTCAGATTGTATTCTTCTCTCTATAGATGCTATAGCTTTATCATATGGGTTGTCAACAGCATTAAAGAAACCATAGACTTTATCAATATCAAAGTCCAGACCAGCTATAGTAGTAACTTCAGGTGGGAGTATAATACCACCACCAGAGGCATCATCAGTGAAACCAATAATTTCGATATGAAACATAGAATATTTATCCTCTGTAGGTATTCTATATACTAAACCTTCAAGCATTTCTGGAGCTTGCTCACGTATGGTATCTATATCTATAGTACCATCTTCCAGTCTGTATTTCTCCAGTGCTTTAGTATAGACAGGAGCATATGCTTGGATATGCTTAATACGCCCATTCTCATATACAATCTTTGGCTTCTTGGACAGACCATAGCTGGAAACATTATAGAGTGCTACACCTTGCAGAAACTTTTGCTTAGTCACTCTGTTCTTGTACAAGCTATTAATGATAGCTTCTATTCTATAGCTATGCAGAGGATGGTACAAAGGCAGTTTAGTATTTACTCCTTCAATAGCATCCAGTGTATTTTCTTCAAGTGCTTCTATATATTGGTCAGACAGACCTCTTTCAAGTACTTCCTCTCTAAGTATATTAACTACAGCCTGTGTATCTAACTCACCTTCTTTATACAGTCTGTTCTTCAATTCAGACAATGATCTGCGTATGTCTTCTTGGATTAACCTATTATATTCTCTCTTAGCTTCAAGCAGGTCTTCAGTTTCTACGTCAGCAAATATCAACTTCATAATCTGAGTACCAAAATTTTTATCTGTATCAACGTAGTTTGCAGGTGTTTCCATCTGCCTTCTGTAATCAGACCAATTGAATTGAACATACTTGGTATCATCTATGTCTTCAAGAGTAGATATTTGATCTCCAAGTGGGATTTTAATACCTGATTCAAATACAAACTTATCTACATATCTACCATTCATTCTACCTTCTACATCCAATACCCAACCTGTATCAGTTTTAGTATATCCCATCTTGGTCAGTACACTTTCCAGTTCAGGGTTACCTTGAGCAAACATAGGTGTAAGCAGGTACTCAGAGTCTTTGTTTTGTACAGGATATACAAGTACATTATTCAACAAATGATGTGCAAAATAGAAAGGTTTAATAGGTTGGAATACAATACTGCCTAGTTCTTTCTTAATCTCATCTCTAATCTGTTGGTCTGTAGTAAATGCATCTATCTCAGTCTGTAGGTTCTTTGATCTTGGACTGATACCTTGAGTAATAAGCCTATATGCAAACTCTTTAGCATGTGACCATCTGTTTTCACCAAGCAGCCTCATCTTGTAGGTCAGTATATCTATAATACCCTGTGCATCTGCCAAGTTTGGATTCTTTGTAGGTACAACAGACCCATCACTTAGTCTGACTATAGGCTTGCCTTTTTCATCTTTATCATTGCTATATCCATAAGCTGCTGTAATCCTGTCAATAGTATCTTGATCTCTGCCTGCAAGTGCTTTTCTCATCTCCTCAAGCTGAGGGCTAGGCATTTCAATATCTTTTAGTATACCTACATTATACTTTCCATTGCTGGGATAGGTAGTTACTGTACCATCAGGTGCTTCGTAACTAGCTGTAGTATCCATGTAGTTACCTGGTGACCATACCTCTTTAGCTCTTTTAAAGAAATCAGCAGAACCTTTATAGAATGCAGGATCACCTTGAGTCATTAGAATAATCTGTGCTTCATTGAGAATATAGTTAGCTACAAGATTCTGCATAATAGATGTATCTATTGTAGAACCATCTATAACCATCTTGCCATCCTCAATCAATCCAAGTTCCATAAACTTACGCTCAAGTTTATCAGCTTCTTCTTTAATCTGTCTTTGTATATCAGACTTAGTAGGCATTTCATCTCCTTCAAAGAAACTGAACTCAGCTGCATATCTACCAAACTTGGACTTATGCTTATCTATATTCTTATTTCTAATATCTTCAGCTATGGCTAATTCAAACAGATCATTGACAGCTTCTGTTGTACTCTTTTTGCCAAGATTAATAGCAGTCATTACAGGAGCATCAGATAGAATACTGGTATTGTACCAGCCTTCTTTAACCATTGTATACAAAGCTATGGCAGAATCTTTATCAGAGAAGTTATTGTATGTTACACCTGCTCCTTTCTTATTGTGCTTAACACCGCCTATGATAGACCATCTGGCTTTAGCCCATACTCTTGGGTCAATTACACCTTTATCCATTAGACGACTGTACATAGGATCATTGCGATAGAAATCCCAATTGAACTCACCAGATTTGAGCTTAGCAACCATTTTGCCTAAGAAGCTACTATTAATCCATTCAAATATCTTCTCACCTTCTATGTTAATATGTGAAGATTGAAAGCTTACAGGATATTTTTCAGCTACAATTTTAAAGAAATTCTTAAACTGTCTATTGTTAAAGTCTAAGTTTCCATCAGCAATAGCAAGAGCTGCATTAGTCATTTGAGTTAGATAATCATTTACATTCATGTTCAATAGAACATTATTATCCAGACCAAACAACATATTGTTAAGCTCTACAATAGCATCTGGGCTTTCACTCTTTCTGACCTTATCGACTAGAGCTTTAATCCTATCAGCATTTTTTACTTCTCCATTATCATAGTAGTTACTGTTTGAGAAATAATCAAAGCTATCATTGAGAATCTTGTTTAGTACATTATCTGTACCAGAAGAACGTATACCATATGTACCATCTACATTTACAATATCATTAAACTCAGGTTGATTCTTTTGTCCAACATAATACCATAGCTCAGTAGCTAAAGCACTATCCAGCTTACTCAGTAAAAACTTATAATGATAGTCTTGAAGATTATTCAACCTATCCATCATGTTTTTAGGACTGGCAGAGTCTCCTAGCTTATACTGTAAATCACCATAGATTTTTGATCCTTCATGCATTTTAATAAATCCAAGATCATCATATTCTGGTACAAACACATCTCTCAGATAATGCTTAGTCCCATCTATATTCACTCTATGCCATCCAGAGTCTGTAAGACGTCTACCTACAATACTACTTGAACTTACTATATGGTTAACTTCATTATCTAATTCGTTCAGTTCTTTAATATTAGATACAATGACTGAAGGTCTTTTTTTAGCCATCTTAGTAAGAACATCCACTGTAGGTGTTTTGAGTACAGGTAGTACACTTAATGCTCTACGCAGTCTCGCAGACATTGATTTCAATTGGCTATACTGGAATACAGATTTTTGCCAATTCTCTACAGCATCTTCATTTTCTGTAGATATATCTTCTGGTTCAAATTTAACCTTGATACCTCTAGTAGACATTTTGGCTAACACACTCTGTCTGAAATCAGCATTTTCAATAGCAGACAAATACAGATTAAAGCTTTCTGGCTTATTAACCTTAGTAGCTCTTTTCTCAATACGCTGTTTAATTGAACCACCGTATTTCAGCATGTCTCCTGTAAAGACATTATCTAAATCAGCCAGTGCTTTACGATAGGCATCATCAATACTAATCTTATCTACATCAGCTATACTTTTGATAATTCTGTCCAGCATACTTACTGTAGACTTTACTCTTGTCTGACGTTCAGCTTCTGATCTAAATCCATGCAGTTTAAATGCTGGCTGATAATTACTAGACACACTAGATAAGTCTATATTTTTGTATAGACCACTATCTATTCTATAGTAGAAACCATCAAGAGATATTCTATTAGTGAATACCATTTTAAGATATTCAAGCAAACGTTTGAATATAGACTTAACTCTACCTGCAAGACTTGTATCTCCACTTATAGTATAAGTCTCAAACTCCTCCATGATTTTTTCAATCAAAGCGTATTGCTCAGGAGTTCTATTACTATTTAGTTTAGATAGCGCAAGTCTGGCTCTGTCTAAATCATCTTTAGTCAAGCTAAAACTACTCTTAGCTTGTTCAAGTAATCTGCGTTGTTCACGCTCTGACAGTCCAAATTCAAATACAATATGTGCAGCTTCGTGTTTAGCTGTATTCAATCCAGCATTACGGAGCAGCGTAATACCTGCATTACTAAAATATCCAAATACTTCCTGATTACCTATACGTAGAGTCTTATCTATTATATGTACAGGTACATTAGGTAAAATAGATTCAAGATAAGCTACAGCTTGTTCTTTAGTTCCAATAGGCTCTCCACCTAACTGAAGACTAATGCCGTCTAAACTTTCACCTTCAAAGTCATTTTCAAAATCCTGCTTTTCTACAACTCCAAGTTCTACACTGTCTAAGTCTACACTAAATTGTGTACTATGAGTATGTTGGTCTGGATTGACATCAATCTCTACTCTGTTGTTTAGTATAAGCTCATTGTAGTTGCCTGTATTAATCTTTCTTGAGTCTACCTGTAGTGGCAGACCATAGAAATTAAATCTTGTATTTAGGCTTGTAAGATAGTTGTCTATACTGCCTTCATGCTTTTCATTCAGGAACTCAGCAAAGTTTGCACGAAAGTCTGGCTGTATTTTACCTTTGTTGTTAAATCTAACAATAGACCTGATTTCATTTCTAATATCAGACCATCTGTTTTTCCATAAGTCTGGATTACTCTGAGCTACACCAAGCAACCTTCTAATAGCTTCCAGATAAGTTACCTGCTCATAGCCAAAGATTTCTTCAAATACAGGTAGTTCATTCTCTTGGATATAGCTTTCACTATCCAGTCGTTTGGTAAATGCTCTATACCATATCTGACCACCATCTGCTGAATCAACTGCCAGATATACACCACCTGCTGTTGGATTGTTTACTGGAGCTACTCTACCACTGCCTCTGCGTATATCTGTACCATTAGTAACCAGTTCTGTAGTTTCACCAGCAGTAATACCTATTCCAGCTATAAGATCATCTCCAAGTACATCAGCAGGTTTATTACGCTGATTAGTATTCCATACTCTACCTGTAGATACTTGTGACAGACGTGTAGTTAAACCAGACCTAAACATTTCTGGCTTACCTTGTGCTACATATTCAGCATATATCTGCTCTCTAATAGCTGCAAGTTTAACACTGTCTGCTGTATTAGCAGGATTACGCAACAGACCAAGATAGACCTTCTTAGTGTCATCTCTGACCATAATAAGATGCATCTTGATTTCATTAGCATTATCCTTGTATGTATCATCATTGATTTCAATAAATACTTCTCTATCTCTCCAATCAGGCATTGACTCAGCAAATGCTCTAACCATTTCAAGATTAGATTCTGAATTTAAGTATTTACTCTGCCATTCAGTTGGAACAGGATTATTGTTTGCCTTATACTTTAGAGGTTGTGATTTGCCTTCTACTTTAGGTAGGATATAATCAGACAGTTGCTCTTCTGTATATTCAAGCCAAGGTTTACCATAACCATACAGTTTATATTTACCATTAGGTAAAAGCATAGCCATAGCTATATCATGGAATACAGCAACATTAGGTTCTGCTTCAGCTTCTCTGGATGTACCTAGTAAATCACCACCTTGCTCTGGATTATCATATGGCCCAATAGTCTGTGGCTCATCCTCTGTAGTATTCTCTACTTGTTCTTCTACTTCTTCTTGAGCTTCTGCTTTATCTTTATTATCAAATATTTCTTGTACTGGATCAGCATTAAGTATATCAGTTGCTTCCTGATCTACTACACCTTCAGCTATATCTTGCTGTGTAGGTACTTGAGTTTCTAAAAAAGCTAATTCTGCATCATATTTAGCATTGATTTCTTCAGTAGTAACTTCTAATTTTAATAATTCTTCTCCTATTAAATCTTCAGTCCATCCCATTATATCTTCTAATATTCCAATAATCTCAGATTTTTGTGGAATAGGTTTATTAAATCTTTTACTCCATTTAACTAAAGATTCATAAAATAAATCAGATATTGCATTTAACCATTCTTTAAATAAAGAAGTTTTTTTACCTTCTGATTTTAGTTCTTTTAATGTGGCTTGAAAACTATAATTACTAAAAGCCTCTGCTAAAAATTCATCTAAATTAGTAAGTCCATACTCTGTTGAAGAAGGAAATTGTTGTTTAACTTTATTATAAATTCTTTCTAATTCTGTTAATGCCTTTTTTTCTTTTTCTGTAAGTTTAGCTTTATAACCTGGAATTAATCCAGATTTTTCCATTTGATACTCTCCGACTTTTTCTTTTGTAAAAGTATGTACTAATTCATGTATAAAGGTTTTTACAGCATCGACATTTCCTTCTAATAAAGCATCAATTCTATCTTGTCGCATAGCCATTCCTTCTCCTGTAGCCAATGCCCCAAATTTAGTAGCATCCTTCCCACCTGGAAGTTTTAACCCTTCAGAATTGATTATAGCAAAAGTGTTAAAATCAATTATTTTTTCTAGTAATCTTATAACAATACCTTGAAGAGTAGTTGAAGGATATTTCTTTTTGAGATTTTTAAGTACTTTTTTAGTAATTTCTCTACCTTCTTTAATTTTCTTTTGTCTATCTTCCGCTTGCCAATATTCTAATTCTTCTCGTCTTCTTTTTTCTATATCATCTTTCTGAGTAGGCGAAGTTTGTGTAAGGGTGTCTTTACTTGCTACTCTATCTGCATACTCAAGAGCTTGGTCCATAGTAGAAAACTCCTTTGACATATCTTTTCTGACTCTAAATCCTGTAGAAGTACTACTATCTTTTACAGCTACACTTACTATATAATTTGTTTTAAACAGCTCTTTAAAAACTTGTATTTTAAATTTATTCCCTACATAAACAACAGAATTTCTTTCAGACACAAAATCATTATTATAAATAGTACTTACTCTTTTGTTTATATTATCACCTGTTGTTGAAGATGTTTTTGTCTGTTTACTTTCACTAAAGTAATTCTCTGTAGCCTCATTAATATAATCTGAATCACCTACTCTAGTTCCATTTTGTCTATACCATCCAGCTCCTTTATTAGCGTCAGTTCTTTTACTGACATCTTCACGCTGTCCATTACGTCTGGTGTAATAACTCTGTGCTCCTTCTGGAATTTCTTCAATACGAGAGCTTTTTTGTGGCGTTTGTTCCTGTTGACTCTGTACTTCCTTTTGTGTCTTAGCCTGACCATATTCCTGGAGTAGTTTGTTTACAAGATCATTACGTCTTGAACTATCAAGTTGACTGTTCAAGAATGGAGTTTCAGACAAGATAGAATCAGCAAGAGACTCAGCTTGTTCTCTACTTTCTATAGAGTTTTTAGGTATAGCCCTAATAGCTTGAGCTATATTTTTCTTGTCTTGTACAAGCTTCTCTGAAAACAGTCTGCCTTTATCTTCGTCTGTAATCGGGCTGTTCTCAATCTCTTCTGGTGTAGTAGCTTGTTCTGCTTTAGCCAGAGCTTCCTGATACTCTTGTTTAGCTTTAGCTTCAGCCTGCTTAGCTTTAGCTTTTGCTATTTCTTGCTGGCCTTCAAGAGTTTCATATTTCATTAACTCCTCATTGGTCTTCATAGCTTCTACACTAGAAATAGCCATCTTTTTAGCAGCTTGTCTCATCTGGCTACTGTATGCAGCAAAGTCTGATTTATTGTACTCTACATCTTCAAGAGACTTCTCCAATTGTGCCTTATACTCCTTAGCCTGCTTGGATGTATTGTTACTAAGTGCAGCAAGTTGAAGCTCATTCATGTACGCATCAAAAGCTTTTGTGTCAGACACATTAGCTTTAATAGCTTCAATCTGAGTTTGTGTATCAATCTTATCCAGTTCAAGCTTTTTAGCTTTTACTCCAAGCTTGGTAGCTTCTTCTCTAAACTCAGCTGGAGCACTACTGTAGAAGCTCTCTGCATGTTTAGCTAACTGATCTAGTTTGTCCAGATTCTTATTGTAAACTTCAGGACTCATGCCTAAATCTTCTGGATTAGCTTTACGCATTTCAGCTACAGCAGCCTTTAATTGATCGAAGTCACCTTTATCAATAGCATCTTCGACAAGATTCATCATAGCTTTATCTTGTCTTTCTGCTGGGTCAGTAGTCATTAAATCTACAGTCTTTTCAATAGCTCTGCTACCTGCTGTAAACATACCACCACCAAGAGCACCAAAGAAACTAGCTGTCCATAACTGTGGGTCTTGCAGATATCCAGTCAGTCTCTGACCAAAGTTAGTGCCATCTTCATCTTTACCTTCTATATCCAGAACTCCTGTTCTTTCTGCTTCCTTGCTAATAACAAATTGCATAGCTTCCTCAATAGATTCTTGCCCTACTGAAGACAGCAACTCTTTACCTATAGCTTTTTTACCAGTACCACCTGCAAGCTTACCAAAGAAACCACCTGCTGCAAGATATTGAGGAATGTCTGTAAGCAAGTTAATGTAGTTGGTATTGTAGCTCTGACTGGCTGCATTACCTGCAATCTTTCTGGCTTCTGGATCAGATTTACCAGCTTGGATGGCTTTATTGTAGACAGTATCAAATACCTCTTTACCTTCCATCATATTCTCAATATGACGTGAAGTAACTGCCGCAGATATACCTGGAAGTACTTTCTGAGTAGATGATAACCTACCTGCTATCTTAGCTGCATTTCCAGCTCTACCTAGTAGCTTACTGGTTATTCCAGCAGCTCCTGCCGCAGGTAGCATAAGTGCAAATGTACTGCCTATGCTTGGAATATTAGTAGCCCACCATTCACCATCCCAAGGCTTAAACCCTTGCATAGCTGACTCACTGGCATATACAGGAGCTACATCTTGACCCCATTCTTTAATATTGTCACCAATGTTAGTTAGCCAGTTACCCCATTCAGTCTCTGTACCTGCTACAATATCTTGTATATCTTTAAGCTCTCCAAGATAACCAATACCAGCTACTGTATCACCAGCAATAGTAGTACCTATCTGAAATAAACTATTAGCAATAGCTCTACTGTTAGGCTGATTAGCAGCCATTTGATCTCTAACTTCAGTAGCAGATTGATCTGCCCAAGTCTGACCTGTTTCTTCTAAATCAAATTCTGTCTGTTGTGGTACTGGTCTACCTTGTATTTGGTTTAAACCAGTATCATCTATTCTACCTTTAGACAATTGCTGTACTACCTCATTAAATGTAGGTGGAGTAACTTCTTCTTTTCTTCTCTTAGACATAGTTTATTGATTTAGTAAGCTGCCGCCTTCAAATCTTTCCATTTCTTTTAGGAAAGCTACTTTTTGTTGTTTAGTCATACCAGACCATTTTTCATTAGTCATGTATAACTTGTTAGGGTCATTAGGGTCACTGGTAATATAAGTCCATCTTCCTTCATTAGGGTTGCTCCATTTATTAAACCCGACTTTATCTATGACTCTAATTGTTTGATCTATAGGATCACCTAATATTCTAGTAGTAGTATAAGTTTTTCCATCTGAACCTACAAACGTATCTCCTGTATCTACATAATCAACTCCTTCTACAAGACCTGCCTGCTTTGCTAAAGCAACTGTAAATGCAGCTGGATTATTATTTCTATCACCTCTTTGCTGAGTAGTTCTATTTTGAGCTGATTTTAACAAAGATAACATTTCTGCTAACTGTCCATCATTCATTGTCATGTTATTATTCATGGCAATATTATCTATATACAGTTTATATCTGTAAGCTCCCTGAGCATCTTTGTTTCTTTTAATCTCTATATTATGACCATCAAAGTATTTATCGTCTTTATAGGTATGTACTTTAGCATTACCATCAGTATTGGTAATACGTTCCATATCTAACTGTTTGTTAAAAAAGTGCAAGTCTTCATAAACATTACCCTGACTACCTAAAGCATTATAAAAATCTCTTGTTAAATTAGAGTCTTCGCTATATTCATAATATACATAATCTCCTGGAGTAACTTTAGCTCCTGATTCTTTACTATCTACTACTTGTGTTTGACCATAATAGTATATTTTATTATCAGGCCCTTTAACAAAACCCATAGGTTTAATACCAGCAATAGTTTGTTTGTCTTTAGGGCTTACTTTAGATTTATCTTTTGTTAGCTCAAATGCAAAACCATCCTTCTCAAACATTTCACCTGGACTAACTCTGTATATATTTGCACTATCTACAAAGCTACTAGACTCTAGTAATTCACCATTATTATTTACTTTTGCATATAAACCTCTACCATCTATTTGTAATCTTCTAATAGGATGAATGTCATCTCCTAAATACTGAGCCTCAGAGTTCCAATCAAATCCCTGGCTCAAGTAGTTAAGTACAGGCATTGATCTTTTAAGATTAGGTAGTAGTTCCTGACTTATTTCTGAATGTAATGCTTGATTATCGTATTTATTAATTTGATTTTCTAAATAATTCTTGCGCTGTATTATTTCATATTTAACTAAAGAATTTAGTAAGTTATCTTCTTTGACCATCTCAAGAACATCTCTACTAACTTCTGCTCTTTGTCTGGCTAAAATAGCACCTCTTGCAGCAGCTACTTTATACTCTACAGGTGTACTTGGATCAAATTCTTTATACTCTTCTTTTGCTAATTCTTCTTGTAACTCTTTTGCAGTTACTCCTTTAATTTTACCTTCAGCTACGTCTCTATATCTTTCTATATTACTATAGAGTTGTTGTTCTTGCTGTTCTGTAATAACTCCATTCTTTCTGTATTTCTGAATAAGAGTTGTTACAGGTGCGTTATTAATAGACTCAACTAAAGCATTTGGGTCAGTTAAAGGCTCTATAATAGTAGACTGATAAAATTCAAGTTCTTCTAAACTTTTATCTGGTGTCCAATTATAAATTTGTTGTTCTTCATCTGAAAGTATATTTGTTACATATCGTTGTTTATACTGATCTCGAACTTCCTTGTAATAAGCTACATCTTCATTAATACCCATATACAAGTAATCAGCCTGCTTTATGAGTTTGTCAGCTTTCATTTTAGCCTGCTCAGGTGTAACAGTAGGGTCAGCTAACTGGAAGCTTTGTTGCAACTCATTATACTTGTCACCCACAAATACTTCAGATGGAAGACTATAATAGTCTGCATCATTTATAGTACCAAATTCTTCAGTAGTATCTGGCATATATTTGTAAAATACACCGTTCAGTACTATCTCTGGATCAACTTGTTCATTCTGTAAAGTAGTGCTAAGAGTTTCTGGTAAGCTTTGAGTTTTCTGTGTAAACAGTCTTTCTGTATTCTTATAAATCTCTAAACCCTGATCTTCTTCAAGAACTGAACCATCTTCAGCTAATTGATTATCAGTTTTAATCTCTGTAGTAACAGGAGTTTGTACAATTTGTACTTGTGGAGTATTGGTAGCTTCTACACTTTCTCCATTCCTAAGTCTTCCTGCCCTGCCTTCTCCACCTAAGTTACTTGGAATAAACCTATGGCTCATTTGCTCTTGGCTATAACTAAAGCTCTGCATAAAGTTAAGAGCTTTTTGACCAAGAGGATCATTAGGATTAAACTCACCAGACTCTAATAGAAAGTCAGTAACTTCCTGTTCTCTGATACGTTGTCGTTCCTGACTGGATTGTATTAAATCTTGACCTACTACACCTTTAAGTACACTGGCTATTTTATCTGGATCAAGATGCTTAATCATTCCCTGAGACATTACATCTCCAATAGTCATACCTTGAAATCTTTCTTCCCATTCAGGCCCTACAGCATAAGCGTTAGCAGGAAGCTTTGTAATACTTTCTATCATTTGCTTATTAACTTCCTCATCAGAATACATACGTACCATCTCAGGAGTCTCTATAGTACCATAGTTACCTTGTTCGTCCTTGAAAGGACTTGCGTTTTCTTTTAATTTATTCTTGTAGTACTCATAATCTTGAGGGTTATACTGTGAGCTTTTAGGGTCTAAGTATATAGTTTGAAGCTTTTTATCTTCAAGATCATACTCTTTCTTACGTCTTTCAAGCTCAAAATACTCTCCACCAGGTAGCTTATCACGTTCTATTTCACGTAAACCTTCATTCATCAAACGCCTGCCTTCATTAATGTTACCTTTAGTAAAAGCATCTGTAGTCTGAGCTATTAAATTATCATACTTAGACCTAAACTGCTGAGCAGCTTGAGTGTCTGATTCTGAATCTCTCCAGTAATCAGGCATAATACGTTCAAGCTGTCCCATACCAGTATCATACTCAGTCTGAAGCCCAGTCAGAACTTCATCCATTACTTCCAAATTAGGCTGCCATTCAACAGGGGTATATTGTTGGAAGCTATAGTCATTATCAAGAAATTGATCGTATCTAGATATAGCCATCTTTATTGTGCTTTTGCTTATTCAAAGCTTATTATCTCAGATAATACTTTGTTGTAATCTCCTTCACCTGTTTCAATATACTTTCTGAAAGCGTCTGAAGGCTTAAAGTTTGGATTCTTCATTGCAAGCATAGCAAGACCAAACATGGTATTCTTACGCTGCATTTCATTCATGTTAGCCATTTGCTCTTTAGCATATTCAAGCTGATTGATAGTAGTACCAACCTTACTCAAGTCTTGCATAAACTTACGGCCAGCCAGTCTTGCATTTGCTTCGTTACGAGACTGCATATCTTGCTGTCTAATTCTTTCCTGTGCAGTAATTTCAGACTGTCTATCTGCTCTCTGCCCCAATGCTGATTTAAGCTGATTATTAGCTTGCTGTTGTGCAAGCTGGGTTTGTGCAGCATTTTGTCCTGCTCTGGCAAGTATACTAGCTACTCTGCTTGATCTTTGTCCAATACCACCTACTTGGTCACTGACTGACTGAACAGCCTTTGTAGCTCCTCTATTGATCTCTGCAAGCTGTGGTGCAAAATCCATAAACATATCCTGCATATACTGATCTCCTCTACTATAGTCTGGTAGTTGAAGTTGTTCTTGTTCAGGCTTTCTCAAAGCATCTACAGCAGAACCAACTAAAGCTGCACCTTTAAACCCAGCAGCTAAAGCATTAAGGCCAGTTAACTTAGATAAATCCCCGCCATCTTCCATAACTCCCATATCAGCTACAAAATTTTCATTAATCATTTGCTGTTGCCTGGCTAATTCATTCTTAGACTTAAGCCTTGCAAGTTGAAGTATTTTACTTCTTCTATCTATATCTGAATTTTTACTAGTCATAGTGTTAATCTTTTTAGCTTTCTCAGCAAATGTTTTATTTCCATCCTTAAGATGGTCTGAATAAACATAGCCTCTGTAGCTGTTTTCATTCTTTTCAATTTCTGCTGCTGGTGCTACAGCATTGGGATTACCATTCATATCAATAACTTGTCCACCATCTGCATGGCTTGGAGCATTATATTGTTTGAACTGTCCACCTAGTTTATATTGTTGTAGCATATTACCAGCTTGCTCAGGTATGTCTGTCTTAGCCATCAGATTACCTAATACACCAAGTCCAGCACCAACTGGTTGAGCACCAGGTATCATACTAACTACTGGAGCTATGTTTTGCAAGAAACCACCTATCTCACCACCTTTTTCTAAAAATGGATCAACTACTAAACCACCATCTTGCAACTTACCTTCTCTTTTCTTCTTAAGATAAACATTAGCCCAAAGACCTCGTTTAGTCTTTTTACCATCTTTAGTAACGTAAGTATTTTTATCTTTTAAGTACCCTCCTTTCTTAGCCATTGGTATATTAGTTTGCGCATCGTTTGATGCAATAGAATTTAACAGTATCTCCATTGCTCCTATATTAGGAATAATCTCTTCGAGGTCGTTAATATCTTGAGTCTTTCTTATATTTTTATTTTCAAAAGCTTTAATAATATGATCTTTGGTAATTTCCTCTTTTCTAGGATCTACTATACCATAGTCATTCATTAGCTTTTTCAATTCAGTAAGTCTAGCATGTACTTCTGTAGGATTATTTCTATAACCAAATTTATTACCTGTTCTGGTATCTAAATCATAAATACCTCTTCTCTCTTCAAAACTATTATTGGGAGTAACCTCATCTATTAAATTCAAAGCAAAAGGAGTTAGCCGATCAAGTCCTTGTGTAGAAGTATGAGTTAATTCATGGATGCCTACATAAGGATCTCTATTCTTTGCTACAGGATCAACATAAGTTCCTTTTGGTAAGTCAGAATATTCAGGTTGCACTTCTTGCTCCCTATCAAAATATTTCATATAAGTAGGTGGTTTACCTACAGATATTCCTCTCAAATAACCAAATCCTTTTGGATGAACTTGTTTTTCTCTTATAGGATATTTAGAAATATTTCTACTACGTAAGTCAATCTCTTTCTGTAGTTTAGGAGAATCTAATTCTACTTGCATTTCTTTTGCAAGTATTTCTCTATACCTTGGAGAATTAATATATGAGTTTAACCATTGAGACTGCTCTTTATAATCAGAAGCAACTATTTCTTTGTCGTTTGTCGCTTTAATATCACTCAGTTTAGCAAACCTATTGTATTTTTTAGGCGGGTCACCTATACTTCCGCCTTTACGTAACTTCTCATCTTCTTTGCTTTTAGCGGCACCATATCCTAATCCTAAAGGAATCAATCCTTTGTATATATCAGGATTAGTGATATCAAACATTCCATTGTTACCTATTGCTGATTTTATCAGATTTGGATTTTCCATAGATACTTCATATCCGTGTTCATAATAAACTTTTCTCATATGTTTACCTGCCTTAACAGCATCTACTGGTACAGGTCCGTGGTGCCATAAAAAAGTAGGAGGAACTCCTTCACTTACTCCTGATAAGACATTTTCACCAGCTGTAATAACTGTTTTAGGAGCTAAATATGTTTGATAGGTTCTTCCTTTTGCGTTTTTAGGATCTTTAAAGTTTTGATACTTATCAGCATATTTTTTTAAATCTGTAAAGTAAATACCAGATTCTCCTGTAGTAGTAGTAGGTGATTTTACATATCCTTCTTGTCCAGGTTTTAGAAAAACTCTTATATCTTTATTGGGACTTCCATGATACATAAATATAGGTTCTCCGTTTGGTTTAGTTACTTTACTATTTTTATAGAACTCTTTAAAATTCTCACTATTTTGTTGTACAAATTGCTCAGGAGTTCCCTCAAACTTAGAACCATCTGGATTTTTCATCCATGTACCATCAGACTTAGCTTGTTTTTCTATAGCTAAATATTCATCCATCAAAGGTTTATTCTTTGGGATTTCTTTATTCCATTTTTTCCAATCTATCTCTGACTTAAACTTAGATTTCTTACCCGCTTGTTTAACAGCCTTCTTACCTATTTTATTTAATCCTTTAGGTAATACTCCGGGATTAACTAAACCTGCTCCAATATCAATAGCTAAAGCACCATATGGATTTGTTACACCAAGAGCTTGAGATATAGCCTGTTGCTCAGAAGTAAAAGGTCTGAATAAACTCGCATCTTTTCCTCGTAAAGCATTTATACCTTCTGCTACATAACCAGGTATAATGTTATAAGGGTTACCTGGTAAGACGTCAGTAGGTGAATCTATAGAAAATCCTTTTATTAGTTCTTTGTGTGCTTCAGGATGTTTTGTTCTAAGGAAAGCTATGCCCTGATCTACAGCCTGCATAGGACTATAACCTTTACTTACATAATAAGGAACTAATTCATTATTGAAGTAAGTCTGTAATTGTTCCCTTCTAGGACTGTCTTTTTTACCGGGAGGATCACCTATACTTCCACCATTTTGTAATTGTAAATTAGGAGTGTACCCTGTATTACTATCTACAGGTGATTGTATAATAGGTGTATATTGATCTCTAAGACTCTGACTCAACTCAGTTTCAGGATATTGCTCTATGTAATCCATGTTGCTATTAAAGCTATCAAGCTTAGCTTTAGTATAATCTTTACTAAGTTGCTCCAGTCTTTTATCAGATGCTTCCCAATCAAAACCTGTAGGATTAATAAACTTGTTGTAAGCATTTTTAATCTTGTCTGTCAGATTACTAAATTGAGGTATCTTATCAGGATCATAGCTAACTTGAGCTTTATCTCCTTTACCAGAATAAATAGGGCCTCCGTCCTGCTTAGCAAAATTCTGATAAAAGGTAGCTTTCTTCATAGCTCCAGCAGAATACTTATCAGGATTACTTTTTATATGTTTAGCAAGCCTATCCATAGACATTCCTTTTCTACTGGCAAGTGCCTTGAATGTACCTTTGCGGCTTGGTTTAATTTTTATACTGCTCATAACTCAATATGTCTTTTTGTAGTCTGTGTTAAATGAAATACAATCTGATCTGTAGTATTTGATATAAGCCTGATCTGAAAGAACTTATGTCTAATAGGTACAAGTTTCCACTGATTCATTTCATAATCTATATTAGCTGGTAACTTATCAATATATCCTTGATTACCAGTATACTCAGACTGTATATCCAACCATTCGTCTGTTGTTGTAGGATTGGTTGTATTCAAATTGCGTATCTGACTGATTCTATAATCATCCTGTGTACTTGTCACAGTCTTAATGATGTTACTCCATTGTGTTGGATATAAGTTGTCTTCAGCAAGCTCCTGTATACCAGTAGATTGATTATCATTGTAAACTACAAACTGATTAAATGTAGGATAGTCAGATGGACTGGCATAATAAATAATAGTATCTAAATCAGATGTAAGTGCTTGTCTATCTACATATTCTATTTGGAACTTACCTTTAATACCATAAAACATATTATAGTCTGTGCTATCATGTCTATAGATATTGTTATCAAGACTACTATAGAAAGTATCTCTATCAGAAAACATTAGTCTTGGATGCCATGTATGCCATGAACACCATGCACCATATCTTGTACTATAACTCAATGTCCATGATTTATTAGCAATAACTGTTGAGCCATCTCTGGGATCAAGCTGACCTGTAGGTACAAAGCTTTTCTTGGATATAAGAACTCTTTTATAGTATGGATCATAGCTCATTATCAAATCAAAGTCTGAGCCTGACTGAGGTAAGTTTTGTCTCATCCATGTGTATATACCTGTAGTTAATTCTTTAATTTGACTATCAAAGCTATATACTCTACCTGCTGCCTGATCTGCCCATATGACACCTTGCTCTGTATTTACATAAGCAGCTCTTGTCTGCATACCACCAAAACCATGATCTACCTGACTAAACTCTACAGCAGGTACTCCAAGAAATTCTCCTGTACCTATATAAGCTGTATCTACATCAGTATTGATTACTCTTGGATTAGGAGTAAGTAAGAATATAGAATCATTAGTCCATACAAGCAGTCTGTTCTTTTCAAAGTGTATGGCATTGATCTCGCCTTTAGCTTCACCCACAGTCATAAAGTCATTGACCAGATTAATCCTAAAGTTATCTGTAATCTGTTCAGAAAAACTTTTTGGTGACCATACCACTCTATTAGGATATTCTGTAATACAATTGCTACAGAAATCAAAATTGAAAGGAACAGGTAGTTGAGATGTTTCTCCTGACTTTGGAGTATAATCCAGATTATATCTATAGTATTGTCTAGCTACTCCTGCTCTGGCTACCCATGACTCTCCATCAAATGTGGCTACTTGGTTTAGGATATAGAGGTTTAAGTCTTGTGTTTCATTATAGATAGCATTAGTATCTGTACCTTCTACTCTAAGTTCATAGTTTACATCAGACTCAACAAACATATCTTTATGATAGCGTCCAAATACTTCTACAGGATTTGCTGAGTTTCTTATTTCTGTAACATCTATTGTGTTAAAGTGATTAATAAAACCATCTCCATTATAACTTATGTTTGTATTAAAATCTGCTATAGGCTCATACTGTAATTGGAATAAGTTACTATATGGAGAAGCTAATCTTTTAAGCACACATACAGGTATATTACTATAGTTATTAGTGCTTGGAGGTATATCAATAGAACTGTTTAGTTTGCATACAAAGGCGTTATTGCTGTAGCCTTCATTAAGTACAGTTTTATCAAAGTCTCCATTGAATACACTATTAGGAGAAAGTAGCTTAGATATTTCTATAGCTCTGTACCTATATGATACATTAGCTTTATTACCTGCATAGCTGAATATACTCAACTGCTGAGGTAGTGCAAAGTTATTACCAGGATAGTTAGTAAACACACTTGTATCTACAGACTGCTCTACTATAGTAGGTCTTGTCTCTATAAACTTTAAATAGCTTACAGGTACATTCTGACCATTGAGAGTTTTAGGACTGACTACATTTATTGTATCTGGAGCTTCTGCATTAAAATAATCAAAAAAGCTGGATCTAGCTATATAAGATTCTTCTTCGTCTTTTAGTCTTGCAGCTACACCAGTATCAAGCACAGTCTTATCCTGATCTCTTCTAATAGCTTTCACAAACCTGTGAGCTACTATATCTGTATCAGGATAATCTATTCCATCAAACTTCAAATATATCTTTTGCAGCTTGATCTGTCCCTGACTTACAGTATACGTAGGTACAATAGACCTGCATGGTATTTTATGATGGCGTATAGGTGTATCTGCTAAGTCTCCATATATAGCTTGAGGTTCTTCACTACAGTCTAGTGTATCTGGGTACAGACTATCTGATTCATAGTAACCTAGTACAGGATTAGGATTAAATTGTCCTGGTATACCTGCTGTATTTTCATATTTCCATCTGGGTATACTTTGTTCTTGATTAAGATTAAGATGTTTAGCATCTTCCTCAGGTATATCTGTACCTACTGTCAGACTGACTGTATCAGCACTGGTAGAAGCTCTACCTGGGATATGAAATACAGGACTGATTGTTCCATCTTGAAAAATATACTGTATACCAAGAGCGTATACTTCATCGCCAATCCATGTATTACCATTCTGGTAACTGAGTGGGTTTTTGGTATTATGCTGTTCTGTATTGTCAAAAGCATTCTCTAGTGTAACACCATAGCTGACTGTAATCTCATTGGCTTTACGTTGATAGTTGCTATAATCTCTATTGTCTTCTTTAACATTAGCTCTTACCAGCCTGCCATCTACTATATCTATAGCAGAGCTTACAGTATACTTAGCAGTTTTTACTCTGACTGTTTCAGGATCAGTTCTAACAACATTCGACAAATCAGTAAACCTATAATTAATAGTACCATTGCTTATAGGTATATAATCAAGTAATTCATATGCTTCTTCAGCTAAACCTCTACCTGAATTTCTTGCAAGTACAATAATCCTTGCAAATGCAAAGCGTGTATCTAAGTTATTAAGTTCAAGATCAATACTTTTATTAGTGGCACTTGTACCACCTTCTATGCTTGGATTGATATCTGTTAAGCTACCATGAATAGATGTATAGCTATCTGATAGATTGTCTGCATATATAGGTATGTAGTTAGTTACTGTACCTACTGCAATAGAGTTTAAGTCATTGTCGAGAAGCTCTACTGCAAAAGCATAACTGCCTGCTTCTAAGCTACCACCTGAATTATTAACTGCTGTAACTTCAACTGTGGGTACAAGAAAGTCAGGATTGAGTTTCATTAAATTACAGTCCCATTCTCCTGAGTCATCTTTGTAATCATCAAGATTATCTATGTTAATAGCTTTATCTGGATTCAGATTATCATTGAAATAGATAATACGTTCACAACCTTTGATTATTCTATACTTGCCTTTTACCATATGATCTGTACTGAAAGACAGACATGGCGTATTAATCAGAGTTGTATAGTTACTCTTATTGAATAAACCTATTTCTGATGTAGTACCATTAGTACTAAAGAGAATTACATTATTACCATCTATCTTAATAGAACCTACCAAAGTATAGTCTGTATCAAGTGCGTGTGAAAGACTGTTAGCTTGTTCTTTACTATAGCTCATACTATCCCCATCTGAAGTGTCAAGCACTGCATTCAGAGCAAACCTGGCTGTATTTTCAGGCTGATCTATAGGGCTGTTATCAAGATGTAATCCTACAGGCTTAATCATGTGTCTCGAATCTTCTATGAATCTTAGTAATTCTGCTATCGTAATTAATCAATTCTCTATGCAGTGGTACATTAATATTTGCACCAATAAGCTGTGCTCTTGCATCAAGCAGAAATGTTTTAGCTTGTTGCAGGTTCTGCATATAAAGAGTGTTGCTGTTAGCCTCTGCATTAGTCACTCTGCCTCTATAGTATTGAGCTACAACATAATGGCTCATAGCAAGCTTAAGCTCTTCAAGATCAGGTATCATAAACTTACCATCCAGTGTATATTCAGCAAAATACTCTATAGCTATATACCCATTCTGCTCTGATACAGTCAAATAGTTTCTACTTGTATCTATACTGTAAAAGCCTTTACATCCACCCCAATTAACATTACAGATATAATTATCTGTCAAAGTCATACCTTTATATGCCAGTGGTGCATATTGGCTCAAGTAGTAATCTGAGGACAAAAACAAATGATGATAAATCTGTGTACAATCCTGGTCAAGTACATCCAAGCTATCAGTAGTGCCTTTACACCTACAGAAATCATTGAATTGATCGTTAGTAGGTGGTTCTTTAGCATAGCTTACTTTGTATATCTTTTTGAGATTAGCAGGTAGCTTGACCTTGTGATTAACAACCTGGTCAAAGTGTATATCTTTTACATATCGGCTATTAGGTACACGTAGCATCTTAAGTACTTGCAATGCCCAAGATCTAATCTGGTCATCATCAGCCAGGTCTTGTCTGACTTGCTTTGGTATATAGTTAAAGACTGCATCAAGCTGTATCATACTCCGTATTTTGAATCTATATTATAAAATAGACTTGGATTCTTCATTGTCATAGTATAAAGCTTGCGCATTATTTTTGCAGACAGCTTCATAGTCCATAAGTCTTTGAACTGAAATGGTTTCTTGTACCATAGTATCTGATAAATATATCCATTCATGTAATCATTCTTTACAGGAGCTTTGATACCTTCTTTATTGTACAGAGGAAAGTTAATTTTCGGTGTCCACTTGAGCTTAACTAGCTTGATACTACCTAGTCTAGCTACAGGAAATTCATATACCTTTCCAGTAATTAAATATTCAGCCAGATATTTAAAATAGGTCTGAATGATCTTACTAAATTGACCTTGTGTAAGCCTGTATGGATGGTCAGACAGTTCATCTACAGCTACTATATTAGACCTGCTGCCAGATACAGTAGTCTTGTATGGGTATCTTTTAAAGAAATGCTTAGGCCCAATATATCCATTAGGATAGTTTTTATTAGGTCTATCTATTTTCTGGGTTAGAATCTTGGGAGTAATCATCTGGTCTGCTTAATGGTATATTTAATAATTCAAGTGTATTTCTTAGAACAAGCTCTTCAAGTTTTTCAGGTAAACCTGTCTGTGTACCGTAAATATCCAAACAATCTGGAGTACCAATCTTTTCATCACAATACTGTAAATCATTGTAGTACAGTGGGTCATCAGTCAATTGTCTGATCTGAATAACTTTAAGCTCAAGTGTATTCCATATAACTATCTTACTGTTTATGATTTCATATCCAAGCCTGCTCTTTTTAATTGGATCAAGCATATCAGTCTTAATCTCATTAGCATATCTGTGTGGGATCAACGTACCATCCAGTGTTCTTACTTCAAGATTAGTACTGACTCTACCAGTCATAGATGTAGCAATAGGGTGCTTTGTTCTAAGAACATCACACCCTACTTCTATACAGCTACAATCGTGACTCTTTGCTTTCTCTAATTCAAGACAAACAGAAATCCAGTTTTGGCTATCTACATAGTTTTTAGCTTCAAGCTGTCTGCTTAAAAACTTAGCTCTACCTAATTTCCATAGAGAGTACAGATAGCTGTCTGTGTACTTGCTATCGTCATCTACTTCTTTAATTGTTTGTCTTATTGTCGATAAGACTTCTGAATATGTCATTCATATTGTATTTTGGCACGTCTATAATTTGATAGTCTTCATCAGTCAAATGTACAAGACGCATAAATCTTATTTTATAATCTGTGTTACGCTCTATAATTTCTCTGTAGATATTCAATTGTAACATATAAATGTTAAAACTACAATTATCTAAGTTGTCTACACCTTTTTCAAACTTGTTTTCAAACTTGATCTCTTTGTTAGTTTTGTAATCATACAAATCAAGTACGTTATCAACTACATGAAAAGGTCTGTCTACTTGTCCTGCAAGCTCTAGTTCATCATCAGCTACTATGCATTCTGCATGTACAGGTTTCATATGACTATGATCTTGCCAGAACTTTTTAGCTACAGATATATCATAGTCTGATTCTGTTATTTTATTGTTGAAAGCATTCTCTAACCATAGATGAATAGCTGTTCCTTTATCAGTAGCTGCTTTAGCTATATCAGCCCATTCATCCAGTATATACTGTGCATCCTCTATATAGTCATTATGGTCTACAGGTTCTCCATTAGCCAGAATAATACCATGTTTAGCTTTTCTACATTGAAATCCTTGTCTTTCAAGATGTTTGTAAACAGCCCAATAATTACTATCAAATTCAGGAAATAATGTCTTAATAAAGCTAGTTACAGACGTATATTTCTTTTGGTTGTTTACATTAATGTAACTATGATCTTTCTCATAGAATACGATATGTCTAAATTCATTCATTGATCTTAAATATAATTGTTTAGTTAAATAAATAAAAGCAATTCTATGTTTGTAAAGTTACAAAAAAAGAGGTTAGCTGTAATGCCAACCTCCTGATAAATCAACTAAACTATTTAAACAAGATCAACTATAACGTGATTGTACTAGCTGTAGCTGTACCTGTAGTCCCACAAGAATCAATAGCACTAACTGTTATATCGTAATCTCCTGTTCCATTATCTAATGCTACTACTACTGTACCTACACCTGTCTCTGCATTCCATGTGTCTGGTTCGTATGTATCTATATCAGTACCACTATTAAAGTCTACTTCTATAGAAATATTAGCAGCAGATATAACACCAATAGTAGTAAACTGTACTGTAGATGTAACAGCAGCAGCTAATGGGTTACTTGTAGGTGTACTGACAGAATCTATAGTAACTCCATAAGCAGGAAGTGTAAGAGTAATTGTAGCTACTGAATCTCCTACTGTGTAAGTAAAAATATATGTACCAGCCTTGACTGCATCAAAGTCTACATCAGTAGGGTCTACTAAAGAAGGAGTACTTAAATTATCTGGATCAGCAGCCCAAGTACCACCAGCAGTAACATCTCCAACTAAGAAGCTAGTCAAGTCTATTCCTGTTACAGGACATATAGTACCTGCTCCATCTAATCCAGCATTCTGAATAGTCAAACTTACAGTAGCTGGGCTACCATAAACACCTTCGGGTGTAGCTGCTCTGTATGTAAAACTATCTGAACCTTCTACTGTATCACTGGCTATGATATTAAATGTACCATCATTATTATTAGCAACAGATACTTTAGTAGGTTGAGTAACTACTTCATAGCTGGCTTTATTGATGTTACCTGTATCATTGCTAACCGCATTAAGCAGCTTGATTTCTCCAGCAGCTAGTGTCAGACTGTCTCCTGTTAATGTAGGAGCTGTAACAGGCGTAGTGTCTACATACCATGTACTGATATTACTCACATTCCCATCTACATCTGATACCTGAAATGCAATAGGGTCTACAAGACAACTTGCAGTACCAAGTTCATACTCAATAGTCTTAGTAGCTTGATTAAAGGTAGCAGTACCATTTAAGCCTGTAAGCTCTGTAGCTGATACAAGAGTTTGTCCTGAACCAGCTATAAATGTAAAAGTAGACCAATCTATATTTGTACAAAGTGCCATTATGCTGAGATTATATTTTCAAGATTAAGTTCCAATGTGTCTCCTGATGTAGCTCCAGATGCAAACTTTTTACTGACTGCTGTAGGCATAGATGGGCCTGATAAAGAATCAGTTGTACATACAGGTACACTGACAGTTACTACTCCTTCTGTGGAAGTAACACCTATGCTATTCTTAACTGTATAAGTAATATTATAGGTTTGAGCTACTACACCAGCTATAGCATAGACAGTCATAATATTCAGGTTTGTCTGTACAAACAGTTTGCTTGTATCATAGCTTAACTGTATAGTAGACCAATCTATAGTAGTACCTGAGCATTCACTTGCACTAAGTTCAATACCGCCTGCAAATGTAGTAGCTGAAATACCTCCTACTGTAAATGGTACAATACATACAGCTTCAGCAAGTACATTAATTACTGTAGGCTGACATAGATCAAGCTTTTTCTCTACTGATACTGTACACCCATTAGCATCTGTAATATTTGCAGTAACTTTTGCAGCAGAAGGCAAAATGGTCACTGAAGGCTTAATTTCCAGATATAGAATATTGTCAGGAGTATTAGAGTTTTGGCTTGCTGGTTGAAATACAGCAGTATTGTATATCCATTGAATGTTGTATGGAAAAGTTCCTCCTGTTGGAAGCACTGTAAATACGAATGGATTACTGCCTTCAGTAGTTTGTTTGATAGCTGCTGACAAACCTGTACATGGATTAGCATAAGAGTAAGTCTGCTCTACAGGAGTTTCACATATATCATCATACACGCTTAGTGTAAATTCTGTAGATGTACATGCTTCATCTTCATATGTAAATACAAAGTCTACAGTTTGTCCAGATGCAACTGTACCTGATGAAGGAGTAACACCTGCACATTCATTACCTGATTCCCATGTATAAGTTACTGTAGTAGCTGTAGCAGAACCTGTAAATTTATATGTTTTGTTTATAGTAATCATATCTCTGTTATTTGTATAGATGGAGTACACACATTAACTGTAACATCTTCTGGTAAAGGTACAGTGCAATCAGTGATAACTGTAGTTTGCCCAGGTGTAGTAAATCCAGGAAGAGTCAATACAATATCCTTTGTGCATATATCAAAACACTGGCTGGTAAAGTCATCCATAGCTGGTTCCAAGTAATCATACTTGCAATGATTACATTCTACACCATAATGGTATTTGTCCTTGATCCATCTAGCTCTATCCTGAGCTGCTTTAACAGCAAGTAAGTTCATTATTTAGTCTATTGTAAATTATACACATATCATCACACTGACATTCACATCCAGATGCTCTACTCAGTATATAGTAATCTAATTGAAGTTCTACATTGCGACTGTTTTTTACACATTCAGCCACTTTACATTTAGTGAGTTTATCTACAAATAAACATGCGTAATCTTTAGTAATAACATCACTCTTGTTTACTTCTATAGTAAAGCTATATACTCCATCCAGCAAATCAGTATTATTGAATAATGCATTCAAATCTATTGTAAACAGTCCTGTATTATCTACATCTGCTTGAAGTATAGTGTCTGTATATACAGTAGAGCCACAATTAATACTAGCCTTTAGTGTAACTGAGTCTATACCTGTCCAGTCTGCAATTAAATCAGATTGAAGCGTAAGCGTAGTATAATCTTCATTATGTGTTATCTTCATTTTTTCCATTGTTTAATACCGAGATCAACCATAATACCTAGTATTAAAGTAGAGAGAATGTATTGATTGTAAGATAGAAAGTTATCATTACACTGCTCAATAATACCTGTACCACAAGCAACATGTAAATACAGACATAACAAAAAAGTCAGAGTATACAGGCCTACCCATATATCTGTTCTACTACTTTTTTCTCCAAGTTCACTCAACCAGGTCATCTTTCTTTCTTTGTAAGTTCGTATGTTCTATAGAACTCGTTAATGTTTTTTTCCTGCTCAGTAAATTTATCTTCTATCTTTTTAATAGATAGATCATGTATCTCAAGTAGCCTGTTTATAGACTTTAAATTCTCTTCTAAAAATACATTAGTTCTACTCTGACTACTTTCTATACTGACTAACTTAGTCCATAGCTCTTTATTGTCTATGTCTCTTTTGTTAGTTTCTTCTTTTACAGTAAGTCCTAATTCTTTGAGCTTTTCCTCGTGCTGTTGTATAATAGTAGATACTCTAACCTGATCTCTACGTAAAGTAACATATACTCCTACCAGTACCCCTAAAAGGCTGAGAATAGTTAGTATATCTGCCAAATTAAATTGCATAGATGTTTGTATTTTAAAGAGCGGTGTCATAGTAATTACTTTCTCATAGGAGGCAAAATAGTAAGATCATCTACATTCCATTTCTTCATACCTCTTACAATTTCTTTCAAGTTAGTGTGAGTAGGTACTTTACGCAAAGGATACTCAAACTCAAATTGTTCCAATTTAGGTAGTGGAAGACCTGCTAGTTTAGTAGCAATTGTACATACCCACGTTACTGTTTTTTCTTTCTTGTCCATTTGTATTTTAGTTTTATATTCAAATCCACAGGTGATACTCCACCTATTCCGTTCTTATCATTATCTTTACCACCATGCCAAGGCAATAACATACCTAGTAAAATAGCATTGAAAGACCACTCACAAGTTAATGGTTCTGATTTAATTAGATCATTCCAAACAACTATTTCTACCTTACGTAAAGATACAAACTTAAACCTTCCATAGAACTTATCTCCAGCATATACTGGAAAATCTAATCCTGTATTCCAATCTAAGTTCTTATTTACGTATGGATTAATATTCCATCTACCATTAGCTGCATCTGCCTGAAAACTTACAAGCGCTGCATTCTTGTTGTTAAGCAGCGTAAGCCATTTCATGCTAAAGCCTATTAGCTTATGCCTATCATCCTGATCTGCATCAGGGCGTATATCATAAGGCTCAGTCATTATCTGAGCTTCAAACTCAAGAGATAAACCAGACTTTGCTTTGATTGGCAGTAGTCTGGTTATTAATCTCCTTAAATTCCAACTGGTATGTTTACCCTTTGGTATTTTGTAATTATGCATAATAAGCTCTAATTCTGGCATCTCCAGCAGAAACAGAAACTTCTGTTAACTCATAGCCATATACTGTATCTCCTACGTAAAGTTCTTCACTAGTTAAAGCAGAAGTAGTTCCATTCTGAGAAATAGTCTTATAGCTTACTGTAACAGTTTGACCTGAGTCTCCTACAATCTGTAAAGCACAGAATTTAGAAATATTATCAGAGTCTCCGTTAGCCAGATATTTATGAGAATTCCAACCAAAGCTATTTACTGTAGCTTGATGGCTCTCTACTCCTCTATTAAAACTACCTCTTTTTCTTTTATCATTTTGTGTCAGCATCTTATTATTATTTTATAGTTCCGGTTCCGGCAGCCACCCTTGGGGCAGCTCGCCTTCGATTAATGTCAATGCGATGCCACCCTTATCAACTTCAGGGTGCTTCAGGATTGCGTACTGTGTTGGGTCGCTTGCATTCTCGATAGCAGATGCCCATGACAGTGCGCCGAAGTTGAACCCATTTGTCGGGTTCTTCGCTGCTTCGTGCGCATTGACAGCGTTGTTGTACGCATTCACAGCGCTGAGCGAGCCTGTGTAGTATTGCTGCCCGAATAGCACTTCCATCTGCTTTGTCGTGTGCTGATAGCCAAAAGGCGTTACGGCCTCAAGCGCCTGAATAGCTTGCGCCATGACGCTAATATGGTCTACCTCGATATTAACGAAGTAGCATTGCACGCCTTCGATAGTGACAGGGCCACGCGGGAATCGTGCGAGCTTCTGTGACACTAGGTAGGCTGCGAGTTCTGCCCATGTGGTGCCTGCCTGCTGATCGTAATAGCTCAGAACCTCGTTTGGTACTTCGCTTTCGTATGTCGTTGCCGTAAGGCATAGCCAATTTGTGCCCATTATGCTTGCTTTTTGATTCGTCTGATAATATGCTTTTCGCCTGCTGCGTCTGTGCCCCGCCAAAACTCCTGATCTGAGCTAAGCATCTCAAACAAGTCGCCGCCCGGCTGCCTGCCTGACCATCTTCGTTTGTTGTCAGGGGTAAGCCTGAAGACGTTGCCGGGGTTTTCTAACCTGCGCAAAAAACCTGAACTGAGCAGTTCACAATCTACAGCATCCTCGCCGGGTGCGCGGTATCGCCAATGGTAGCCCTGCATCCATGTGATTATTTGAGGCCGCTTTTGGCTGTAGTAGTCGTTTTGACTAACGCCGTTCAACTCCCTGAACCATGCGCGTGCTGTACCTTCCCACCGCTTCGCCTGCTGTTGTGCGATTACCTCGCGTGCTAGGGCTTCCTCGATCTGAGGGAAGACGTAGGCTTTCAGCTCTTCTGCTGTTGCGAAGTTCAGCGTTGTGGTGATGGGCTGCTCGTCAATTAGGCTTTCTACTGTTAGGGTGTAGCCTTCTGCTGTTTGTTCTATGTCGATGCTTTGGGTGTAGTCCATTAGTATATGTTATTGTATTCAGTGTTGATTAGCGCATTAACCGCGCTGAAATTAGAACTTTGGTCGGAGCCGAATTGCAACACAAATTGAATTTTTCCGTTTAGAAAGGCAATGTTACTAGCTGCGCCGCCAATGGTAACTCCTGTATTGGTTCTTGGGGCTGCTGAGTTATTAATGACAAAGTTATTGTTAACACCTAACTGGTCGTTATTCACATCATTAATGTAGGATATTAATAACTGGGCGTTGATATCGGATGGCGTTACAAATATAGCTTCATCGCTAGTTGCGCCAGTCCACAGACGTATCTGCCCACTTATCCTTATTATAGAATTTAAATTCACTATAACATCATCATCAAGGATAAAACACCCGTCTGCTAGGGCTTTAGCAACTGCAAAACCTGTTATAGGGCTAATTGATGATGCAAAAGTGCTGCGTAGAAAATCATTACTCCCATCAAACTCCATCGCCGCCTTACCATTCTCCAAAATCAGCCCGGTGCTGCTATCAAACAACTTAGGCATATTAGCCGTAGTTGTCTGATCGCCATGGTTCAGATTGCTCACGTCTAAGGCTGTAACTGATTGATCATACCCCCTGCGCACAAAGCCATTCGCAGCCCCACCTGCTCCTGCCTGAACCCAAGTATTTGCAGTGCCATCGGCTACCTCAGCAGGTGTGAAGCTGCGCACTGCGTTGTCACTATCCCGAAGAATAGCAACAGAGAACTGACCGGGATCGCCGTTTGTGACGCTGCCTGCTATATCATCTGTAGCTGAGTAAGTGCTGTACAACAGCGTGTCAGGCGACATTGCGAAAGCACTGCCTTTGTAGGCATTTAATATGCCAGTAGCACCATTGTCAGTGATAGTCCAGTTGTAAGTGTTAATTAAGCTAGTCCTCGCCGCCTCTGCTGCGCCTCCTGCTGTGTATTTGCTGTTGCCTGCGCTGAATGAAACGTTGCTTTGCAGGCTTGGCAGGCTGTTCCAGCCGATTAGAAGGGCGTCGTAGTTCGGAGTTGATAGAGTTAATCTATTGAACATTCGAAACATGCTCGTAACACTCGAAACATCCCAGCTACCAATATCTTGATTAAAAGAGGAGGCGCCGTTAAACATTTCACTCATATTGGTCAC